TGTTGTACCCAGCCGCCGAGACTGTAGTGCCGTCATCGCTGATTATCCCGTTCCCGACCACAGCATACGTCGGGTTCACCAGTGAATCGACAGAGAGGGTCCAGAATTGGCCGCGCGTGTCGATGACTATCCTACCGGTGTCTGGATACTTCGTGTCCACCCAAACCCCAACCATACCACCACCGGTACCAGCATCACCGCCACCACCGCCACCACCGCCACCACAGGCTGCCAAGAGCGCAGCAACTCCAACAACAAACAACTTCTTGAACATCTTACTTCCCTAGTTGATGGAGGCACTACTCTCCGCTGAGTGCATATTCTTGGCGGCGGGCAATGTAGCTTATCGCTTCAGCAGGTTCGAGTAATCCACCGTCTGAGTGAGCGGTGCAGCACCGATCCCGGTGTTCAGGACCGAAGCGGCCGCCGTGTTCTCCAGCAGTTGTGCCTTGCCGCTCCCGAGCAGGATGCTGTCGGCCTTCGCTTCCCAGGCCTGCAGCTTCTTCAGGGCCTCGGCCTCGTACACGCCGTTCTGCATGTCCAGACCTTCGACGAAGCCCTTGCTGTTCTCGATGAAGCTGTCGATCTCGCCCATCTTCATGCCGAAGTCCTCGACCACGAACTCCATGGCTTGATCGAACAGTTCCTTGGCGTCGGAGCCGCCGGACAGGATCGCCTTCGCGGCCTTCATCGCGGTGTGCGAGGCCAGGATCATGTCACGCTCGATCTGACGGGCCTTCACCTCGTTCCGCAGGTCCTCGATCACGGTACCCGTGACTTCGTAGTACTTGTCCAGAGCGCGGAGGTGCAGTTGAAGCTGAGTGAGCAGCGGAACCAGCGATTCCTTGTTCAGCTTCTCCATGCGGCCGGCGTTGTTCGCTGCGATCTTGAACTGCGAGGCATTCCCCTGACGGTTCGCGACCTGGGCCTTCGCCATCGAGTTCTCGTAGTCGACGGAGTTCGACTGGATCTGTCGCTCCAGCACGCGGATCTGCCCCTTGAGCTTGTCACGGCTCTCGGCCATCGTGGCGCGCTTCGAGTTCAGGTCCTCGATGTAGTTCTTCATGATCCCGATCGGATCGATCTCGACGAACCACTTCGTGATCCAGCGCATCGCGCTCTTGAACCCGTATCGCACCAGGAGCTGCACTCGCGGGTTGAACACGATGTTCAGCAGGATGAACAGGGCGACGCCGTACGTCACCATCATCATGGTCGAACCGATCAGGTTCGTCATGCGATCAGCGAACGCGATCAGCGCTGGCGAGGCGAAGTACAGACCAACGGCCGCACCGGCGATCGTGAGCATCCCGGTCGTCCCTTCCGGACGTTGCCAGAACGTCTTCTTGCTCGACGTGTCTTCCATTCCCATTCCCATGATGACCTCCTTAAGCCAGGGTGGTGCTGATTGCGGTCTTCCCAGCGATCAGCTCGGCGCGAACTGCTTGTGCAGCGGCCTTGAATTCTTGTTCGGTCTTCGCGAAACCAGCGGTGTGCTCGTTGTACGAAGCATCGGCCTGAGCGGCCAGCGTGTTCTGCTCAGCGATCGCGGTCGTGAGTTCGGTGATCCGCTGTTGCAGACGTTCGATCTCTGCTGCAGCGGCGGTGGCCTGCCCGCGAGCAACTTCCGACTGTCGCTTCAGGTTCCCACCGACCTCTTGTGCCTTCTGGTCGAGCATCGTCTTGAAGCGGAGCTCCTCGCCGTCGACGTCTTGCAGATGCACATCGACTGCGGCTGTGATCTGCTGCACGGTGCGACCAGCGGCGCCGGTCTTGTGAGCAGCCTTCAGACGCATCGTCGGATCCGGGATCACGTCGGCCAGTGCTTCAGCCGCAGTGAGCAGCTGGGTGTACGCGGTGTTCCGGCCGAACACTGCCTTCTTGATCGCGGCGAGCATCTCGGTGTTCAGACCAGGTGCAGCGGCGAGAGCTGGTGCGGTTCCAGGCACAGCCGCGGCTGCGGTCGGCTTCGTCGAAGCGGCGGGAGCAGCGGCCGGATCGTTCCAGATCACTCCCTTCAGTGAGTCCATGAAACCCATGTGGTTCTCCTTGTTCGTGACGTGATCAGTGGGCCGGACGCAGCTGGATGCCGGTGTCGCGCTTCGTCTCGAAGGTCTGACGAGCCTTCTCGGTCGTCACGATCGTGCACATCTTGTTGATGTCCTTCTTCGGGTACCCGGCCAGGTTCAGCCAGAACCCGGACCACACGTTCCCGCGCAGGGTCTCGTAGTTCCGGCACTGGTCCAGCAGCTGGGTCTGCGAGTTCTTGAACTCGTCGCGGAACGACTCGATCACGGTCTGGATCTTGCGGTACATCGAAGCGTCGAGCTGCGGGTTCTGTTCACGCAGCATCTGGAACACGGCTTGCGAGCCGTTCGCACCGTAACGGCCGCCGATCGCTTCACGGGTGACGCGGGCCAGGTCGTCGGCCATCATCGCCGGCACCTGGGCGATCTCCATCACCTTCTGGGTGCCGTTCGCGTACACATTCTCGTTGTCCTGGTACTTCGCGGAGATCGCGACCTCCAGTCGGTTCCCTTGGTTCGCGGCGCTGATGTAGCTGCCGACGACCATCAGAGCGACGGCACCAGCGCCGACCAGACCCAGAACACCGGTGGTCGACAGACCACGAACTTGCTTCTTCATTGCGATTACCTTTGAGTGAGTAGTGAGGTGAAGGTGATTTTACTGTACCTGACCTTCGGCAGGCATGTCTGTTCCTAGGTTCAGCGGCGGTATCGACGGGACATGAACCGAGTCTGCTTCTGGATGTAGAACACGGTGCCGGCACCGATGGCGAGCAGCAGGACGATCGTCGTGACCATCACCCACAGCGGCGGGTCGATCTCGGCCTCCAGGTACTGGAACTCACGCATCCGACGGCGTTCGAAGTTCTTCGAGATCTGAGTGTTCAGAGCAGTCAGGATCGGCTCACGACGGACCTCGCCGATGTCCATCACCGCATCACGGAGTTCGTTCTTGAACAGCTCACTCTTCGTCCAGCTGATCACTCGGACGAAGTCGATCTTCGGATACTCCTTCGAACCGATCACGAGGACCACATCGTTCTTGTTCGCACCTTCCCAAGCGTCCCGCAGAGCGTACTCGTAGTTCGGGTCATCGGTCTTCGCCACGACGACGATCGCGTTCACTTGCTTCTTCGGACCCAGATCGATCAGCATCTTCGAGATGTCCTGGCTCCAGAGCTTCGCCTCGGGGATCGAGTACCCAGGCGACAGGAACCGGTCGATCTTGTACATCTCGTAGATCCCGAGCGGGTACTGCGGAATCAGTCCAGCGAACTTCGCCTTCAGCGATTCAGCCGCAGGCTTGAACAACGAGTCCGGCACCGCCTGGATGTAGTTCGTGTACATGTGAGTCTTCGAGGCAGGCTCGCCGATCACGATGTTCCGGTACCGTTGCGGGTCCGGCGTCATGTACACAGACGAGGAGAGCGAGTCTTCATCTGCAACTCGGATCGTGCCGAGCGTCGTCTGGCAGTCCCACTTCACAGTGTAGTGCGTGCGGTAGCACGTGTCGCACTTCGTCTCGGACACCGTTCGTTGGTCCTTGCCAGAGCCAACGGTGCGAGTCACAGTGCGGCAGTTACAGTCGTACGACTCCTCGTACGAGCCGTGGTCACGGGTCTTGCCGGTGACGTGACCGTTCCAGATCTCGGTATCGGCGGTGGCGACACCGCGAGCACCGTAGAACGCTGCGAACAGCATCACGATGCCGACACCGGCGTTCGCCAGCGCCGGGATCCACGCATCGCTGAATCGGTCCTTCAGGACGTACCAGACACCTGCACCGATGACGAGCGGGATCGCCATCAACCAGATCATCGTGATGTTCATTGCTGTTCCTTGATCGTTTTACCTCGGGAAGAAGGACTTAGTCCTTCTCCTTCGCCAGGTAAGCGTTGCTGATCGTCTTGAAGCTGAACTGGTCACCTTCGCGCTTGTACACCAGGCCTTCGCGGACGGCGTGAACCAGGCTCGGACCTTCGGCGAAAGCCAGCAGCTTCTCCATCGTGTCCAGACCCAGTTCTTCCAGGCTGAAGGTGCGGGCCTGATTCAGTTCGGTCAGGTGATCCACGAACTTCAGCTTCGCACCTTCGACGGCGACCAGGATCGGAGCGATGAACACCTTGTTCGGGTTCACGCCACGGCTGATCATGTCGCTCAGGATCGCGTACCGCTCGGCGGCCGTGGCCTTGCGACCTTCGTCCAGCAGCTGGATGTCGAACACGTACAGACGGAAGTCCTTCAGGTTCTCACGGTTCCCTTGGATCGCCGGACCCATGAGCTCGCCTTGGATCGCGATGTTCCCGTACTTCTCCATCGCCCAGTTCAGGCCGCTGTCGAACAGCATCCGGACGAAGCTGTTCTCCTTGTTCTCGTCGGTGGTCTTCAGCTGCAGGTTCCGGCTGCAGACACCGATTTCACCGTTGTAGTGGAAGAACGTGGCGCTGCTGCCGTCCATCTTCATCGTGACTTCGTACCGCGCACCACGCTTCGCCTTGCCAGCGCGGATCGTGTGCACGACGCCGTCGATCACGGTCAGACGACCAGCAGCGATGCCTTCGGCGGCTTGCTCGACGGTGAGGTCGATCGGGCTCACGACGTCGTCGTACTGGAAGATCTCAGGCTTCAGGTTCTGGGCACGTTCCTGGTCGGTCTTCTGGATGAAGCTCGGGAACAGACCAGCGGCCAGGCCAGCCAGCTGAGCAGGCAGCGGCGGATCCCACTTCGTGATGTTCAGGACCTCGTTCAGGTTCAGGTCGAACACATCGTCGCGCTTCGCCAGCTCGGCCAGCGTATCGCCGAACGCAGCCACCGGCAGGATCAGACCTTGGCTGATCTGGCCGCGCAGCTTGATCGTGCGCAGACGGTGACCGACGACATCGCCCTGAGTGCGGCTCTGCTTGTCGACCAGGAACTGCCAAGCCGGAACACCGGTCGGCAGGAAGCTGTCGATCTCGAAGTACACGGCCAGGTCACCGACCTTGAACTCGCCCTTCTTGGTCACGACCTTCCAGCCACCCACGACGGCGAGCTCGATCGCATCGGCGCCTTCGATCGGCTCGATGGCATCCACGGTACGGAAGCTGGCCAGCTTCCGGGTTTCAACGACTTCGAAGGTTTCGCTCATGTTCATGTCCTGTTTCGATGTGATGTTCACATTGTACCACGCCCTGCGTGGTTGTAAACTGGGAAGTTGTAACAGTGCCTGGATTGTTACGAATCCAGACCCAGCTCCAGAGAGTGCGTGAACGTCATCTGGAACGATTGGAGTTCTTCACGGAAGTCGAAGCCGTCCATCGTGTAGCTCACGAAGAACCGGCCGTCGCTGAAGTTTTTGTCGACGCTGATGATCTCACAGAACTCAACGCAGTCTTCAAGGTACCAACGCTCACCCGCAGCGAAAGCAGGGCTGGTGTGGTCGTGGATCTTTTGGTACATCGTGTACTCCGAAGAAGCTGTGGCGTTGTCGATAGGTTGTACTATAACACGAACCTAGGATCTGTACATCGGGAAAGTGTAACAGTCCCTGAACTTGTAACGAACGCGATTTTATTCAGCACCTAATGCTGTATTTTCACACGGTGACGACAACGTCGAAGTCCGCTTCGTTCACGTCCTTCTCGAACACGGTCTTCAGGACGATTCGACGCTGCCCGCTCACAACGCCGGTGGTGATCATCGCAACCAGCTTGTACTGCTTCCACAGTACACAGAACGTGCGGAGGTTGTATGTGGTGCCCTTGAACTCCTTGATCACTGGGACCAGCATGAACGCAACGTCCAGTGCCTCGAGACCTCGCTCAACGATTCGTTCGAAGAAGTGCTTCGATGGATACACGGTGTGACCGATGCCCATGCGGTGCGCGATCTCGATGAACTCGTTCCGACGGTGGTTCACGACTGCCATGAAGTTCTTGTTGGTCGGGTGCAGTGCTTTCATGATCCGTCTCCAAGGCAGATTGCCTGTGTGAACTCGAACTCGGTACCATCGTCAAGGACCAGAGGATCCTCGATCGTGAAGTACACGAGTCCTTTCTTTGCGAGCTTCTTGAACAGCGTGAGACCCGGCGTGAAGACGCCGATGTGGTCTCGCTCGTTCTTGTCCGGCACCGAAGTGATCAGGACTTCTCCACCCTTTGACTTCAGCCAGTCAAGGGCTTCAATCTCATTCGCTGAGAGGTTCTCGCTCATGGAGTGCTCGTTGCTTCTCGGCCAGTCGCTCTGCTGCCTTCTTTGCCTTCGCTCGTTTCTTGCGGGCTCGGTCTTTTGCTCTTCGCTTCGCCTTCCGCTCAGCGTCAGTGATCGCAGGACCCTTCGCCGCCTCGGTCTTCTTCACCGTCTCGGCACCTTCAGGCACCGTGAACCGGATCCGCGACGGCATGATCAGGTCCGGGTTCGCTCGCATGAACGCGATGTCCTCTGGCTCGATGCCGTTCCCTCGTCCGTGATTACACGGACCGCACCCGACGCGCAGGTTCCGAACATCGTCGGATCCACCGTAGCTCTTCGGGATGATGTGGTCACGGGTCATCAGGATCGGGCGGCCGACCTTGTCGACGGCGTACAGGTCCAGGATCGGCGACTTCGCGGGAATGTCGCGCTGACCCTTGTTCGCGATGAACATCGAGGCCTCGACACCACAGTGCCAGCACTTCAGGCGACCACCGGTCTTGTGGAGGTGCAGGAACAGTTCAGCACCACTCGGGTTACTGAGCGTGCGACCCTTGAACACCCGCTCAGGCTTCGGCGTCTCGAGGAGCGCCATGCCCTCCTCAATGGTCGTGGTGAAGTAGTAGAACTGCATCAGCGGCGTTCATAAACGGTGACGATGGTACTACTATAACACGATCCTTGAAGCCGTGCTAGACTAAATTGTAACGAACGGAACTCCGTTACAATCCGTGCTTGTTCACTTCTCGCTTTACCTTCAGGTACAGCAGGATGTTGAAGCACCGAGCGTAGTTCTCATTCACCATCGGCGGTGTAGCAACAACCTCGCCGCGAACGCGAGTCGCAGCGATCCACCCGAGAACATTCTCCGTCTGGAACCCAGGCGAGATCACTTGGACGTCGATCTTTGCCTTCGCTTCGATGTACGAGAGCGAAGTGAGGTCGTCAAGGTAGTTCACATCGAACCGACAGTACGTCGGGATGCATGACGTGAAGTACTCGTTGAGCTTGTTGTTCGTGGCGAACCGTGCCCAGTCCTGCAGGATCTCGTCCGTGCAGTACCCAACGATCTCGGTGATCGACGGCTTCTTCCGCTTACCTGCGGCTGCAGCGAAGTCGATCACTTCTGCCATCAGAGCTCCGAGACCTCGATGAACATCGGTGCTGAACGGACGCTTGCCGGAGTGTTCGGCTCGCGAACGATCTCCATCACCTCGTTGAACTCTGAACCCCACTCACCGCGGTACCCACACGGGTGGCACACGATCTTGGTGTTCCAGAGCTCGGTGTCGATTTGGTCGTGCGTGTGTCCGTGGATCCAGAGGTTCGGCTCGAGCGTCGCGATGATGTTCTCGCAGTCATTCACGAACCCACCGTTCGCACCATCGGAACCGTCCTTCGGCCAGAATCGGCCAGACACGAGGCGACGAGACGGCATGTGGTGAGTGACGACCACCGTCGGTCCATCGAACTTCTGCTCGAGGATCGTTCGGATCTTCGCGCGCTGTTCCTTCGCAATCTCGATCATGTCGCCGGTGGTGAACCGACGGTCTTCGAACTTGATCAGGCGGAAGTCGTTCAGGTAGAACCCGACCTGCGCCTGATCGGCGAGCGTCGGACCACCGTCACCCCAGAGCGTGCCGAGGACGAAGCGAACACCATCGATCGTGACCGCATCGACTGTTCCAGCTGCCACGTACGCGTGATCCTTCAGTGCCACGTTCAGCGCAGCGTTCAGATCTTGGTAGTGCTGGCGGTAGTACTCGTGGTTCCCAGGCACGTACAACACTTCTTGGAAGCGCGGGCGAACGTGTGCGATGAACTCAACGAGTTGATCCGGTTGCGACGAGATGTCTCCAGCCAGCACAAGGACCGACTCCGCGTCGCGATCATCCGGCGTCAGGAACCACTGAGCCAGCTGTTCAGGCGTGCGCCCAACGAAGCCCTCGAGGTGCAGATCGGATGCGACGCGGATGAACTTCATTTCACTTTCCTTGATACTTCTTGGTGCAGTGCGAACCAGTGTCGCACCTCGGTCTTCAGCTGAATCACGGCCCCAGGTCTTTGAAGATCCGTTGCGGTGTTCGCAACGGCTTCAGCTGCCTTCTTCAACTTGCGACGTTCGGCATAGATCGAGAAGTCATATAGCCGCATGATCGGCAACCCCAGTATTTCAGGGGTATTTACACCCTCAGGTTGGCTTGTACACTCTGACGTGGAACATTTCAGTGCCGGCCGGGTAGTCGCGGTACGGGTTCCGAGCCTTCCACCACCGTCCGCCAGATGTGAACTGTGGCGTCTGGAAGAACTGCGGAACCCGCTCACACAGCTTCCAGAGATCGTTCACCTTCAGCCCAAGATCATCGACCTCGACCTCGAACCCGAACGGTTGGTTCCGCTTCAGGTTCAGGTGCTTCACGATCCTCCGCACGTCCTGTATCGAGCACAGGTGCTCAACGACTAGCACTCGTCCCATAGCTCACCACCTCATCAGGATCGGAGCGAGCATGAACGCCAGCATCGAGAACGTGAGTGCAGCGCACAGGATCGAGACGCGAATGAAGATCGGTAGGTCGAAGATCTTGTACCGCGGCTCGTCCGGGAACAGCTCTGGGTCATCCATGAACTTCGAAACGAACAGGTTCGCGAACACGAACCACAAGGCGATCGTGAGACCGACGAAGGCGACGATCTCGAGAATCAGTTCTTCACCCATCACTTGCACCCCGTTGCCGAAGCCGCTGCCGCGGCGACCTTCGCTTCAGCGATCTTCACCTGCGTTCTGTCGTAGTCTTGAATGGCGAGGTACGCGAACAATGCGATCGCGACCAGCGCACCCAGCATGTTGTCACTGACCTTCATGATCACTCCACGATTTTGTCGTCACGGAAGTGTTCGAACGTCAGGAACCGCAGCGATGCCATCGCCTTGTTCTTCGACTTCGAAACTTCTTGGTACTTGATCACAGCCGTCATACCGAGGTACTTCGCCTGGTTCGCCCAGATCTCGTCACGCTGCGCGTCAGTGAAACCCGAACCGCAGTCGGCTTCGAACTCGGTGCCATCTTCCAGACGACCCCAGATCTTGATGCCGCCAAGGCGGTTCGCGTTCTTGGTCTTCGGCTTCCCCTTGTAGAATCCGACGACCTTCGCGTCCACATCATAGAACCGCTTCACCTTCGTCCAGGCGAACGTGCGATCCCAGGTGTACACGGCGTCCCAGTCCTTCAGGATCAGACCTTCCTGCTTCTCCACGTCGATCACGTGGTTGCAGTACTCGATCATGTCCGAGTAGTCTTTGACCTCGCGACCCTTGCTGATCTCCATCCGCGTGCAGCCTTCCAGCATCGCCGGCAGGGCTTCGCGGTTCTGGCGCATCGTGATCGTGGTGCGCTGGTTCATCCAGTCGGTCAGCGGCATCACGAAGAACACGCGCAGACGGAGGGCGTCCTTCGCTGCTTGGTTGTCGGACTTCTTCGCGTTGATCGTGGTCGTGAAGTCACCGGCGAACGATTCGCCGTCAACGACGAAGTCGTACCCAAGGCGCTCGCGCATCATTGCGAGATCAGCATCGTACGTGCCGATCAGGTGATCCATGGGCTTCCCGGAACGAGCACGGTACTCGACCTGCTGGCCTTGGCGGACGATGGCGATCGTGCGCTGACCGTCGTACTTCCAGTCGGCTTGACACGGGAACGTGACGTACTTCTCGAAGTCCTCGGTGTCGTCGCACTTGTCGGCGAGCATCACCTCGAACGTCGGAATCAGGCGACGCTCCATATCACCGGGGATCGGGTTCGCCTTCCAGGCCTTGTTCACCGAGTCCGCGCTGAACCCACCGCGCAGGTCCTTGTCCAGCACGCAGGTCAGGGCTTCGGCGAGGTCCTTCGGATACAGGGCCAGGGTGTTCGTGACGGCTGCTCGTGCAGCATCGCCGGTGAGCGAGCGCGACTCGAGGGCCTGCAGAAGATCATGGAACTGGCCGATGCTGGCGTAGCCAGGTGCCGCGTACGTGGTCGGCATCTCGTACTGCTTCACACCGAACGTGCGGTACGGGTTCAGCGCGGCCTCGATCAGGTCACGGGCCTCGGCGTCCGCCCAGCCCAGGGCTTCTTGAATCACCGCCTTCGAGCCGGCACCACCAGCGTTCCGGCACTTGTCGAGGACTTGTACGAAGTTCGTCATGTATCAGTATCTCCAGATGATGTACACATTGTATCACACCATGGGTAAGTGTGAACGTCGAATGTGTAACGATCCTAGGTCTTGTAACGATCAGTAGATCTGCTCGGCGGCGTCGGAGAGGGATCCGAACACTTCCTGGTTGTACGCAGCGAACGGCGACATCGCAGGATCACGAAGATCTAGCGAGCTACGTTCGCTGATCGTCAGACCTTCCTCAGCAGTCAGCGAGCTCACAGGGACGTGATTCAAGTACAGGTACGTGGTGACCCAGTACGTGACTTCACCCGGGCATGCACCCGCCCAGATCGGCACGAGTCGCGAAGGGTCCATCATCAGACCGACCTCTTCCTTCGTTTCGCGGATCGCCGCTTGTTCTGGCGATTCGCCAGGATCGACCTTGCCGCCTGGCAGACCGATCTGCGTCGGGTCATTCCGACGCGAGACGGCGATATACATGAACGGAGTCTCGGAGAGCAAGACCACGCAGACGGCTTGTTTCAAATTCAGAGGCATCTTGATCATCCCATGCAGAAGTTGGCCATGTCGCCAGCGAGGAACATCTTGCAGAACTCGATCGCGCTCTCGGCATCGCCTTCCGCGCCGAGCTCAGCGAGCTTCTCACCGAGGTTGTACTTCGACCATCGCTCGTCGAACTCGAGGGCGATCGGCGAACGGTGTTCGATCACGGTCCACGGTGCGGCGATGTCGCTGAATCCGTACGGCAGGTACGCGATCTCCATGTCACCACCGCCGATCAGGACTCGGGCGTGCATCAGTGCTTCCGCCGTCGACATCTCATAGCGGAACATCTTGATGTACGCGGCGAGGCGCACCGCCGAGATCTCGGCGCCTTCGTTCAGCTTCAGGGTGAATGACATCGTTCAGACCTTGTTGATGATGAGTGAACTATAACATGCCCTATGACCGAGTACACCGGAAGATTGTAACGACAATCGCATCGTTACGAGTTCGCGGATCCTCGATCATAAATACCGCATAGAACTCTAGGAGCCTCCCTTGGCGAAGAAGCGAATTCCTAACCTGATCGTCGAGTACGCCTCGGACTCGGGGAACCTGTTCTTTCTGAGCGTGATCGAGTACCGCCGGAAGAACTACCTTGTGATCGTCGACAACATCACATCCGAAGAAGTCGGCGCGTACGTTCTCGACTATGCTCAACAAGAACAGCTCGATCTGAAGCAGCTGATGAACGTAATCACGTACTGGTTCTACCGCGGATCATCTGATTACCCACTGAGCTTCGAGTTCTCACGTCTCGGTGTGACACCGGCAGCGAACCGGATCTACAAGACGTTCGAACTCACTCACGTCACTCGTCTGATTGGCTGCGACTTCCGGTACAACTTCGAAGAGGCACCGAAGATCCGTCGCCGCCGAGTATCGTTGATCCCGGCGGGGACGGAGATTCGCCTCAAGCGCTCTTCGGAAGATCGTAAAGCTCTCGAAGCGCTCCAAGCAGCCATTGTTCAGCTTCAGCCTCCAGTTCCGGAGTCCGAGGACGAACCGTCGACTCAGCCTGCGCCTTGAGCACCTGATCGTCAAGCTCGACGAGCAGCTTCTTCACTTCTTCCAGCGGCGTGACACCTTGCTTCACCGCGAGCAGTTCAGCAGCGTTCGGCCGCGGGAACGAGACTTTCCCGGTCGCCAGGAGTTCCAGCGACTGTTGGTACACGCGAACCGCGTGGCTCAGCGACTTCGTGTCGACACCCTTCTTCGAAGCGGCATCGGTACGGTCACCGTACGCGCCCACGGTCTTCTGCACCTGATCACGAACGTGACGCACCGTCGTCGACTCGAGGTAGCTCCGCCCGTTCAGTTCGAGAGTCCGTTGAGCCTTGTTGTTGTTCACCGACTGCCCGACCTTCAGGCCGGTGACCGAGACCACGTGATCCAGCACGGTCTTCCCGTTCCACGGCGTATCGAGTCGCGGCTCGAACTTCGAGGCTGAGGCCGACTGGTTCTTGTCGAACACCGAGAGCACCGTGTCGAACGCAGCCAGAACGAGCTCGGCCTCGGCCTTCCGCTCACCGCGACGAACGTAGTCGAACGTCTGCTTCTGAGCGAACGAGACCATCGAGTACACGCTCGAGTTCGAGAACCGATCGACCATCTCGACGAGCAGCTCGTGTTCACGAACCGACGCCGCATCCGGCGCGCTCGGGCCCTGCGTCAGCAGAGCGTACGCGCATTCCACAGCGTACGTCTGGCCACGGACGAATTCACGGACGAACGTCTGGAACGGAACGAACTCGCATTCGACGCCGTTCGCCGGCATCGGCTGGTTGTCGTCGGTGAGTTTCTTGCCTTCGGCGTCGAAGCGAACCTTCGTGCTCACCATCTTCTTGCCGAGCAGCACGTCGCTCAGGTCCGGCAGGTACACGACCTTGTAGTCGGTATCGGAAGTCGGCGTGTTCGTGCCGTACAGCTTCGAGCCGTACTCGACAACGAACATCACGTCCTTGCCATCAGTGGGTACGAATTTCATTGCAGTGTCCTGTGTTCTCGGAAGACGACTTGTTGGGCCTCGGCACGCTTCACGGCGATGCCTTCCATGATCCGCTCTTGCAAGAACTGCATCTCCTTGTCGGTGATCTCGTTCACTGGAACCTTGCCTTGCAGGATCTCCAGCATCCGTTCACGCTTCTTGCGACTGAGCTTCATCGATGTCTCCATCATAACACGAACTCCGAGTTCGTAAACAACAAAATTGTAACAGGGCCTGCGTCGTTACAAAGTCACAGACGACCCTGCTCGATCAGGTGCAGTTGTAGCCACACCACGTACGCGTACGCGAACGCGTGACTCTTCTTGAAGCTATACCCGTTCTCGTCCTTCGAGTACAGTGCCTTACGTGCCTCGGCTCGGTTCTTCATGTACAGACCGAGCAGTGCCTTCTTGCCTGGACGGATCAACGCCATGCAGTCCGCGAGCTCGGCGATCGTCTTCGGCTTCAGGTTCGACAGAAGCTCGCCGTGCTTCGAGAGCTGAAAGAGCTTCGACCAAGTTGAGCTGATCTGTAGGAGCGACCAGTCGGGTTCCTTGTCCATGAGCTCGTCGATCTCTTGACGGGACTTGAACTTGTTGTACGCTGACACGTGCAGGAAGTCGACCTTCAAGTACCCGAGCTCTTCGGCTTCGGTGTACGGGATCGCACTGAACGAGGTCATCGGATCGCGTGGGATCGCTTGTGGGTACACACCGCACGGATGCGATGTGATCTTCCCGTCACGAACCACGGCAGCCCGCGTCCACTTCGGGAACACCTTCATCGAATCGAAGTTAGTCGGTACGTCGACGTCTACGTCCACTTGCTGGTCCTTGTCTGAGTTCGATCTCGGTCAAAATTCCTGGCAGCTTCTGCTCCCAGCGAGAGTACACTGTCGGATCAACCGACTGACAGAAGATTGTATCAAAGATCCCGAGCTTCACAGCGAGAATGTTTAGGAGCGCGCGATTCACGATCGTGTGGTAGAACCTCGCGACATCCGGCGGCATCGTTCTGAACATCCGCTGCGGCATCAGAACCCTTCGGACAGAGTGACTCGGTTGAAGAACGCGAACAGACCCGCGTCCTTCTGAATCCGAGCGATCATCGCTCCCATGTTCATCGCTCGTTCGAGCTTATCCTTCTCCTCTGGCGGGCACGTGCGAGTGTGGTCACGGAACACCTTCGACGATGCCAGGAACCACGGGCTGATCTTGCGCCGCTTGATGTGCGTGACCAGCGTGTCCACTGGGACCTCGCTGAACACAGTCGCCGGTGTCGCATCGTAGTCCTTCACGAGCTCCTTCAAGAACTCGAGAGACTCAAGCACCTGGACCTCTGGGGGGTACGCTTCATCGTACCACTCAAGGTACATCGCGTACACGTTGTCACGACACCACAGCGCCGGCGACACATTCCCGTGCGAGATCATGAGCTTGATGAACTGCTTCACGTTCGGGATGTTCGTCTTCGCTGCGTGCTCTGCGAACTTCACGAACGTGCTGTACAGCTTCGAAGTCGCGAACGTCTCGATCGGCGGGACGCTCTTCTTCGACGAGCGCATCCACTCACTGTAGTGAGCGTACGCTGCCTGCCCGATCGCACCCTTCAGTTCTTCGATCCGTTCACGCTCCTTGCACCGATGGTTCATGAACGGTGTCTCGTTCACGAAGGAACGTGCGCAGAACTCGCACCGCCACACCGGCTTCTTCGGTGCCTCAGGCTCGCTTTCCACGTCCCGGCTTCGCCGGCTTGCTGCTTGCTTTCGCAGCGCTTCCCGATCCATCGTCACACTCCTTCTTGAGCTTCGCGATCTGGTCCTTGTCCCAGCCGAGCTCTTCTGCCATCTGTTCTAGGGTCTCAGCCTGTACCTTGTATGTAGCTGCCTCACGGGCCGAACATTCGTAGTACTGACAGATGCATTCTAGCACGGTGTTCGAGGCCTTTCGACCTGGTCCCTTGATCCAGCGGTACGAGACCTTCCGACCGTGGTTCGCAGCCACGGCGAGCAGCTTCATCTGATCCTGCTTCCGCAGGTCCAGGACGCCGTTCGCCTTGTCGCCGAAGTGGTACGGGTTGAACACAGTGTTCAGACGGATCAGGTGCACCGGGTCGTTCGTCCCGGCCATCATCCGAGCGATCATGAACACCGAGAGCTTCTTCTGCTTCTCCTCGGAGAGCCCGTCGAACCAGGTCAGACCACCCGAACGCGAGAGAGCTGCCGCCGGACCAGCGACGTCTTCAACGAACGGGTTCGCCATCAGTCAGCCTTTCGGATGTCGATCTCGTCGCCATTCACGTACAACGAGACGATGCGGATCTCGTCGCCTTCGTCATCCGTCATCAGCGACGAGAGCTCACCCAGATCAACGTTCACAAGGTCCTCGCCGTTCCGAGTTAGGACGGTGTGCAGCGCACGACGGAGGATCGCGTTCGAGAACGACAGCGACTGAACTCGATCAGCCAGCTGCATCGCTTCCATAGCGTACGCGCGCATCATTTCTTCAGGCGTGTGCTGGTGGTCGCCGTGGTCAATCATCTCACTCATCATCTTCTCCTCGCAGGGGTTCCAGCTTCACGAGCGCCTGAATCAGCGCTCCGTTCTTGACGATCAGATCGCCCCAGGGTTGCCAGCCTTGAGCGATCATGTTGTTCACTTGTTCAGCGATCGAACCGGTATCACCATGCACGATCTTCATCTCGGCGATCCGGAAGTACGTGAGGTTCACGGTCATGCCAGCATCCCGATCTCGATGAACAGCGCAGCGACGTTGATCTCCTTGTCGGCGACGAACGCGTGCTTGTACTGGTACTCGGCGATCAGAACGATCGCGTCATCGATCTTGCCCTTGAGCTTCTTCACCCGATGGATGTTGTCGAACAGGAACCGGTACACTTCGCCGAGCTCTTGCTCGGTCGCCGATTCGCACACGATCTTCCGAGCGGCAGCCAGATCACCAGCTTCCAGCGCAGGCAGCAGGTCCAGCTTCCAGTCAGCCACGGCATCGGCGGAACCGAGCACGAGCTTCCCGCTGATCGAGGAACCCTCGAGGAGCTGGATCATCTTGCGGACATCGGGGTACGCAGCAGCGACGACGTTCTCGAGATCTGCTTCCTTGAACTTCACACCCTCGGCTTCGAGGATCTCGGCAGCGAGCACGATCACGTCTTCACGAGCCGGTGCCGAGATCTGGAACTCTTGGAAGCGGGAGCGGAGCGGCGGGGTGACCTTCGCGATGTAGTTACACGTCGCGATGAACCGGCACGAACCCGAGACTTCTTCGATCAGAGCGCGAAGCAGCGCTTGTGCTTCGTGGTTCAGATAGTCGAACTCCTCGAGGCGGACGACCTTGAACTTCCCCATCGCCATCGTGGTAGCGAACCCCTTGACCTTGTCGCGGAGGGCGTCGATCTTCTCGTCCGAGCAGTTCACCTTCAGGACGTCCATCTTCTCGACGCCCAGGTCACGGATCAGCGCTTGTGACATCGATGTCTTGCCGGTGCCGGGACCGCCGTACATCAGAATGTTCGGGATCTCGCCGGACTTCACGTACCCAGCGAAGATCTTACGCGTGCGTTCGTCGGGCATGATCACGTTCTCGACAGAACGCGGGCGATGCTTCTCGACCCAGACCTTGTTGATCATTGGCAAACCTTAGAAAGTTGATGTACAGAAACATTGTACCCCATTGAGGTTGGGGTACGAACCTCGATCCAGGATCAACCCTTCGGCGGGAAGATGTCTGGTCGGACCGACGGATCCAACGCGCCGACATCCGTGATCGTCTTTGGATCTGCCTTCACGGCACCGAGCGATGACAGCGTGATCTGCTCGCGCTGTGGTTCAACGTCACGAACCGGCACGCGGACGCCGTTCGCGTTCACCATCGTGCGACGGATCGGATGGACCTCCGGCTTCACGATCGGGTTCAATGTCGGCTCGGCAGCAGCCGCTACTTCGGCGACGGCTGGCGCAGCTGTGATCGGCTCGGCATCGATCACCGGTACTGGTGCGTCCGCTGGCGCCTCGACGACCGGATCAATGATTGGCGCTTCGATGACCGCTTCCGGCTGTTCTGCCAGCGGGACGCCGTTCACGACCGGTCCGATGAACTTCCGCTCACGACGAGGAACAGTACGACGCTGACGGATGAACGTCTTCGCCTTCGGCAGTTCCATTGGCTTCCACTCACCATCCTCGAACCGTTCGATCACATCACCGTTCGGACGAAGCGTCCCGTCAGCGACCAGGTTCGGGGCTGGTTCTGGCATTGGCTCCGGCAGGACGATTGGTGTGGCTGGCACAGCTTCGGCTTCAACAACCAGCTCTTCAGGCACGAGCGGCTTCGGCTGTTCCTTCGGTGTCTCCTTGTACAGACGCCACAGGAAGTTCCCGGCGATCACGAGGAACACTGCCAACGGGTCGAACACGAGGATCACGGCAGCGATCACCCACTTGATCGCTTCTTCAACGGTGATGTCGAACGACTTCGCGATCGTCAGGATCGGTCCGGCCTTCGCGTTCACGCTGATCTGCTTCGCTTGAAGTTCTGGCAGCTCGGTGTCAATCTTCGCGATCTTAGCTTGAAGGTCTGCCTGCTCAGCCTTGAACTGGTTCATCAGGCGAATGCGTTGGTTCGCCGAATACTTCTCAGGGATCGCAGCGATCTGATCATCGATCTGCTTCTTCCGCTCTTCGTACTTCGCTTGCTGCGCCTTCAGCGTATCAACTTGAAGAGTGATCTCTTGTGTGCCGGTGATCGCCTTCTGGAACTCGCCAGAAAGGTACCCAGCAGCACCAGCAGAAGTAATCACCATCGTGACGATGGCAGCAACGAGGGCGTACGAACGCATGAATACTCCAAGGCGCTCCCAGTGTTTGTACAGGAGCGAAACGACGATGAGCTTGCCAAGGTCAAGACCGATGGCAAGCGAGATGATCACAGGGTTCGACCCGAACAGGGCCGAGAGCCCGATCACCGACACGTACGTGCCGAGGAATTCGATGGAGAACGCTGCGAAGAACGTGAGAAGTGCGAAGAACATCTGGGACTTTCACCCGCCGCAGCGGATCAATCAGAGAGCTTGGGCCTGGCAGGACGCTCGATCGTTCGTGACTGCCAGAACCTTCGAATCGTCGGTCTTCCACATGCGAACGCCGTCGACCTCAGTGCCTTCCATCCACATCAGCGCTTCGATCAGGATGAAGTCGCCAGGGACGACGCCGTCGACCTTCGGTCCGACTGCCAGGACTTCTGCCCAGCGATGAACCTTCTGCTTGTCGTTCGAAGCAACGATGATGATTCCGGAAGCGCGAGCGTCCTCTTGGAATACGCCCTTCTTGCCTCCGGTCTGCTCCAGGAACTGGAACATGATGTTGTTGTTCAGTGGTCGAATCGTTGCCATGTGGAAGTTCCTTATGATGTATGGGTATGGTTCAGAAGAAGATCACTTCTTCTTGAGTTGCTTCCCGACGGAAGCAGAAGCCGAGGCAGCCTCGATGGAAGCAGAGAGGAAGTCGACGTCCTGAACGACGTCCGTGCGAACACCGTCCTTCTCATCGATCGCTTGCTTCCGTTCTTCAACGACCTTCGGGGCCGGAGTTGCTGCGAGTTGTGCTTTGATTGCCAGCAGTTCAAAGTCGACGACTTCACCGCGAGCGGAACGAATCCTGTGCGCCATGTATAGTTCTCCACGTGTTCACGGTCGGCATGAGACCGCTCTATATTTATGCCTAGAATTTCAATCGTGAAAGAATTCGGTCATCGGGATCTGATGCCGAATGCAATCGACCGAGTGCAATCCGAGGACGTACAGGATGTAGCAAGCGCAAGAGGATCCGCGGCCGACACCCCAGACCTGATCGTTCGCCCGGAACGTGTCGAGGATGTAGATGATCGTCTTCAAGAACTCAGACATCCCGCGTCGCTTCACTTCGTGAAGCTCGAGGTCAAGACGCTGAATCGCTTCTTCGAGTTCAGCTTCTGAGTACTTCGCTGCGAACTTCTGGAGCTTCGATTCGAACAGACCTAGGACGTATGCGTCAAGATCGAGGTCTTGATACGACTCCGGCAGGAGCCAGTCCATTGTGAGGACCACCGGGTGATCGGTAGCCTCGAGGATCTGCTCCGCTTCAGTGACTTGCGCGTTGAACAACGCGATCTCCTCCGTGACGTGAGAGACACGGAGGGCAGAAGGCGGGATGCCGCGGACGAGAGCCTTGGCAGCCAGCTCCGGTTCGATGATCGAGATCCCGTCGAACCGGAGGATGCGGTCGTTCAGTTCAGTTCGAAGACTTTGCATCCGTGATTCCGAGCATGTACCGCAGGTACTTCGCAGTGACGGTCGATGGCACCGTGGTGTGCGGGAACTCGCTGAAGAACATCACGTCGCCCCAGTTCCCGGTGGCGACGAACGAACGGAACGAGGCAACGTGTGCGTCGTTCTCGGGATTGAACGTCTCACGACGAACTTGCGGGTTCTTCACGAACTTGTGCTTCTCGATGTACTGCGGGGTCGATTCGAAACTTGGCATGGTGTCCTCGGCGGTTCGTGTTCAGTCACGGATTAGGAGCCAGTGGATCTCGCTGAACGCCTTCAGGGCTCGCTTCTGGATGTCGCTCGGTTCCCGAATGAGCTCGATCTCGGTGCTGCCTGCCGCCGCGACGATACGTCCATCATCGGACACGTAGGCCCACGGGTCCTTGATGCCAAGATCGCGAAGCACTTCTTCGCGAAGAGCGACGTACGCCTCGAACGGCGTCACTTGAACTTCGACGTCACGCTTCTCGGTGACGGTGGTCTTGATGATCATTCTGGTGCCTTCAGTTGTTCGACCGGGATGCCGAGACGTTCGAGCATCCGGATCCCGTCCAGCAGACGGTACTGCCGACGGTACACGACGCGGCTGATGCCGCACTGCTTCGCGAGCTTCGCGCACTCAGGGCACGGAGAGTCGGTGGTGTACAGCGTCCCGCCATTCGCTCGACCGTGGCCGTCACGTGCGATCTTCGTAAGCGCGTTCGCTTCCGCGTGAAGGAGTTCCGGCTTCGTGAGCAGCTTCCCGTCGGGACCGTGCACTTCGCAGACGTCATCGGGCCAGCCACTCGGCATCCCGTTGTATCCGTCAGAGATGATCTGCGTGCCGACCACGACGAGAGCACCGACCTGAAGTCGATTCGCCTTCGAGCGTTTCGCCCAGACTTCTGCCATCTGAAGGTACGCTTCATCTAGCTCGATCCGGTTCGGGTTGATGGTGATTGGTGGTAGATTCTGTTCCATGCCTGAATTTTACTTCAGGCATGACATTCGACGAACCTAGAACTAGGTCACTCGATGCAGGCGGAGAGCTCCACGTTCACGATCCGGTACGAGGTGCCGTACGGATCGGGGCGGTTCAGGTGATCTTCGAGCTTCGCCTCGGCAGCGCGGATGTCGTCGGCCCGGACTAGCGCGACGCTGCCGGTCTCAACGATCATGTTGTCGCCGAGGTACTCACGCTTCTCCAGGTCGTACTTCGCGATGAACAGGGTCATGTCAGTACTCCACAGGCTTGTACAGCTTGAAGGCTTCACGGATCCACGCAGCGGTGTGCTCGATCGTGTCGTACGATCCGTGATCGAGTTCCGGGTTCGCATCGTACAGAAGGTACGTGACGTTCCCGTCGACGATCGTGACACGCCCACGCAGGTCGTCGAACACGAACTGATCAGGCTTCACGAACTCGTCTCGGTACCGGATCGCGGCGCCGTGTGTCTCGGCCTTCACGACGATCGCCATCAGAAGGTTCCGAGCATGACACCAGCGGGCGGAATGTTCAGCGGAGAGTTGTAGCATAGGATGAACTATACCACGCCCTCCGAATCAGTACATCGGAAAATTGTAACGAACGGAAGACGTTACAATTACGACGGCAGAGCAGCTGCCTTGAAGTCGGCGTACATCGTGCAGAGCCAAGAGCTCAGGTCGGAGCTGTACCGTGCAACGATCAAGTCAACGGCACCGACTTCTTGTGTGTTCGTCGGGACAACGCCACCAGCCCAGAGCATCGAAGTATCGAAGGACAGGGTTTCGAGTCCAGTACCAGCATTCCGAACGATGATGTTCACGATCTGGCCGTTGTACGCACCGGTCATCGTGATCGTAGTGGAACCAGTGAGTTCAAAGAAGAACGTATTCGAGAGCGTGCAGTCGAACGAGACCAGACCGCTGCCGGTCGGATAAGCCGGGGCCACGACCTGCGCAGCTGAGAATACGTTCACTTCGCTCAAACGAGCGTAATCAGTCAGGTTCGGCGCCTTCGCGACCTTCTGGACATCGAACTCGGTCGCTGAGACGCAGTACACTGTTGCCGCCTCACCCGGCGCAAGAGCGACCTCGCCGTCTGGGTACGAATTAACAGTGACTCCGGCATCGCCGCCGAAGGTGATTGTATCGTATGATCCGAGGTGATTCACAACTTCGATCTTTGAACCCGGGGTCCAAGTCTCCTCCGTGGAGCCGATCAACACCGTCACGGTCGGTGAGACTAGAACATGCAGGCGTACACGAGTGCCTTCATCGGAGGCACGAAGGGTATGGGTTACACCAGAAACAATCGGCATTTGTTATTCCTTGATTACGACATGATCGGGGTACCGAACGTGACCGTTGTGGTTGGGGTGAGGTTCGAGCCACCAGAAGCGACCGTGGCCGGAGCCCAGGTGGAGCCGGTCCAGGCAAGTACCTGGCCGACAGTTGGAGCAACTGTCGTCGTATCAACGTCTGTGAGTTCGTCGATCGTCTGCGGAACTTGAACGGCGCCAGGTGCCCACTCGGTGCCGTTGTACTTCAGGACTTGGCCTGCCACTGGAGCCGTGTCCGACACGTCGGTGAGCTCGGCAAGAACGGCTGGAGCCGAATCAATACCAGGTGCCCACTCGGTTCCGTTGAACTTCAGGACTTGGCCTGCCGTCGGTGGGGTGTTCGACACGTCAGTGAGCTCGGCAAGAACAGCTGGAGCCGAATCAATACCAGGTGCCCACTCGGTTCCGTTGAACTTCAGGACTTGGCCTGTCGTCGGAGCGGTCGATGCAACATCGTTCAGATCGCTGAGGTTCACTGGCGCATTGTCTGCAGCAGCAACCCATTGTCCACCGTTGTACTTCAGGACTTGGCCTGAAATCGGCGACGGGATCGACACGTCGGTGAGCGAAGCCAGGGTGCTTGCACCCGCAGTGGCTGCATTGCTAGCAATCCACTGAGAGCCGTCGAACGTCAGGACTTGACCAGGCGTCGGCACGGTGTTCGCCACGTCGGTGAGCGATGCGAGCGTGGTGATCGACTCGTAACCTGGTGCCCACTCAGTGCCATTGAACTTCAGGATCTGGCCGCTCGTGGCGACTTCGTTCGCCACGTCGTCGAGGTTCATCAGCACGGTCGGCACGTTCACAGAACCAGCTGTCCACTGGCCGCTGGTGAACATCAGGACCTGCCCTTCGCCCGGCGCCAGAAGATCATCGACGTCGTTCAGATTCTTCAGAACTTGTGGGATCTGAAGTGGGCTGTTCACCCACTCAGACCCGTTGAACGACAGGACTTCGTTTGAGGTCGGCGAGGTCAGGACCACGTCGTCGAGTGCGTCAAGCGACGTCGGGGCGACCGAGTTCACGGTGACGACCGAGTCGTTCGTGCCAGAGACAGTGGCCGTGAGACCAGTGCCGAACACGAGCTTCATCTCGGTGAGCGCGTTGCCGAGGCTCGACGGATACGTCATCCGCAGAGTTCCACCTTCGTAGATGTTCAGAGGGCGGATGGAAATCGTGCGCGGCTGGCCAACTGGCTTGTTCGTCTGGAACTGCGGCGAGAGCACCAGGTCAGATGTAGCCTCTGATGTGACAAGCGTGCCGGATGCGTCAGTCGAGGTCAGGAGCAGCGAAGCGGCCGAGCCAGTCGATGCGATAACGAGCTGGTTCGAACCGTCGAGGTACTGCAGCGAGATGCCAGCCCCTGCTTGCAGCAGAGTCGAAACACGATCATCGACTGCTTCGCCGAAGTCGGTGACATCAGACGAAACATGCGTGTGCGCGAGCGAAGCCTTGCCGTCGAGTGCAGCCTGAAGACCAGTGGTGTCAGCGATCGCGTGCGTGTGCACGGTGTTCGCCTTGCCGTTCAGTGCGAGTTGAAGCCCGTTCACATCAGAGATCTCGTGCAGGTGCACGAACGCCGCCTTCGCATCGAGCGCTTCCTGCAGCCCAGTCACATCGGTGATGATGTGCGAGTGCACCAGCGGAGCCTTGTTGTCGAGGGCGGTCTGAAGTCCAGTGACGTTCGCGATCGTGTGGCTGTGGTTCACAGCAGCCTTCGCATCTAGCGCCGCTTGCAGTCCAGTCGTGTCGGTGATCACGTGAGTGTGTCCGACGTTCGACTTCCCGTCGAGCACGGTCTGGAGGTTCGTGACTTCTGAGATCGGGTGAGTGTGCAGCGCCAGAGCGAACGACGACGGGCCGAGCAGGCTGTCAACGAGATCGCCCTGAGCGGTGAGCGATGGGAACGTGCCAGCGACGGCTGGGATCGCCTTCGTAGCCTTCGAGTCGACGGCGGCCGTGAGCACATCGAGCGCAGAGGTCAGGCCGATGACAGAGTCGATCGGCTGTGTGTGCGTGACGTCAGCCTTGTTCGTCTGAAGATCGACGATGTTCGCTTCAGCATCGGTAATGCGAGTGCCGAACCCAGTGAACGTGTTGTAGTTCACGGAGGTGAGGTACCCGTCGTGCAGGCTGTCAGCTTCCGTCATCGAGATCGTTGTGACGTTCTCGTTCAGTGCGTTCGGCGCGGTGTCTGCGTTCAGCGGTGGGACGCCAGAGATGATCGTGGCTTCGGCGGCGGCGACTTGAACGGCCGTCTCAGCGTCGATGTCGAACAGCATCGAGTTCGCGTTCTTCACGTAGCCGACACGGTACGCGAGGATCGACTGCGGACGAGACGTCGTGATCTCGCCAGCGAACCCACAGTACAGCGGCTTCCCGATTTCAGTCGATGCCCAGTTGAACTGGTCTGAGGTGATCACGCCGTTCTGAACGACAGTGCCAACTTCGTTCGTGGCCAGCGCGTGTTGAACGATACCGACTGGCGTCTTCAGCGAAGTGAGCGACGGATCAGACGATGCGAGTGAGATCGAGTCAGATCCGCTGAAGTACACAAGACGCAGTGCTGGGATCGGCTGATCTGCGCGAGCCGGGATGAACGTGTTCATCGGCTCAGCAAGCACACCGGCTGTGCCGACCGTAGTCTTCACTCGGACCGGAGTTGCTTGGGTCAGGAGTTCACCAGTCGAAGTACGCAGCGGGCGGAGCTGCGAGTCGAGCATGAAGTACCCAGGACGACCTTGTTCGTTCAGACCGACACGAGTGCCGGCGGAGTACATCTGGATGCCGTTCGTCGAGCCGTTCTCAGCGTAACCAACGACCAGACGTGGTGAGACGATCCACTTCGTGTTGTCGTTGCTGCGGACCTTGAACACCTTCTCGGTGAGGTCGAACCACATCTGGCCGGCAACGATGCCGACGGTTGGCTCAACAGTCGACGAGATCGGCTCCCGTGTCGTGATCCCGTGAGTGATCGCACCAGTGATCAGGTTCAGCTCGAGGAACAGGTAGTTGTCGAGGCCAGGCTGGAGCGGACCCCAAGCCGGGGCGACGGTAGCGTCGAAGCGGATCAGGTAGTCAGACGAGCCGTGAGCGATCGTGCCGATGAACGGTGTTGGCGTCACCGAGAGATCGATGTACCCGTTCGTGTTCGAAGGGGTGAGGAAGGCGCCGCTCTGGAACGAGATCAGGCCTTGGCGGAAGGACAGGTTCATTGGTTACTCCGTCTTGGACTTTGTTTCTTCGGTAGGAGCACGCTCATTGTCAAGCACTGAGCCTTCCTTGTAGTTGTACTTCGCGGCAACGAACTTCGAGTATCCCTCGATAGCGCCAACGTACGCAAGGTACAGACCGAGCAGCGACTCAGTGAGCGTGTTCGTCAGGGTGAGCTTGATCATGATCCAAGTGGCTGTGAGGCCGCCGATCAACTGCAGGACCTTCGTGAGCGAGATCGCACGCCCATCCTTCGTGAGCATGTCTGCGAAGTCAAGCTTCCCAGACTTCTGAATCCGGTAGAACAGGAACAAGATGCCGAGCGTCAGCAACAGGACAGCAACGGCTGGCGCATTGAAGTACAGCCCGAAGAGGTCGACGATATACGACTTCTGCTTCAGGATCGGGTCTGCTACTGCGGTGGTTGCAGAAGCTGCTACTTCTGCCGATACGGAAAGGTCTGCCATGTGAACTCCTGCGATAGCCTATTTATGGCTCTGCCGTCTAGAAGCCCGAAGGGACCCAATTGGGCCCCTTCTTGAATCAGAACTCGATCAGCCCAGGCGCTTCCGCAGCTCCTGGAACCCACCGACGAGAACACCGTCCTCCATGATCTGCGGCATCGTACGAGCGCCTGGGATCTTCGAGAGCAGGTCATCACGGCTGATGTACTGCTGATCATCCGCCTTCGGCTGACCAACATCAAGGTTCACGACCTCGAACGAGATCCCCTTCGACTCGAGCAGGGCCTTCGATTGGTCGCAGAAAGTGCAGTTCGGTTTCGAGTACACGGTGTACATTCGGAGTTCTCCTTAGATGCGTGGCAGTTCTTCGTAGTTCACGTCGGACGTCATCGAGCCGATCACGTACGCGGTGCTTTCGTTCTCTTGAAGCGCGGTCTGCTTCTTCGAGGTGTTCAGGTGCTTGTTGAACCAAGGCAGCGGCGTCGACTTGATGCCGGCATCGTAACGGATGCCGATCTCGCGCAGGCGGAACTGAGCGGTGAAGTCGACGAAGTTCTTCATGACCTGAGCGTTCAGGCCGATCACTGTGCCGAGCTTGAACAGGTAGTCCGCCCAAGCCTTCTCTTCGTCGATCACACTCATGTACATCGCGTACACGGCGTCCTTGCAACGATCGCGAGCAGCGGCGAATCGTGGGTCATCACGAACGATGCGGTTCAGAATGTACGCGGTCCAGTCGGTGTGCAGCAGCTCGTCCTTCAGAATCAGGCTGATCACGTTCCCGTTCCCGATGAAGATCTTGTTCTCGACCATCCCGAGCGACGTCGCGAACGAGACCATGAACCGGATCGCCTCGAGAGCGTAGCTCGCGTGCAGTGCCATCCAGATCGCATCGATGTGCTGTTCTTCGGTGACCGGCAGTGGACCTTCGTTGTACCCGCCGTAGATCGTCAGGATCGCATTGATGCGGTACAGCTCCTCGTAGTACTTCCCGATGTTCGCTGCCATCGCCACGATCTCCTTCGTATCGTGGATCCGGTTGAACTCCTCTTCAGGAACATTGTAGATGTTCCGAATGATGTGCGAGTACGACTTGCTGTGGATCTGCTCGAACGACGACCACCACAGCACGAGAGCTTCGGCTTCCGGCACGGACACGACCGGGAAGAAGCACTCGACGGGCGAACGACCTTGAATCGAGTCGAGCGCGGTCTGGCGCAGGAGGTTCGACGTGAAGATGTGACGGACCGTGTCGCTCGCGTTCTTGAAGTCAATCTTGTCCTTGACGAGGGTGATCTCCTCTGGAACCCAGAAGAAGCCCTTCTGAGTGTCGACGTACTTCGCGACCGTCGGGTACGCGTGCTCCTCGTATCGTTGGATGGTCACTCGACCGGCTGGGTCGAGGAACATCTGGCGACCGAGGTACTCAGGGTTCTTGGTGAAGTCAGATGTGCTCATTCGTTGTTCTCTTTACAGTACGCAGCTCTCGCAGTAGTCGTCATCGCCCGCATCGGCTTGAAGTGTCGTCAGCGACAGCACCTTCTGCTCGATCGTCGCTGCCTTCACGGCAGCTACATCGCGCTCACGGGCTTCTTGGTGTTCGTCCTTCTTGATCGCAGCGATCGCGCCTTCCTTGTCGACCAGGTGGTAGTAGTGCGACTTGAAGCCCCACTTGTGTGCGAGCATCAGGTTCTTCACGACGAGGGTCAGCGGGATCTTGCCGTCCTTGAAGTGCTTCGGCGAGTACGGCGTATCGGCACTGATCCCTTGATCGACGTACGCTTGCATCACAGCGACGACCTTCAGGTACGGTGCGCAGTCCGGTTGATCGAACATGATCTCGTAGTGCTTCTTGAGCTTCCGGTACTCAGGCACGACTTGGACCACCAGACCAGCCTTCGACTCCTTCACGACGATCAGCTGCTTCACCCAGTTCACACCGTTCGTCGAGGTCAGCACGACGGACGACGATTCGACTGGAGCGATCGCGCCCGTCGTGGCGTTCCGAACACCGAACTTGATCATGCGAGGACGGAGGTCTTCCCACGGCATCTCCGGCGTGAAGTCAGTGAGTTCGTTCACGCCAGGTGCACGACGTTCGTGAGTGAACACACCCTTGCCGTACCACGTGTCATCTGAGGCGAGACACTTCCCCTTCTCTTCAGCCAGATCAACGCTCATCTCGGTGAGATAGAACGACTGGTGTTCCATCCAGCGCTTCACTTCAGCCAGCGAGTCTTCCGACCCGTACTTCATCTTGCGCTTCGCGTGCCAGTACGCAAGGTTCGTGACGCCGATACCCAGCGGCTCGAACTCCTTGTTGTGCATCTCGCTGTGCACCGACAGGAAGTCCTGGTACTGCAGCAGGTTGTGGAGGCAGCGATGCAGCAGACGGATCGGACGACGCATCTCTTCCGGATGACGGAACTTGCCCCAGTTCACCGAACCCAGCGTGCATAGCGCGATTCGACCATCCGGATCCTCGACCGTCTGGAACGGACGAGTGTGCTGCATGATCTCAGTGCACAGATTCGTCTGGTACACCGGGTGGATCGACGCATCGAACGGGCCCTGAGCTTGGACGTTGTCGATGTTCAGGATGTAGTACCGCCCAGTGTCCGAGCGTTCCTTCATGAACATCGAATTGATCACCTTCTCAGCCGGCAGCGTTTTCGTGCGCAGATCCTTGCGCGTCTCATACAGCTTGTACAGGCGTTCGAACTCGGCGCTGTCGCGGTAGTACGCTTCGTACAGGTCCGGCACCTGGTTCGGGTCGAAGAACGTGATCGTGCCTTGCGAGTAGTACCGACGCCAGAAGAACGCCGACATCACCACGCAGTAGTCCATCTGGCGAACGCGAGTTTCGTCGGTGCCCTGGTTGTTCTTCAGAACGATGAAGTCGTCGAACTGGTAGTGCCAGATCGGAAGGTTCACAGTTGCCGAAGCGTTCCGGATCCCGCCTTGCGAGCACGAACGCAGATCGCCGAACCACTTCTTCAGGAACGGAACGATGCCAGTGTGCATCACTTCGCCGTTCCGGATCGAAGCGCCGAGCGGACGCATCCGACCGATGTCCAGCCCGATACCAGCACGCTTCGATGCGTACTCAGCCATCACCTGTCCGGTGGCGAAGATCGACTTCAACGAGTCGTCGGTCTTCAGCAGAACGCACGAGCTGAACTGCTTCGTCTTCGTGCCGAGACCAGCCAGAACCGGAGTCGCCAGCGTGAACATCCCTTCAGAGGCAGCATCGTAGAAGTCGCGAACCCACTTCATCCGATCCTTCTTCTCGGCATGGAACGCAACGGCAGCAGCGATCATGTACCGGACTTGCGGCGTCTCGACGATCAGGTTCGTGGCACGGTTCCGAACGAGGTACTTCTCGATCAGCTGATCGACGGCGGCGTACGGCAGCTCTTCATCGCGCTCGTGGTCGATCCACGAGTTCATCTTGTTCCACTCGTCCTTCGTGTACCACTCGAGGAGTTCGTGCGTGTACAGATCGAGTTCGACGTTCTTCTTCACGATGTCGTACAGGTGCGGGACGGTGTACTGACCGTACACGTCCTTTCGCAGCATCGAGACGCGTTGGCGACCAGCGGCGAGGGCGTACTCCACAGCACCAACGTCCGGGTTCTCTTCCTCGTCGATCAGGTTCACCATCGACTTCAGAGCGATCTGGTCGAGTTCACGGGTTGTCATGCCATCTCGGAACTCCGCTTGCGCAGCAATCTCGATCATGGATGGTGAAACGTTCGGGATCCCTTCGCACACGGTTGCGATCTGAGCCTGCCACTTGGCAAGATCGAACGGCATCGTGGTTCCGTCGCGCTTCGTTACGTTGATGTTTGTCTTTTGCATTCTGGTATTGTACTTCGACGTTGATTGGTTACGAACCGAGATCTCGGTTGTGGCTTCATCGCTCCGCACAGGCCCCTGAGAACCTCTGCGCAACAGGATTTCTCAGGTTCAGGTTATTGGAAGGTTTGCTTCGAGTCCGTGACGAATACACGCATCTCGGTGATGCGACGGAGCCAACCGGCAAGGTACTTCGCCGAGGTTGGCTTGTTCTTCACGATGTCGTTGTAGAACTTTGCACGAAGGTCGCAGACCTTGTTGCACAGGCCGATCTCGGACGAACCGACGATCTTCGAGAGGGTCACTGGACCGATGTCGCCGTCAGCGACGACGCCGGCGGCTTGCTGCAGGAACATGTTCGCCTTCTTCACGCCGTGGTTCACACAGCCATCGAAGTGCAGAACAGCCAGACGCGGCGGAAGCTTGTCGCAGGATCCAGCGATCCAGTACCGATTGAAGTACACAGTCTTCGCGCCATCCCAGGTCAGAGTCTTGATGTTCAGATCAGTGTTCGCGTTCTTCGCGACGCCGAACTTCGTTTCGCCACCCGGATCGTCCGGGTCATTCACGTACCCAGTAGCCTTCTTACGGGCTGGCGTGTCGCAAAGGCCGGCGATGACTTCTGGCGTGAGCTTCCAGAAGCCACCGACTTCATACAGCATCGCATGGTCAACGGCGGCATCAAAGGCCTTGGTGAACGCAGTCATTGGGTACTCCCGAGCTTGTCTGAGTACCTATTTATGCCTGGGCTTTTGATACCTCAGCCACCCCACGGAATGTGAACGGCCTTGATGTGAACAGCCATCTTTCCGCACTGGAATGTATCGAATTTTGGCGGGTTCTCGTTCCATTCCGACGTACTCTTCAACAGTTCTTGGTACCGCTCTTCTGAGAACGGCTCGTCGTTGAACGTGTACTCATCCTCGACGCTGACGTTGTACCCGATGGACTTCAGCAGCCCCATGATCAGAACGACCTCACGGCTGATGAGGCCACCGGCCCCAGTGATAGTGATCTGACTCATGTCAGAATGTCTCCAACTGCCTTTCCGCCGATCCAACGATACAGGTCATGCGGGCCTACAACGATCCCGTAGAACACACTGCGGCCGTGGATCAACTCCGGGCCGGTTGGGTGAACCATCGCCGAACCCTTCGGGATCTCAGGCGCGATACACGGCGCCTTCTTCTTGTACTCGATCACCTTCGCCTTGCCGGTCTTGAGCTTCCCGTCTTCAGGCGAGAAAAGGAACACGTCTTGATCGAACGAAGCGCAGTGAGCGATCGGCACCATGTCGATCGTCGAGGTCTCCTTGTCGACGATCAGGATGTTCCACGAAGCCGGCAGGTCGATGTCGAGGTTCTGCACTCGAATTCGAATCGTCTGACCGACGATCTCTTCGAGGTACGTGGCAGGCTCGAGCTTGAAGTCCAGAGCGTGACCGCTGAGCGTCCAGAAGTGGCTGACGCCCATGGGCGCTGTGAACGAATCGATCATGTACGGACGATTCACTTCGGAGAGGATTTGCATGTTCTTAGGCTCCGTTCAGGACCATGTTGATAGATGAGATCTTGAAGTCGTAGATCTCGGTGACGCCGTTCACTACTCGTGTCTTGCCTGCACCCGCCGTTCGGAATGACCACGGCTGATTTCCGGCAGCATCGGCTTCTTCGTACATCGCTTTTGCCTCCTTGCCGGCCGGTGTGTCAAGCCAAGCGACGGTGCCGGTCAGAGCACCATTCTCGTCGAGCTGAAGTTCGCCAGTGATGAACGCGAGCTTCTCGAGCTCTAGACCACGTTGTGGCATCCCGACTTGACCGAACACTCGACGCTGCTTCGCCGAGTCTTGATTCACCTCGAGGATCGCTCGTTCGAGCTCCTTACGAGGGTACACTCGGTTGTTCGCGTTCGGCTTGTCGGCATCCATGATGTGTACGATTAGAGGCTTCTGCATCAGATCTTGACCTTCACGACCTTCGTCACGGCGTACCGCGCTTCCTTGTAATACTTGTTCCGCTCGCGGAAGTGCTTCATCGACCACTTCAGATTCGAGTGGATGTCGACGCAGTGCACGAAGTCCTTGTCGTGACCCTTGCGGAGACCGCGACCAATCGACTGGATGCATTTCACGAAGCTCTTGCCAGCATCAATGAGAACGAGCGCGAAAACCCTATCGATAGAAATTCCCGTTGAAGCGATACCGCTGGTAGCGATCACGATCAGATCATCGCGCTTCTCGAACATCGAGTACCACTCAGCGCGGACGTCGTTGTCGTCAGCACCGTGCAGGAACACCGAGTCCTTGATGAGCTTCTGAAGCTGCTTACCCTGCTTGATGCTGTTCACGAGCACCAGCGTGTTCCCGTACGTGCCAGCCTTCGCGATGATCAGATCAGCGAGCAGGTCCAGACGCTTCGGCGACTTCGACAGGAACGTCTTCTCGCTGGAGTAGTCTGGGAACTCTTCCTCGATCGCTTCGTCGATGATCTGGAGCGGTTCGATCTCGAGCTTCGCGAGGTACCCCATCTCCATCAGTTCGGCAGCAGTGATGCTGAACAGTACTTCACCGATCGAACCACGCAGGGTCATCTGATCGATCTTCGCCTTCGGCATCGTACCAGTGAAGCCGAATCGGTACGCGAGGTTCCGACCGTGGACGTTCATCAGCTCACCGATCGTCTTCGCCGTGGCACCGTGCGCTTCATCGATGATCACTGCATCGAAGTCTTCAACGATGCGTGGGTTGTTCTGCAGAGCCTGCCAGGTCGCGACAACAGTGAGGTGATGGATGTCCTTCTTCGACCCGCTGTAGATCCCGCAGTCCAGCATCCCGAGCCGGAACGTTGCTGCAGTCTGCTCAACGAGGTCGGACGACGGGACGATCACGATGCAGCGCTTCTGCTCGGAGTTCAGAACTGAGCACAGACCTGCGACCATCCAGGTCTTGCCGGAACCGGTCGCAGCAACTACGAACCCTGAACCGGCGGCCAGCGCGGCGTTCACCGAGTCGACCTGATACGGACGAAGGTTCACCTTGAGTTCGACGCCTGGGACACGACGGAACCACTCGGCATCGATGCGGGCTTGGACGAGCGACGTCTCGGTCCGGTGGTCTTCGATCTCGAGGTCGTAACCCCAGCCCTCGATGTACGGGGTGATCTCGTCCAGCAGACGCCAGAACACCTTACCGGTCTTCTCGAAGAACCTGATCTTGCCGTCCCAACGGCCGAGCTTGTACGCCGGCATGAAGAACGCGCCGTCGACCATGATCGCGAACTTGTTCTCCAGGAACTCTTGGTGTTCTGGAGCAAGGCCTGCAACCGTGCAGTACACCTCGTCGTGAACGTGGATGTAAGCCTTCTTGCTCATACTTGGCTGAACTTGAAGTGACGTTCCAGCGAGTGCTTCTTCACGTACAGGTACGGGTTGAACGAGTACGGTGCCGCAGCGGATGCGTTCATCATCATCGTGAGACGGAATGCATCGTGCGCGCTGATCGAGCCTTCTGGTTCCAGGACCATGCGGATCACGCGATGGTGTTCGTCGAAGCATGACCACGAGATCGGCGGGAGGTCAGCCGTTTGAGCTTGTGTCGGAGTCGAGGTGACGCCAACGTTCACAGCATTCAGTGACATCGTGTTCACGTGGAACATCCCCGTGGATGCGTTGTACGTGACGTTCGCCGTCGGTGCGGTGATCGTGCCAGCACTGATCATGCCAGCACTGATCGTGCCTTGACCGTTCGCGTTGTATCCACGGTTCGTCGGGACGTTTCCGTTCGTACCAGTGTTCACTGGTGCAGTGGCAGCCGAGATCGGTGGGTTCGCGTTACTCAGCTGAACGTGCGTGTACACGAACGGACTGCCGGCGTGTTCTTGGAACGCCACATCGACCTGAACCATCATGCGATCGGTTTTCTCGTCAACGACGAACTGCGGGTTTTTCACGCTGTAGTCGTAGATCTGGCCATTCTCCATCAGCTGGCGAAGCTCACCGCCGATGTACGACTTCAGACGTTCTACCAGCAGATGGTCCATCGGCTCGAAGTACAGTTCATCACAGTACGACCCGATCTGTTCTTGAATGTAGCGCAGGATGTTCATGGTTCCCTTAGACAATGATGTCTCCGAGTTCTGCCACTCGGAGCTTCGTGATGTTCCCGATCATCCAGCCCATTTGCTTGAAGCACTCGACGATGTCATCGAGCTTCATGTACAGCTGGCTTGCCACGATGATCATCTGGTTCGCTTCGATGATGCTCTTCTCACCGTTGATCAGCGTCTTCGTGTCGCTGGCGGTGAGGGCACGCTGACCCTTCTGGTAGTTCTTCAGGAGGATCGCTTCTTCCTTGGACTTCCAGTTCTCGAGCCAGCGCATCAAGTGCTTCATGTCTTGACGGAGACCAGAGTAGTGGGCTTGGTGCTTCGGCAGGTCGCGGGCGAGCTTCTCGAGACGTTCGCCGTCGATTTCGAATAGTGGTTCGGCCTTCGCGATCTCAGCCTCCATCATCTCGAACAAGCTCGGCAGTTCGGTTTCGAGGTTCTGTTCGTCGATGGCGAAGAGTGAGATCATAGGTTGATCACGAACTCATCGTTCGTGCAGTCAAGTGTTCGGTTCATCAGGTACGTGATCGCTGGTAGATCAGCGATTACCCACGGATCAGTACAGATTGTAACATCGTTCGGCAGCGGTTCCGAATTCGCAATCAGGTCGAGATGATACCCAAGGATCATCGAACCATGAACCGATACCTTGAACGGCGAATCCTGAGAGATCCGTTCGATGACTCTCAGCGCGGCGGGTGTGATTTCCATAGACGCAAACGGGGACCGAAGTCCCCGTTCTCAGTTCAGCTCAGTGGCTTACTCGGCGTCAGCGTCACCCTTGGTCTTCACGACCAGAGTGTTCTCTTCGACGGCGGTGCGAACAGCCTTCAGCAGCTTCGCGGTCGAGGTGAACACCTCGGTGCGACCATCAGCGTCTTCCGACGGGGTGTTCAGAACGTAGCCACCGTGGACCAGGCTGATGACGATTGCGGTTTCTTGCGACATGTGATTCTCCTATGGATGGCCGTTAGGCCTTTGGTTTCCGACCGCGCTTGGCCGGGACTGGGGTTGGTTCTTCGTCAGCGTCGACGATGTTCTCGATGTCTTCTTCCGTGACTTCCGGAGCCGCACGAGCCTTCAACGGCTGGCACAGCGGGTGTCCGGTGAGGATCTTCTCAGCGATCTCGACCGTGAGGTCCTTCTCCTTGAACTTGATCTTCTCGCCGTTCACTTCGGTGACCCACAGAAGCTTCTCGCCTGCTTCGGTACCCTTGGCGATCACACCATCGGCTTCAAGCAGTTCGATCAGACCACTGAACGGGCTCATTCCCTTGTTGTACGGAACTTCGAGTTCGACCTTCGTACCGAGCTTCGCGAATCGGGACTTGTACGTCTCGAAGCGCATCCGAACACCGGTGACTTCGCCTTCGTCCTTCAGCTTCAGCTTCGTGACGATGCCGATGATCGACAGCGAGTACTTCACTGAGTTCGTGATAGCCCAAGGGCCGTCGCCGAGCATCACGTCCTGCGGGTACACGTGGTCAGTCATCACCATCGCGATCGGGAGGTTCCCGATGTTCCCGCAAGCCAGACGCAGCATCGCCTTCCGGCGCTTCGCGAGCTGACCTTGGTCACCCTTCACAACGCCCTTGTCGTAGTTCTCCATTTCGGTCGAGCTCGAGAGCATCGCCAGGGAGTCCAGAACGATCAGCGTCTTCGGTGCGGTCTCGTTGTCCTTGCCGTACGTCTTCTTGTAGTTCACGAAGAACTCGGAGAGGATGCCGTTCACGTCTTCGATCGTGGCGACCGAGAGGTACGTCAGGGCTTCTTCGTCGACGTTCACGCCGATCTTCTCGAGGTACTCGACGTCAACAGCGTGTTCGGAGTCCAGGTACAGAACGTGGTATCCGTCCTTTTGCGCCTGCTTCACGAGGTTACCGGCGATGAACGACTTACCTGAGCCCGAAGGACCCATGAAGCCGGACAGCTTCCGCAGCGGGATGCCGCGCATGTAGTCGCCAGAGAGTGCACGATTCAGCGCGTAGTTCCCGGTGCTCAGCCAGGTCTCGACGGTCTTGATGCCGACGCCGACGGTGTCAAGCTTCGCAACTTCCTTCTTGAACTTTGCCAGGAATGGGAGTCCTGCCATAGTGTCTCCTTTCAGACAGCATCAGATACCGATGGTCATCGACCATCAGCACCTGATCACATTGGAACGAACTTACTCGGACTGAGCAGCCTTTGCGGCCGCAGCACGCTCGCGGAGCGTCTCGACCAGCGACTTCTTGCCAGCGGCCGGAGTCGGTGCCGGAGCAGCTTCTTCAGCTGCATCACCGTCATCGGACGGAGTCGGTGCGGCGGCCTTCGGCTTCCGGTTCAGGGCCAAACCGTTGGCCTTCGGGGCTTCGTCCTTGGACTTCGAGTCACCGAACGTGGAGCCGGTCTGGTCAGCAACCAGCATCGCTTCCAGCTGTTCACGCGAGACCTTCGTTGCACGGTACTCCTTGAGGTCGAACAGTTCGAGCTGCTCGATCACGTCGTCGCCGACGTCGGTCTGCTTCGGAGCGAAGCTCGAGGTCGTGTACGAGGCGTACTCGCCGGACTTCGTCTTCTTGATGCGGAAGTTGTACCCACCCTTCAGTTCGTACGGAGCTTCCTCGAGGTCACCAGACTGGAACGCAGCTTGGATCTGCTTGAACACGGCCGGACCGAACTCGATCAGCTTCACGAGCTGTTCAGCGTCGTGTTCGATCGGGGTCTCCATCACCAGCACTTGGCCGATGTACGACTTCTTGCGGTAGTACTTCTTGCCCAGGGTCTCGTTGTGGTTCGGCGACTTCTCGTCGTAGTAGTCCTGCGACAGGGCGCAGATCGGGCATTCCTCACCGTACATCTTCAGGCACGGAACGGTCTCACGCTTGCCGTTGATGGTCAGGGAGTGGGTGAGGTTCTCGACGAGGAAGCCCATCGGGTTCTCTTCGTCGGCATCCGGAAGGAAGCGAACCACGGACGTGGTGTCCATGTCTGCCTTCCAGAAGTTGAAGAACAGCTTCCAGGTCGCATTGCCGGAACCGCCTTCGTTGGTCTTCTGCTTGAACTGTTCGGTCAGTTCTGCGAGGGAACGCTTTGCCATAGTCAAATCTCCAAAAGTCAAAGTTGGTTGGAAAGTCGTGGTAGCAGTATTGCTCCACGCTTCTATTTATCGTCTCCGAGCTGAACTTCACTGGGATCCGTTTTAGGTTCAACACCATTCGGATCTCAGTAGTCAGTTCTGTTATTGTAACTTGGCGAACGGTGTCTGCATCCTGAACGACGGACGAGCGGCACATCAGAATGTGATACGACCCCTTGAACCTGAGAGTGCGCCGCGATTTTATTCAGCACCTAATGCTGTATTTCCGTCGGAGCGGTGGGGAGGAGATCGATCCCCTGAATGCCCGAAAGGATCCCGAAGGATCCTTTCTCTTGTTGGAGCAGCGTTCAGTCAGAACGGCGGCACGATCTCGACGTCATCGACTTCGATCGGGTACCACGGCGTCTCCATCTTCATGAAGATCTCGTGAGCACGACGGTACGGCACGTCCTTGTCGGCGCGAGACTTCTGACGCTCGTGCATCACTCGCTCGGAACAGTAGAACTGCACCGCCACGACCTTGTAGCCCTTCTGCTTCGCAGCAGTGATCCACTTCGACCGGGACTTGCGCGTCTGGTTCGTGCGGTCCAAGACCAACGTCGCACCCGAGGACACGGCGGCAGCCAACTGAGCCTTCACGTACTGTTCGTACACCGTACCAGAGTCCGCGCACCACTGCCACGCCACGGCGTACTGCTCCTTGCGGGAGAGCGCCTTGTACGCTTCAGCCTCGACCGCCGTCATCGACGCTCGGTACAAATCCTCACGGTACGTGTCCTCGGAGATCACGATGATCTCCGCGCCCTTGTTCAACGACTTGAACTGCTTCGTCCACGTCGACTTCCCGACGCCGACGACACCGCACAACACGTACATCACCTTGTCGGAGACGCACTTCTTCACGACTGCCGGCTCGATCGCCTTGAACCACTGGACCCAGTCCACGACCTTCTGACGCTTCGTCTCGTGGTCGTCCGAGATCCGCCCGTTGCAGTCCGACCACAACTGGTCGTAGAAGCACTGCTCGTCAGCGCCCAAGACACCGATCACCGTCGCCCGGAAGTTCTTGACCTTCTGCTCGTTCTTCAAGCCATACGGCAAGTGGTTCTCGATCATGAACTTGATTTTCATGATCTCGCCCCAGCCGATACCGACGTCCGCGAACATCTTCACGACTTCCGGATGGTCGCACACGAACGAGATGAACTCGTTCGCCGACACCGGCTCGTGGCCAGCGTACCGACGGTACACCGACCCGTCGTCCTTCGTGACGTGCTCCTCAGCCTCCGGCTTCCCGAAGTCGTGGAACAACAACGTGACCAGCGTCAAGATCTGCTCGCGTTCCGAGCGCTGAGAAGCCGTGTTCGCGATGTAGTGCTCGATGCACATCGTGGTGTGCACGGCCACGTTCGCCTCACGGTGCCACTCGGAACCTTCGACGGTCGCTTCCATGGTACGCCAGTTCGACGTGCCCTTCACGACATCCCAGATCTTGTTGAATGCTTGAATCGAGTTCATGGTTGTACTATATCATGCCCTGGATGTATGTACACCAGGGAATTGTAACAGACCCTGAACTTGTAACGATCACTCAGGCTCGTTGCCCTCGATCATGAACAGCGACGGAACAACCGCGTCGAACTCACGACTGTACGAGACTTCGATCCGGTACCGCCCCGCCTCCTCATCCTCTAGAATGATCTCGCCGTGATCAGACATTCGGAAGTCGACGATGCGCTTCCCGACGAGCTGCTTGAACCCTCGAGTACGAGGACCAGGATCTTTCTTTACCGCGGCCGCCGCCGAACGCTGTTCGTCGAACGCTCGCTCGAACTCCAGCACGGCAGGCGGACAATGCGGGCTCGAGAGGATTGCTCGACGAATATCCGCAGGAGTCACCGTGTACTTGTCCATTGAGATGTCGGCGCAGTTCCCGATCACGGCATTGCTGAAGTCGCCGATCTTCTTGATGTGTGTACAGTATCGCCCGACGGCGTACTCGAACTCGACATAGTCGGCAGGACTGCGCCGAAGCGTGATCTTGCGAAAACTCATCTCAGACTTTCGTGAACGTGAACCAACGGAGGTACCCAACGCGAGTCTTCTTGCCGTCGACATCAGCGTACATGTTCAAGCGAAGTCCGCACGCCCAGCACAGGACGAGCAGGGTCAGGAACCCGATCACGACCATGTAGATGAACGACCACATCGCCATCACTGCGACGCCGACGACGCATGCTGCCATGAACACACCGACGATCGTCCCGATCATCTTCAGTTTCTCGAACATACAGCCTCACGAAGAGAACGCCAAGATGACCCCGATGACACATGATACTGCGATCAGTACAAGTGCCCGTCGAATTCGTTGTTCGATCGACGGTCCGGACTCGGGCGGGATGAATCCTGGCATGATGTATTGTATCGTGTGCTTCGAACCTTAGGTCGAACTCATTCTAGGTTCAAGAACAGAACGCTTCGTACAGTCCGGTGAAGTCGTACTTCACGACGCCGGGTTCATTCGACGTCTGGTACTTCCGCAGGACAAGGTTGTACTCGGTTCCGCGAACGAGGCTGCTGGCTGAGTTACAGTGCTTCGACACGTACACACGCTCAGAAGTAACACCAGTCTTCAAGTCGGTGATCGTCACGTAGAAGTGCTTTGGCGGATTCCAGCTGTCGAGACGGTACCGGCGGAGTTCCGTGCCAAGCTCGGTGATCACCGGATTCTTAGCATCGACACGAGCCTTGAACTCATCAAGAGATTCGAGGAACACCTTGTGAAGGGAATCGGTGCCGTGCGTGTACTGCAGCGGCTGACTTGGCCAGATCTTCCCGTAGTACGCCATCAAGAACGGCAGAGCGAACACGTACATCACCACCAGACCGATTTTGCGAGACTTGGTAGACAGATTGAATTTCACTTCTTTCTCGCCGCTGATCCAAGTCTCGCGACACTCGGCAGCGATCATGTACGGCGCGATCAAGTACGCTGCCAACGGGACAGGCCAGAGCATGATCAGCGCGCCCGTACACATGAGCTTCGAGGTGATGAAGTCGAAGATCAGGAAGACGTCGGTCATGTTCAGTCCACTCGGGTTTCGACGGTGATCTTGTACTTCTCGCCGTAGTGCTTCTTCAGGATCTCGGCGTACGCGTTCGCACCGAGAGCCTTCGCTTCCATGCTCTGGGTCGAGGATCCGGACGGGTTGTAGATTATGTACCCGCCATCGTATCCACGGTCGCCGATCTTGAAGTGTTTCATCGCAGCGATCAGCGGGCCACGAGCCGGCTTCACCGTGACCCACGCGAACCCGCACGGGTACCAGCCGCCGTTGTACTCGTTCGTCGCTCGAACGGCAGCGTCGGCTGCCTCCTCGAGGATCTTCAGTTCCTTCGTGTAGTCTTTGACGGTCATGTCAGCGCTTCCGAATCGTGACGCGCTTCGCGTCGATCGTGACCGGACCTTCGAACTTCAGGACCGGGTTCTGCACAGTCACCGACGGCTGGCCGGCAGCGGGTGCTTGGGTCGGAGCGGTCGGCGGACCAAAGTACGTGATCAGGACCTGGTACCCGCTGGTGCCAGTGAAGCGGTACTCGTAACCCTTCAGCACCATGCCAGGAACCTTGTAATTCTGGAGTGGCATCCAGTACTGCTTCGTGTCGCCCTTCACATCAGACACGCACTCCTTGTCGTATGACGATGCCTTGTACTGGAACGGACACACGAGGATTTCGCCTACCGTCGAGTTCCAGAGCCGCTTCTCGGGCCAGGTGATGGCGCGCGGCATCGCCACGGCATCCACGATCGTGGAGGGCTCTTGCGAACCTGCCTTGGGCGCTTGTCCGGCGAATGCCGTCGAGGCGATCAGGGAAGCGAGGATCAGGATGTGTTTCATAGGTCACCATTTGAACCGATGAATCCATTCTAACACAAACGGGGCACATCGCGCCCCGTTGAAGTGTAACGATCCTGAACTTGTAACGATTATGCCGGGATAATCACCCAGGCGTCAGACACGTACCCGTAGAAGTTCGAGAACCAACCGTACCCCATCGTGAAGTACCCTTGATTTCCCCAGGTCGGACCGAACGAGTTCCGGCACAGGACCGTTTGAGTAACGTCATCGAACCCGACGGCGAGAACAGCGTGACGTCCGATCCACTTCGTGGTACTCGTGTACATTGGTTGGATACCGTTGTACTTCGTGACAGACACGAACGTGTCAGGAACTTGGAACCCGAACACGACTGGCAGACCCTGTGAGAGAGCCGACTTCATCGCCGTCAGCGAGAGGACCGACTGGTACGCCTTGATCTTCGAAGCGAGCGGCTTCCCGCTCGCGTACGCCGAAGCCGGCGGCACGGCCGTGATCTTCGATGTATCGTACGCCCACTCGGCTTCGAGCGGGGCGCCGTACGTAGCGAGGGCCTTCATCGCGTTCCGCGGCGTGCAGCCAGCATCATACGATTGCTGATTCGCAACCAGACGAGCATTGTAGTACACGAACAGACGAGAGAGGTCTTGAACACCGAGCACTGCTTCGAGGGCAGAGGTCGTTGCGTGTGCAACGCACGAGTTCGGCGCACCTTGTTGCTCGATCGGTCCGAGCTTCGAGCGGAGGTCAACAGAAGCCATCACTTCTCCTCCCCGAACACCTGATCGCGGGCATCCGGCTTGTCCTTGATCCACCCTTGCAGGTGAGCCACGTCATCGACGGTTGGCTCAACACTTGCAAACAGGCTCTTCAGCCAGCTTACGAACTTCTGCCACATAGTTGTACTCCTAGAAACGAACACAGGACCCGTGTGGGTCCTGGTATTTATTCGAGGAGCAGGCCACAGGCCTGCGACCGATCAGGCGGTCTTGCCGCTGCGGCGGCGGGCGATGAAGCCCATCATGCCCAGGCCGGCGAGGGTCAGAGCCATCGAGCTCGGTTCCGGCACCGGCAGCGGGTTGCAGTCGTTGCCGGTGCCGCACGAGTCACCGAAGTTCCCGGTCGTCGAGGTCGTGAACCCCCACAGCGAGGCGTGGCTCAGGTTCTGGGCGATGCCTTGGCGGTTCGAGGCAGTACTCGCCGTCGAGAAGTCCAGCGAAGTCACGCCAGTGCCGACGTTGTTCAGGAGGCCGAGGTTATACAGCGCGCCGCCGTCGAACACGAACTCGCTGTAGTAGTCCGCAGCCTTCAGCGTGATGCCGAAGTAGTTGTGAGCCAGAAGACCCAGCGGATCGACCAGCAGCAGCGAACCGCTCGAACCGCCGCTCGAGTAGATCAGTGCGACTTGCGAGCCGGAGGCCGAACTGGTCGTGTCGATCAGGGTCCAGGCCGAGAAGTCGTTCGAGTCGATCGCATCGAAGCGAGCGACGGTCCTCGCGATGGTCGAGCTGTTGCCGATGTCGTTGCCTTCGTACCGACCGGCACAGGCGTACGAGCCGACCAGATCGGCGGTGTTGCAGGTCGTGACCGGCACGGCGGATGCCAGCGTCGACGCCAGCGAGAGGGCCAGAGCGGCCAGAGCAGACATGAGCTTCATTTGATACTCCAAGATGGTTTCAGGCTGAGAGGCTGGACTTCGCCCAGTACAGCTATTTTAGACCAAGGGCGGATTCCCAGGTAAAGAAATGTACGAGTCGTTTTTAGGTTCGGCGATTCCCCTTGCGGATGGCTTCCGCTTGCTCCTCGTCATCTCGCTTCTGTTCTTCGGCTGTCTTGTGGATGCTCGCGCCTTCGAACAGCGCGAGAACACAGATGAACGCCAGAGCGATCAGGATCAGGTACGGCACGTACTGCATCGACTTCCTTCAGGGTTTCAGATCTCTTCCACGAACACCGTGACGTAGCAGGTCATCGAGCCCCAGTTGTTCTCGAGGTACTCGAACTCACGCTCGATGACCTTGTACCGTTCGAACTTCACCCGAACGGTATCACCGACCTTCGGGACCCGCAACGGCGGCTTATCGGCGTCGTGCGGTGTGACCTCGACGCGCAGGAGTTCTCGGTCGTTCGGACCTTGGATGATCAGAGTGGTGTTCATGATTCAGAAGTGCGGGTTACGTTCGTCGATGTGACCGCTCACGAGGCCCCAGGTACCGCCGCTCATGATCCACGTGCTCGTGTTCTTCACGCGGCGGAAGGTGTGACCACCAGAGGTCTTGATCTGGAACTTCGGCGTGATCTTCTCGATCACGCCATCGGGGTAGTAGTCGCCGTTGAAACCGCGCGAGACCTTGTCACCGACGCGGGGAGCGACCATCACATCGTATCGCGGCGAGGTCGATTCGCCTCGGTCGACTGGCAACCACAGGTACCCGAGCTTCTCGGTGAGGTGCGCAGCGATCTTCTCGACCGTTGCGAAGTCCCTCCAGTTCCAGCGATCGGTCCACTGCCGATCCTGCGCCATCTCGGGCGAGAGGGACTCGGCATACGTATCGATCTCACCAGACTTCAGGAACCGGATGTACATGTTGCTCTCCACGATTCGATGTTCTCATCATAACACGAACCTGGGAACCTGTACCAGCGAAATTGTAACGACCCTGGACCTGTAACGACGCACGTACGCGCGTCTTATTACCGGCGCATCTTGCCAGCGCGCCCTGCCTTCGACCACTCGTACGGATGACCGTCCGGAGTCTTGCCGTTCTCGATCGAATCCACGCCCGGCTTGCCAACCGAGTTCGGGTCTTGTGAGGCGAACGTGACGAACTCGTTCGAAGGATCCTTCCGGAGTTCGTTCATCAGAGCCAGGGCTTCCGTCATCTGCGACGGTTCGAAGTACTCGCATTCTGGTCCCTGGCGGAACCAGAACACCATGTATCCAGGTGTGTTCATGCGCGTACTGTACCACAACCTAGGAACCACGCGTAGCAGTTCCTAGGTTCAGTGGTTACATCGCGGAGACGATGAACAAGGTCAGCGGTTCGTAGCAAACCGCGTACATCCCGTCTTCACCCATCGAGACAACCTCGTAGTCAAGAGCGTCCAGACCTTCGGCTTCGAACGCCGCCACGACCTCTTGAGCGATCACACCGATGCGCTTCTTGTCTGGACGTGCGAGCAGACGATACGTCTTCACAAGACCCTTCAAGCGCTTCGCCACCCGGGTCTCGGCTTCAGTAAGGTCTTGAACGTCTGCCTTCAGACGCTCATCCGACGAAACGTTCAGAGCTTGGTCAGAGTAGATCGTCGACCACCGGTATGTTGCTGAACCGAGTGTCTGAGCTTGTGTGGCACCAGGACGAACGGCGCCACCGACTTCGATGATGAGGCGGTTCGCGCTATTGGTCGAAAACACCAGGTTCGCCGAACCACCAGCATCAGCTGCCAAGGTCGTGCCAGCGCCAGAGAACTGCAAGTACCCGTTTCGAACTGTGTTCGCACTGTTGTATCCGCTGATGTATGCATTGTCGTGCTGCATCCGAATGGCTTCTGATGCACCGGCAACATGCAGACGAGCCGATGGGACCGAAATGCCGATACCGACGTTGCCGCCAGAGTCGATGCGCATGAACTCGGTGAACGTGCCGCCATCACGACTCGTGAACGAAGTACCAACGCCGAACTGCAACGTACGGTTCGCCGAGGCGATCATAGTTGGGCCAGTCGCGCCACCGCCGTTGGCGTTCCCCATCAGGATATACGACACACCACCGCCACCACTCACTGGCGACAGAGACAGCGAGCCAGATGCTGAGCCGTTGTTCACTGTGAGTTCAGAGTACGTGGTTGTTGCGCCGATCGCCATCTTCCCGCCGGCAACGATACGGACCCGTTCGGACGTGACGCTGCTCACGGTCTCCAGGATCCGGAAGGCCGGATTCGTGCCACCGTACACGTCGAGTGACCAAGCCGTCGAGTTGTTGTTCGGCTCAGCGAAGTCGAGCTGACCGCCTTCATTCGAGTTATCATTCCGCCCAAGGAACAGGAACGACGAGAACCGCCCGTTCCCGTTCACGTCGAGAGCGTACCCAGGCGAGGCGGTGCCGATGCCGACGTATCCGGCCGCCGTGATACGCATCCGCTCAGACTGAGTGTTAGACTCGTTCTTAGTCCAGAATGACAGGTCGCCGCTGAGGTTGTGGAAATCGTTGTGATGGAACTTGATGGCTACAGAACCATCGTAGCTGTAGTTCGCACCAGAAGCCTGAATGATTGTCGTCGTGTAAGCACGCTGAGCAGATCCAGAAGTGCCAGCGCGTGTGCTACGAACGCCGATGCCTGCGAATCCAGTGGCGTGTTCCTGAACGGACAGACGAGCTGGGGCCTGCAGACCGTTCTCGAAGTGCGCGATCGCGACATTCCCGTTGTTCAGAACGAGGCTAGCTGCACCGCTGGTCCCGTTCCGGAATCCGATGTTGTACGACGGTCCAGCCGAATACAGCAGTGTTCCGGCGTTCGTCCCAAGATCCGCATTACCCCACTGCCCCTGAACAGTCAATGATCCTTGCCCGGTCTGTTCAAACTTGGCAATGTCGACCCTCGCCCCGTCGGCTACCAGCATGTGCAGGCGAGCAGCCGGTGATGCAGTGCCGACGCCAACGTTCCCAGACGCATCGATCCGCATCCGTTCGGTCAGAGCTCCAGCTGAGGTCGTCGTCAAGAACTGCAAGTACCCAGATACATCGCTCGCCGTAGCATTCGCCTTGCGCCCAGACACACCGGCGAACGGGAAATGGGCCGCGCCGTTGTAGAACCCGCCAAGCGTGATCTTGCCGCCAACGTCAGCAGCATACGCAGTAGACGTACGAACGTACAGGTTTCCACGGTTGTCATCACCAGCCACGTTCGCTGAGTTCAGTTCTACAGCCGCGAGCGGGTTTGATGTACCGACCCCGATGTTCCCAGTAGCGTCGATGCGCATCCGCTCGAGATTGTTCGTGAAGATCCCGAACGGCACTGCCGTTTCGACGTTCAGCGCAGCACCAGATGCAGTTGCTTGCAGGTACATCTGTCGAACACCACCACGAGCGATCGAGATCGATGGGTTGTTCGTAGCATTCACTCGCAGGACGTCGTCAACAGTTGCACCTTCGACGTGCAGCGGGTACGCTGGTGACGATGTACCGATGCCGAGCTGTCCGTTGGCGGCGAGTCGAACACGTTCGGTGTTATTCGTGAAGAACGCGAGAACACCGTTAGACCCGCCAGAGCCCGGCGAGAACATCCCCGTATCGCCATCACCACCGAACGCGTACCCGTTCAGCGACAGATCTGCGTTCGTCGGTGTTCCTTGTGCGGCACGGAACCCGTTGCCAACGATGTTCCCTTGTGAAACCTTGAAGTCCTTGTTAGTAGCCATTTTGTGCCCTTAAATCAGAGTGAAGAGAACATGAACATGATCAGCGGATCGTAGCAGACCGCGTACATTCCGTCTTCGCCCATCGATACGATTGAGTAATCAAGAGCATCCAAGCCTTCGGCGGCGAATGCCGCCACGACCTCTTGCGCGATCACACCGACTTGCTTCTTCGAAGGATCCACATTCAGACGATACGTCTTCACGAGGCTCTTCAGACGCGTCGCAACGCGAGCCTCAACTTCGGTGATGTCTTGAATGTCGTGCTTCAGACGTTCATCCGACGAAACGTTCAGCGCTTGGTCAGAATAGATCGTCGACCAGCGGTACGCCGCAGAGCCAAGTGTCTGTGCTTGTGTGGTGCCAGGACGGACGGCGCCGTTCGTCTCGACCTTGAGGCGCAGAGCACCAGCCGCGTAGAAGTTCAGGCCACCGTACGACGAAAGATGCGCTTGGAGTTCAGCGTTGTCTGAGAGACTCTTCCAAGTGAGGCCGTAATGAGACAGGACCTTATTCGTGTCGACGGTGAAGGTATCGGCAGCGTTCTCGATGCCCATGATACCGCCGACGGTAGTAGTGGTCGGCGAGTACACCGAGATCGGACCAACCTTCATCTTCAGCTGCCCAGCCATGGACACCGAAAGCAGCTCAGTACTCACTGGGGTAGTTGCCGCTGTCGTCGAGAACAACCGGAATGAAGACGTTTGAGATCCATTCAGAACGTTCGCGCCGTAGCAGTCAAGAGCAAAAGCTCGGAGGTTGTTATTCGGCTCGTTGAAGACGATCTCACCGCCCTCATTGCCAGAATCGTTCCGTGCCAGAATCACTGTTGGGGCACGAAGCTGCCCATTCACGTCAAGCTTTGCGCCTGGCGCTGTCGTGCCAACACCGACGTTACCCGACGAATCAATGCGCATCCGTTCGACGCTGGCCGTGGTGATCTTTACCGTCCCGGTTGAATGCCATGCGTTCAGGAACAAGCCGTTACTGCCGAAGCCGGTAAGCGATGAGCCGTCTGGAGCGTACTCAGAACCTGCCGGGTACGACGCACCCATGTGGTGCAGAGCACAGCCGACCGCGGCTGGCGCTGCGTTCCCGTTGTTCAGGCGGATGCTGGAGTACATCGTCGCATCGGTGGAGTTCACGACAATGTTCGCAGTACCAGAAGAGCGATGAACCAGGACACCGTTGAGCGCAGCTACAGGGACCGCACCAACACCGACGTTGCCCGATGAGTCAATGCGCATCCGCTCAGCGCCAACTGTCTGGAACACGAGCTGCTGAGCCGACTGGTTCGCCGCGATCGTCGCAACACCGGTGGAGTCGACCGACAGGTCAAGACGCTTCGCGCTTCCAGACGCGTCTTCCAGGCGGATGTACGGAGTGGTGCCAACGACGGTCAGAAGCTGCGACGGTGCCGAAGTACCGATACCGAACTGGCCGCCGGCTGTGAGGCGAACGCGTTCGGTGTTGTTCGTGAAGAATGCGAGGGCACCGTTCCCGCCACCTGAGCCAGGCGAGAACAGACCAGTGTCGCCGTCCACCCCAAATGCGTACCCATTCAGAGAACCGTCGCCGTTCGACGGTACGCCTTGTGCAGCACGGAACCCGTTACCAACGATGTTCCCTTGTGAGACCTTGAAGTCCTTGTTAGTAGCCATTTTGTTTCCTTACTTGGTTTCGAGGGCAGCGACGCGTGCACGCAGCTCTTGGATTTCCTTGATCAGCATCGGTACGAGCTTCGAAGCATCGACACCCCAGGTGTGCTTCAGCACCTCAACGTCATCAGCATCGCCGACGTGGACAGCATCAGGAGCGACCTTGTACAGGTCTTGAGCGATGAACCCGGCCTCTTGATGCTTCCCATCCGCCTTCCAATCAAACGAGACGACCTCGATCTGATCGATCTTCGAACCGAACGATCCAGCCGGCTGGACGTTCTCCTTCAGGCGGCGATCGGAAGTCGTCGAGTACGTGGTTGCCGAAGCGGTGACAGAGACACAACCGACCTGGGCATCAGACGCGTTCGCGAACGTCAGGGCCTGTGTGGTCGTCGAGTTGTTCAGCGCACGGATGCCGATGCCGTACACTGAGCTCGCACCAGCGTGATACAGAGCCAGTTGGTGTTGCAGCCCAGCAACTACACCGTTCGTATTCCCGTTGATGCCAATGTAGCCAGACGAAGCCGTGATTCGAATGCGTTCAGCGTTGTTCGTCCAGATCCCGAACGGTGTGTTCGTGGTGACCTGAATACCAGCCAGCGATGCGACCGATCCGAGAGTGTTCCCAGAACCGTTCGCGAACATGTTCAACGTCACTGTGTCAGACTGCGCAACGATCACCGAGGATGCAGAAGCGCCGGTGTTCCCGTTGTACACGCGCATCACCGATGCAGCATTCTGTGATTTCTGCAGATCGAAGTCAAATGACGGCAGCGAGGTGTTGATACCGATCTGACCTGTAGATGTGATGCGGAACCGCTCTGCTGTACCAGTACCACCAGTACTGTTCGTGCGAACCACAAAGGCTTGACCAGCAACATTCGTGGTGTAGCAATCAATCGACGTGACGGTAGTTGTCGCCGCAAGAGTTGTGATTGCACCGGTTGCGGTATCAGACACGGCGATGCCGGCATCGCCGACCACGTGGAGCTTCCGTTGCGGTGATCCAGTGCCAATGCCAACATCGCCAGCCGATGTGATGCGCACCCGCTCTGTATTGTTGGTCCCAAGTACAAGCGAAGAACTTGTATTAGCATTCAACCATACTTGATTGGCTCGTGAGCTGTGTTGAGATCCGTATGCTGAGAATCGGCCGGTAGTGTCATTGCCAACAATAGCAAGATCGACAAAGTCCCCAGCTGCAGTGCTGGTGTTTTCGATGGATGCGCTTGCAGCTGTGCCGCGAACATGAAGCGCGCGAGTCGGTGCCGACGTCCCGATGCCGACGTTGCCAGACGAGTCGATGCGCATCCGCTCTGTGAACGTCATCGTCGCGCCGGCCGTGGTGCTGGCCGCTGTGGAGAAGACGTGACCACTTCCGTCCAACGGCTGTTCATACAGCGAACCTACGGTTGTGATGCCAGCAATCCAGTTCGTGCCGTTGAATGTCGCATTAGCTGCGAAGCCGGTCTTCCCATTGGACGACGAGTACAGACGGCCGTAGGTGCCAAGTTCCACGGCGCGGTAGTCGCTACCCCAAGTCTTCGGCGTGATGCCAACACCGACGTTGCCCGATGAGTCAATGCGCATCCGCTCTACAGCATTCACAACGAACGTTGCTGGGAGGCCGCCGTTGAAAGCGATACCCAATGTGTTCGCTGGAACACCGTCGCCAGTTGCGCTTGAAGAGTTGTTCGCAACGAGCGCTGCAGACGAAGTACCCCACGTGTTCGCATACACGCGGGCAACACCAGATGCTGCGGCATTCACGTAGAGTTCGTTTGTTGCATCTGTTGATTGCCCGATGTCAACAGTATGCGACGGCGAAATATTCTTGATGCCAACGTTGCCTGCCGCCGAGATCCGCAGACGCTCGATGTTGGAAGTTTTGAACACAAGCGGGTACGCGCCAACCACCGTCAGTTGAGTCTCGCTGGCGCCAGAATGGTGCTGCAGAAGAACCACATTACCGGTCGTAGTTTCTTCGAGTTTCAGCGTTGGGTACGTGGCGCGCCCAAGATGCAGCTGCTCGCTTGGGTTTGAGGTCCCGATGCCAACGTTGCCAGCTGAGGTGATGCGCAGCATCTCGACTGCCGCACGTCCAATCGTGAACGCCGTGTTGTTCGTTGCGGCGGCACCAACGCGCAGGTTCCAGTCAGCACCGTACGCGCCAAGCGTCAGACGGGCGTACGAGCCAGCCGTCGAGTTCTGGTTGCTGATCGAGATACCGTAATCGGCATTCGCGCTCTTCTCGAACGAAGCGATGTCGTACGTTGCGTACTGTGAGGTGCGACCAACCGTGAACGCGCCACCGACGGTGAATCGACCGGCTTCAGTCAGCGTGCCAGGATTGTAGTTGAACGTGAGCGCGCCGTTGTTCGAATCGATTGTGTTCAGGTTGTTGTCGTTCGCTAGCATCAGACGAGTCAACGACCCGCCTGAGTACAGCTCCATGACCTTCTGGTCGGAAGCGTATACACTGAACTGAGCGTTTGTGTTCAGGTTCGACGCCGTGTTGATGCGGACGGTGCCAGCAGCATTGATCCGCATCCGCTCAGCGCCGTTGATGAAGATCCAATCGCCGCCAGTGGCGGTGTCGATCGATCCGATGTACAGGGTGTTCGCTGAGTTAATGCCGAACATCCGAGTGTCCGTGCCGTTCAGCAACTTCCCGTGGAGATACGAAGCGTTGTTCAGGTACGCATCGCCCCCGATGACAAGGCCGTTCTTGACCTTGAAGTTCACATTGTTAGCCATTTGACTTCCCTATCCGTCAAAAGGGGAGGCCGAAGCCTCCCGAGAATTGTTACACTGCGATCAGAGTTCGGCTGAACTTCACTGCCTTCGAAGAGAGTGCGGATGCGGTGAACGTCAGCGAGACAGTGCCAGAGCTCAGCGATGCGTCGAACGTACCGAGCGACGCCGCCGAGGTCATCTCACCGTACTCGACCTTGTACACGTTCGTGCCGTCGTGCATCACAGAGATCTCGACAACGTGGTACTGCGAGTTCGTCTGGTCGGTGACCTGCACGAAGTACTTCGCTGAACGGTACGTTGCTGCGGCGAACGTGTCGATCGCAGTTGTCGTCAGAGTGTTCACCGGGGTGCTGCCGCCGCCGGTCGACATGTGAGTGCCAACGATGATCGAACCGTTGAAGTTCGTGGTGCCGGTGAAGTAGTTCGCACCATCGGAACCAAAGCGCAGACGTTCAGCGCCATTCACCGAGATCACGATCGGGCTGTTGGCGCGTTGATACAGAACGCCGGTGCCCGCCGAGTCCATTCCGACTACGAAATCAGAAGTCCCGACTGTTGTACCATTCCCTGCGTAAGCAGTTTGGGACGCCGTTGATGCGCTGTTAGTAATGGCGATCCCGCCGCCGGCAACATGCAGCTTCGAACCCGGATTCGTGGTGCCAACACCAACGTTGCCAGAAGCGTCAACACGAACACGCTCAAGGCTGTTCGTCGTGATGCCGAGAGCGTTCGTTGCTGGCAGGAACAGACCGTTCGCTGGACCAGAGTTGCTAGTCACAGCAACCGATGCAGCGGACAGGGCGCCAGACGCGGTGATCGTGCTGTTCACAGTCAGGGCACCTGACATCGTGTCACCGGCGACGTCAACGTACGTCGAGCCAACGAGAGCGGTGATGTCAGCCGTAGTCACGGCAGCAGTGCCAGACACACGACCGTACGTGTCACGAGTGATCTTCAGGAACGAACCGGCGCCAGAGTCAGCCAGCGTGTTCAGCGAGAATGTGCCAGATGCCAGTGTGAGGCCGGTACCAGCAGCGTACGGCGAGAGACCGAGGATGTCAGATGCTGCAACTGCGGTCGTACCAGACACACGACCGTATGAGTCACGAGTGATCTTCAGGAACGAGCCAGCGCCAGCATCAGCGAGGGTGCTGAGAGCGAACGTACCAGAGGTCAGAGTGAGACCAGTGCCGGCAGCGTACGGCGAGAGGCCGGTGATGTCAGCAGCAACGACTGCGGTGGTGCCAGTGACACGACCGTACCCGTCAACGGTGATCTTCTTGAACGAACCTGCGCCAGAATCAGTGACGGTAGCGAGGTCGATGTTGTCGACGTTCACGACGATGCGCGATGCCGACGCTGTACCAACGTTGAACGTGTTCCCAGACAGCGTGAGACCGGCGCCACCAACGTACGCGCCAGATGCCGAGAACTGAGTGAACGAGATCGCGTCCGAGCCAACGGTCGTGACGGTAGCGGTCTGAGTCCAGCCAGTGTCAGCTTGCGTCGCGCCTTGCTCAATGAACACAGCAGCGCTGTTGATCTCGTCGATCGGCGACACTTCGTCGAAGTCGGTAGAACGTGCCCAAGCGCCAGCTGCCACGACGTACACGCCGTTCTCGGATGCTGTCGTTTGATCCTTGACCAGGACACGGTTCCCAGCAACGACTGCGACACCGTCGATCGTCTGCGTGCCAGACAGGGTGATGTTCGCCGTAGTACCGACCTTCACCGAGTGCTTCCACGACAGGCCGTTCACTGCGTTGTCGACGTACTGCTTCGTAGCGAGGTGCGATGCCGCAGTCGGGGTAGCACCGACGACGCCGGTGTTGAACGTCCAGGAACCGGTGATCGTCTCGTTGTCTGCGACACGAGCGAGGATCGTCGAGTTCGGGATCTGATTCTCAGTGATCGTCAGGGCGGCTTCGTGACGTGTTACACCGGTCTGCCCAATGCGGGCAGCATCGAATGTGCCGGTGGTGATCTGCGACGCGTCGAACCACAGCGACGACTGGTGTTGGGCGACAGAGTTAAATGAAATACGTGCATTCGGCAACGAGCCAGACACCACTTGTGAGCCATCGATCGCGATGTGCGCTTGGTGCTGTGTCACCGACGTCTGAGAGATCTGAGCGTCGCTGATCACACCAGACGTGATCTGTGAGCCAGCAATCGCAATCGGGGCCTCTGCCGCTGCGGTGATCAGGCCCTTGCCGTTCACAGTGAACGAAGCAGCCTTGTTCGCAGCGCCGAACGTGCCGACAGTGCCATTCACAGTTGCCAGTGACACCGCGTCAGTGCCGCCGTCAATCGTGCCGACGAGGTCGCCGGAGAGCGTGTAAGAGGAGATCGTGTTCGTCGAACGGATCCAGGAGGACCCGTCGAACACGTAAAGGCCGATCTCTGTTGAGGTACCGGCAGTGAGGAAGAACAGCTCGCCAACGTTCAGGCCGGTGCTCGGCAACGCCGTCCCGTTCTGAATCTGAAAGTTCACTGCAACCGATGAATCGGCAAGAAGCAGACCGTCTTGAAGCATTATTGACCCCTATAGGAAAGGACTTGATCGTACGTCCGCCTATTTATGGGATCGGGGCTTTACAAGACGGCAAATGGTACTGGGTCACCTCCGAAGTCATCCCGGTCTTCGTTTGAGTCTGGATCAACGTATTCGTTCACAACCTTGAACGCGTTCTCATCGTAGTCGGCTAGACGCTTGATCAGACGAGTGATGCCAACCAGCGCCATCACACAGTCATCAGTTGCGCCCTGCTTCGCCTCGTACGAACCACCCTTGGCGATGAAGTTCTTCAGTTCGAACAGCAGTGACTTCGAGTACAGTTGGAACCCTGACGAGACCTTCTCGATCAATGACTTCATCTGGAGGCAAGCGAGGATCTTCGTCTTGCCAGAGGTGTACACGCCGTACTTTCCTGGAACATCGCTGTACAGTTCGGCGAACTCTGGCTGCTTCTCATCGTTCATGTACAGCGCAGCGATCGCCTCGCCAACGCCGTTCCGTTCGAACGTCCAGAGGCACTCTGCCCGACCACGACCCTTGATCTCAGTGAGCTTGTTCAGGATCCACTTCAGCTTCGCGTACAGCAGCGGGATCTTGATCTCGTTCGATCGCCACTCGGCGACCTGCTTCAGGCTCGGGAACTCGAACACCTCGATCGCTGTGAAGTCGTTCCCGGATCCAGTTGCCGGATCCAACGAGACGAGGTACTGCTTTCCGTATCCGCCGATGTTCTCCTGTGGAACCCAGAACTTGAACCCCATGTCTTCGTACAGTGGATCTTTGTCCACGATCTGCTGAAGCTTCATCGAACTCAGCAGCATCGCGTCTGAAGACAGGAACTCGCAGCCGACCTCTTGCCGGGTCTTCAGCAGACCCAGCATGTTCACCATCATCTGCCAGTACTTCTCGTCACGCTCCGGATGCTCACGCCAGTTCACTTGGAATGGGACGAAGTTGATCTGCTCTTCTTGAGCCTCGTCGCTCTTCTTCGCTGCGAGACCGGACATCGCACCACGCCAGAGCTGTGCAAAGAGCTCAGTGTCGCCGTTCGGCGTCGAGGAGATGATGGCGGAACCGCCGGTCGAGAGCGTCGGAGCCAACGAGGCCCAGAGCAGTTCTTGAACGCGCGGCGAGATGAACGCCAACTCGTCGAGGTACATCTTCGAGATCGAGAGACCACGACCGGTCTTCTCGGTCGTGGCTTCAGAGATGATCCGCGAACCGTTGTCGAGTTCGATCTTGTGCATGTTGTAGTACTTCAGTCCAGGCTTCAGCCAGTTCGGAAGTTCTTCGTATGCGAACCGGACCCGTGATGCGATCTCAAGAGCGTGGCTCTGGTTCTTCGATGCGATCAGCACCGTCATGTCTGGGTTGAAGCACGCGAACCACAGGAGGTACATAGCGGCGGTCACGGTCTTGCCGCACTGACGAGGTTGCAGCGTGATCGTGAACCGGTTCTCCTGCATGTGCCGAACGAACCGTTCTTGGTACTCGAACAGATCAAATGGGATCGTACCCTTCTTCGGGTGCTGCACCTTCACATAGTTCCGCATGAAGTACACCGGATCTTCCATGCACTTCTTGAGTTCCATCACCATCTCTGGTGTGTACTCATCCGTGGAGTGCGCACGCTTCAGTTGTGGGTTCTTCATACTTCGAGACGATGATACGGCGAGTGCTTCCAGAGGCTTGTGAATGTTGATGAGATTCCTGAGTCATCCGAGAACATCACCAACGAAGTGCCGGTCGCAATCGCCGGACCGATGACCGCCAGGAGTTCAGCGGCGACGTCATCTGGGACGTGCGCGAAGTCGGCAAAGATCAGGAGACCGATCGTCATTCCGCGAAGCGCATTTGGGGTTGCTGCAATGACATAGATTGACGAGCCGTTGTCGAACTCGATCGTGTGCTTCGTGCTACGAACCACAGTCGGCTTCATGTGTGCCGGCAGCGACTTGAACAGCTCAGCGATCAGCTGGATATAGGTCATCGCCCACGCATGTGACGGGGCGACCAGAGACACGACCTTGTGCGGCTTCATCAAAGCAAACCACAGCGCGTACACAGCCGAAACAGTCGAAGCTCCTACCCGTCGCCGATGCTTGCAGATCACTCGCGAGAACTTGTGGTACTCGTCCATCATCTGCTCTTGTTCTGAATTCAGCACCAACGGGGTGCCGCTGATCTTCATGAGCGATGAGAACTTCTTCGGGTCATCAAGACAGAGGGCGTAATCCATCAGTTGCCTGTTCTGAGCTTCCTGATGGTACTTGTGGCTCGAGCTGTAGATCATTCTTTGTCTTCTCCGAATAGGTGGATCTTCACAAGGTCAACCGTGTCATCGTGAACCAAGACCTCGAAGTGATTCGCTTTCACTTCGACCTTCTTAGCGTGGAACATCGACTTCTGACTTGCAACGGTCACCACAGAATCGTTCGGTTCGTTCGTCGTTGGCAGCGAACCGCCAGTGCTGATGATGCTCAACGTCGGGATCTTGAACTCGAACTCACGAAGAAGTTCTACGTACGGAGCGCGAGGGGTGATGTCACGAACCAACGGCGGATGATTCGGCAACCATTGGAGGATGTTCGCCGCCTTCGACCCGCCGAGTGGTGAGCTGATCGTGATCAGCTTCGAGACCTTCGGATGTTCGGTGGCGATGATCGAACCGATCACACCGCCTAGTGAGTGCCCTACGATCGCGAACGGACCCCTCTTAGGCAATTGGAGTGTAACTTCGGCGATCGAATCTTTCAACGGCTGGTGTGACCTGTAGTTCACACGAACTGCATCATGTTCTGGAAGCTGCCGAAGGATGTACGCAAAGCTACGATCTGAAGAGTTCAGACCATGAATGTACACGACCTTCATTTGCGGGTGACCCTGTGATGTGTGTTACAACACAAGTATTTACACCCTCAGGATGTGCTTATTCGTCGTGAACCGTGATGCCGTGTTCTTCGAGAGCTACCTTGAGCTCGGCATCGAGGCTGTACCATGTCTTGAACGTGAGCTTCGACTCTGCCATCGCAGGCACCACGTACCAGATCACCTTGTCAGGCTGCTGCACTTGGACGACTTCGAGGTTCTTGCGAGGCCAGGTAAACAGACGGAGAATCCAATCGCCGCCACCCGTCTCAAGGCGCTTCGTCGATTCGATGTCGCCGTTATCGATCGCTGCCTCGATCTGCTCAGTAGTGTCATTCACGCGGGTACCGCGCATCGACGAGTGAAGCATGGAAACTGCCATCTTCTGGATGGTGTCTTCGATCTTGCCGCTCATGAGTAGCTCTCGGTCTTCGCCTTGATGCCAAGGACGTTCAGGATTCGGTGGTACAACCCGACCGTCGATGTCTTCGACGTCTCGGCGCGAATGTTCGAGAGGAGTGACGTTGCGATCGGCAGCATCGCTGCATCGAACGTTGCCTCGTCTGCGGCACCCATCGGCGTGCGATCCTTCTCCAGCGCTTCGGTCCACTCGCGCGCAGTCGCTACGATCGCTTCAAGACGTTGAATCTCAAGGCGCAGATCATCACGAGCGGTCTTCAGTGAATTCGATGCTGGGAACAGTGCCATGATTACTTCTTCTTCGTGCCCTTGATACCGGCGGCAACGAGATCATCGTACGTCACAGCGATGTCGTCAACGTCGGCCTCAGAGTCATCGGTTGGGTTGATGAACACGCGGTACTCTGGGGCGTGCATCGCCGAGGTCACGTACACTTCATCACCCTTCTTGAAGATCTCAGTAGTCTTCTTGGCGATGTACGTCTCTTTGCGGTAGATGCCGTACTCGCTCGCGCTGTCTTCGAACAGTTCAGATACCTTCACTTCAAGTTCTCCAGTTTGTACTTCACACGGGCGACTTCGCCTTGCAGTTCCTGGTATTTATTGACCAGGAACCCCTCTTGTGGGAATGTCGTCTCAAGCTGAGCGAGAACTGTGTAAAGTTGTGTGATGAACTCGAGTGGATCCTGTTCGCTGAACGCGTTCGGGTCCGAGAGCGGGAGTTCGAAGTCGCCATGCGCACCGATGTACATCTCGGCAAGCTCGTCTGCGAACGCCCTAAGCTTCTCATACAGCTCGCCGAGTGCCATGTGCATCGCGAACGACTTCACCTTCCAGTGCCAGAACTGAGAAACTCGTTGTGCCATTTGCAGAACGCGAATCACGTTCGGCATCCCGTCTTGATGTTCCATAATCATGCCTTTGCCCAAAGGTCGTGGTCTGCCTTGCGTGCTTTTCCAGACCCGGTGATGAAGCTATTTACACGACCCATTGCCCACTGCACCTGTCCTACACCAGGACGGTGATGTTGACGCCAAGCAGCTGCGCCGCGATTGAATACTTGCTTCAGAATTCCGTACGCGATGCCGGTCTTCTCAGCCTTGTTCTTCAGGGCCTTCTCGACGTTCCCGTCTTCGAGAATCAGGCTCTCACCATACATTCGATGGTATGCATCGGTGCTCGCGGACTTTGGAAGCGTCTTGCCGCGCGCTTTCAGCTTCTCACGGTACTTCTTGTCAGCAGGCCAATCGGTCTTGCCGTTGATCTTAGGATACGAATCAGGATCTTTGTGATCGCTGCTCTTGAACTTCTTGAGCTCGCGATCCATTTCCTTCTTCAACTCACGCTTTTCTTCAGCGCTCACGCCTTTGAAGTTCGTGTAGTCTTTGTACGCCCTCTTACCGTTCTTTGTACTAGAGGTAAGACCTTCAAGAAGTTCACTGACCAGCATGTTTCTTCCAGCGGTTGTATGCTTGCTTCAATTGGTTCTTGAAGTCGCCGAGCTTCTGCTTCGATGCCTTCGAGACCCCAGGATCAGGCGTACCCTTTCGACGTGCCTCGTTCGATGCTGCCTTCTCAGCGAACGCATCGTAGAACCGATCGTAGAATCCTTCTTGGTCTTTGTGTTCAATGAACGAGTACGCCTTGTCGTAGTTCTCGTCCGTCTTATCACCCTTCATCAGGATGTTGATGATCGCGTGGATCATCGTCTTCTCGGCTACGTCGCCGACATATTCTCCGTGTCGACCCTTCACTTCTTCTTTCAGCTTCACGAGGTACTGTTTGAACGTGATCATTCTTCATCCTCGTCTTCGTGGTACTTCACAAGCTTCACAGCGCCCTTGAACTTCAGACGCGAGGTGTTGAACCACGCTGTGGACTCGACGTCCCAACCGTATGTGAAGTCATCGTATGCATGACCACCATGGTGAACGCCGTCGAATGCCTTCGCGAGTTCCTTCCACGGATAGTTCAAGCGCATCTTGTCTCGTCCGTACGACGAGCTCATCCATTCTTTCTCTTCAGTCCGCCCGACACGCTCTGCCCACTCGTAGAACTGTTCGAGGTACAACGTTGGAAGAACCAGTGTATCCGGCTTCACTTCAAACAGGAACCCGTAGTCAGTCTGCCAAGTCCTGTGATTCTGCAGAACATACTGGTACCAATCGGATGTGTATCCGTCCTTGCGACGGATCGCCGTCGAAGTCCAGAACGCACCACTTGGTTTGTTCGTGCCGTTCACAGGCGATTCACGGAACGCTGTGAGCACCGGTGTCGTCGCTGATTCTTGAATCTCACGACGAACCTGCTGCAGGCGCAGTCGAGTGTCAAGCTCACGCTCAAGCTTCGGATCTCGATTCTTCGGGACGAACAGTTGGAGCTTCGGCTCATGCTTTCCGAGGTGTTGCTGCATCCCGCGGAGGCCCTCGTACCCCGAAGCGTAGTCATCAGCCCAAGAAGGCTCTGACTTCTTTCGTGCTTCGAGGAGTTCCGCGAGCTTCACTTCTTCTTGCCCTCTTCGTCGATAGCATACACACGAGACACACGACCCTTCGGTCCAGCTGCGTCCCAGTACTTCACCGACTTCTTCTTGCCGTTGATGCTCACTGTCGCGGACTTCGCCGTGGTCGGTGCCGATGAGACGGCTTTGTCGTACGTGTGACCGTTAATTTCAACCTTCGGCGATGCGCCAATGCCGGCCGCCACCGCACCAACAACGGCCGCACCAGCTACGGCACCCTTCCAGCCCTCTTGAAGCTCAGGCTGCATGTACGTGTTGTCCGCGCCTTCAGCCAGATTCGCCTTGCTACGCTCACGGTCGAGCTTCTTCAACAGCGCCTTCCGTCGAACTTCGTGAGAATGAAGATCGGCACCAGACATCGGGCCGTACTTCTTCTCGTGTGCGATCTTGCTATCGGCGTGTGCCTTCAATTCGGCCTCAACACCACGCATGTTCGGCTTCTTGACTTCAAACAGTTCTGATACCTTCACTTGTAATCCCCTTCAAGTTTCTTCTTCAAGGCTTGAAGATCATGCTCATTGCCGATCTTCTCTTCCGTATGGGTGAGTGGGCGGGCCTTCGGGTCTCCCGGACTTTGATCGCTCGAGTACCATTCGATGCTCGCCATGAGCTGGTCGCTATCCTTGTAGAAGTTCACGCGCGTGTGATCAAGCGTGACGTGGATGTTCTGCGGGAGAACGTACTCGCCGTTCCCCATTTTCATGTCCGCGTTCGAGCCTTTCTGGAACACCTTCTTGATCATCGCTCGCTCTTCGGCAGTGATGTCGGCGCGCTTCGTGGGCGAAGTCTTTTTACCAAAGAGCTCTTGGAGAATCATCGTGCACTCCGGATCTCATCGGCGTCCAGCTCGCGAGTGCCTTCGACAGTAGCATCGTGGATCTCGCACCACTTCTCGAGAGCAGCTTGATCCTTGAAGCACTTCCGCCACTGGGAGTTCTTCATGCCCTTGCGACCGTATGCTTCGATCGTGTGACCCTTGCCAGCCTTGTATGAGAGCGGCATGATGCCGTCTTTCGGAGCAGCTTCAACGATCGGTTCTGCGTTCGCGATGCTCTTGAACAGCGGGCCCTTGGTAACACGCAGACCTTCCGATAGAACGACCTGATCTGGCTTCGCGTACACCTTGCCGTTCCGGTACTTCACGGCTTGACCATCAACGGCCTGCGGTGAGATCACGAGACGACCGTCCGGCAGAACCTGCGAGACGTCGTGCTTCTCACCCTTGTGCGGACCAACGAGCGGCTTCACAACGTCGCCAACCTTGAACTCGGCGGTCGTGGCTTGTTCATCCGGATCGGCCTTCACTGGGGTGTCCGATGGAGCGGTGTCATCTTCTGGTTCAGCCGAAGCATCTTCAGCTGGGACCTTCGCCGGGGCCGAAGCCTTCTGAGCTGGAGCCGACTTGCCAGCGAGACCCTTGCCGAGGCCTTGAAGGGCAGCGTCTTCCTTCATGTAGTTGTTCCAGCCCTTGAAGATCACACCAAGTGAACCATCCCACTCTGCGATCTGTCCTTCGGACTCTGGATCGTGTGCTGATGCGCTCTTCGAGTTCCCATAGAACAACGCGTCTGGGCATTCCTTCTTCACTCCGGCCTTCCAATCGGCGAAGGTGTCGAATGACTTCTCTCCAGCCTTCGCCTTCAAATACGGCGCCTTACCGCGCCGGCCGGTTGCGGCTGCCGCGACGGTCTTCGAGATGTCACCTTCAAGCACGGTGACCTTCTCAGAATCGTCGATGATGTTCTTCACCGAACGACCACCGACGCGCAGGCCGCCGTTGTACTTCGGATCGGCTTCAACCCTACCGGTGTGTTCGCCGTTCTCGTCGACCCAGAGCAGGCGATCGCCGGCCTTGATCTCTTTACGCTTGCTGTCGAGAGGGGCGCCTTCAACCAGCGATGTGATTTGAGAGAGGAGTGACATAGTGTCTCCGTTGAGTGTTCTAGTATTTATGGGTCACCGACAGCTTACATTGCAAAACCGATCTTGTCGGACAGGTGACCTGGCGACGACTTCGATCGGAGGTTCGCCTTCGAAATCTCACGACCAGACTTCAGCGGTTCGACCTTGATCGTACCATCTGTAGCCAGACGAGACTTCACGTACCACAGATCCGGAACGGCCTGTTGAACGAGCGGGATGAAGTTCATGCCGGACTCATTCGTGATCCACTTCACGACCGCTGCCTCAAGACGAGCGATGCCGGTGTTGTCGGTGCCTGGATCCGGCGCTTCTTCGTACGTCGGGTAGTTCGCAGCAAGCCATGCATTGATCTTCTGTGGAGCGGTCTTCACGGAGTTCTCCGAGATCAGCTTCATGAGCTCGATCTCCTTCTTGTACTTCCGCTTCATCGCTGCTGGCGATGCTTCAATTGCCTTCAGAACCTCGGTGACCTTCAGCGTGTTCGTGTTCCCGCCAGATCGCTTCGAGCTGAACGAGTCGATCTTCTCATCAGCACCCTGCTTTGCCTTCATCGTGAAGTCGTACAGCGGCTCGTTCCCAAGCTCTGGGAATCGAACGCCACCGGCTGAGTACTCAGGCTTCTCATTCACAACGAACAGCGGACCGAGGACTTCCATGAAGTCGTTGTTGATCGTGTTCTTGAATGCACTGTCTTCCTTCGTGCCAGACGAGACGTACAGATCCTTCGCTGCTTGCTGGCGCTTCTTGTCATTCGGCTTCTCAGCCAGATCGACCAGCGCCTTCAAGTACTTCGTCTGCTCTTCTGGAATCTCTTTGTGCTTGTCGAGAAGCTTCTTCACCTCGGCTGGGTACTTCGAGATGAACTTCGGACCGAACAGGCCGAGCTGGTCCGGCTTCAGATCGATACCGACTGTGCGCTCCATCTTGAACGGCTTGTCGATGTCAGCGAGCTTCATCAGGTACTCGCCATCGCCAACGCGAACGCGGAGCTTCGACTCGTACTTATCGGAGGCAAGAACAGTGATCTTGTCGCCCTTCTTCACCGACTTCTTCGATGCCTTACCGAAGACGTCGAAGAGCCCCGAGTCATTCTTTGCGATCGTCTCAACGTCACCAGAGGAAAAGTACTTCTCCCACTTGTCCTTGCCGTTTGACGCTTCGAACAGGAACTGTTTGAAGGTGATCATTGCGAATGGTCCTTGACTGACCAGAACGCCTTCCCAAGGGCGGTCTGCTTTTTCGATTGTGCGATACTGTTGCCGAGTTCTCGAGCGAACTTGTACATCTCTGTTGCGAACCCGCGACGACGGAAGTTCTTATCCACATGCAGATCAAGTGCCTCCAGATCGTCTCCGTTCACAACGAAGTTCACCCACCCAAGAACGGTGCCGCGCTTCGTTTGGAACTCGATCCGGAACTGCTCGCTCTGCTTCTGGTCGATCTTCACGTACCCTGGCTTCGCAACCAACTTGTACTTATCGCCAGGCAGCTCCTTTACCTGCTCGAACCCAGGTTTGAACACCTTCTCATTCACGCTCTCCAGGAGCTCAGCAAGCAACGACATCATTCACCCTTCTTCATCTCGGCATCAACAGCGAGCATCTTCATGATGTCTTCGCGAGATGCCACGACGGCGCCGTTCGTCTTGTTGTTCGTGAACGGAACGAACGTCGCCTGCTTCCGACGATCACCCTTCACTCGAGCCCGGACTGAAGCAGCGTTCAGAGCGATGTTCAAGTAATTCGCTGCAACTTCGGCGTTCCGAGCTGCGTACCGAGGTTCGATCATCTCCATGTACGCAGTCTGGTTGTTGAATGCGTCCATCGCGGCTGTGTACACTGTATCGATCTTCGCATCGATCTCGACGTCCTCTTCGTCCTTCGGGACTTGAGCATCAGCGGTGCCGTTCAGCTCGGCGACAGTGCCTTCAGTCGTTGGGATGTACTCGCCTTCCTGCTCGAGGTCGCCAGGGAGCGTGTTGAACAGTTCGTCCAACGGGTTCGTGATCTTGGTGTTCAGTACGCTCATACGGCACTCCCTACAGGCTTCTTGGCCTTCTGCTTGAACAGGGTCTTCTCGGTCAGCACCCGGAACGTAGCGCCGTTCCGACTTGCGTACTCACGAGCAGATGCCCACTTTGCTTGATTGATCAAGAACGCTTGTTGGTCGCGTGGTGTCGCCTTCGGCGTGAGCACGGACTCCTTGTACGGCTTGATCTCGATGATCTCTTTCTTCACTTGCCCAGTCGCGTCGATGTACATCACGATCATGTCTGGAAAGTACCGGTGCATCTTCCCGTCGAGCGGATGCACGTAGGGAATCGCGAGCTCTTCAGCACCCCAGCGCAGAACGGCATCGGTGCTGTCAAGCCACTTCATGAACGCGAGCTCCCACGATGAACGGAAGAAGATCCGATTGATCGACTTCCCCACGTACTTCTGTGGGTTCTTAGGAATGAATCGACCTTGCCCAGCCATCATGCACTCCCATCGGTGGATGCGGCGGATGCTGTGATTGTGCCGCCTTCAGTCGTACCGGACGAAGCGACCTTCGAGCCGGGGCTGAAGAACGAGTTGAACAACCCGCTTGATCGTTCCTTGAGGCCACCGCTGACAAAACCGCCAAGCTGCTTCGAGAGGCCAGAGGTAACTTGACCAGATAGCTGCTTACCAACGGTGCCGTTCCCGAACACTGATGTGACGCCGCGCGAGAGCACATCGGAAGTGAGCTTCTCTGTGTACTTGTCTGTCTGTTGCCCGAGAACCTTCGAGAGCAGACCTTGCTTACCTTGTGCGTTCTTCGAATTCGACATCCCAGGCTTCCCAGGCATCACGTCAAGTGGAACGGTCTGAATGTTGTTCGCGCGGATCTTGTACATCGACTCGGTGTAGTCCTTGCGGAACTGGTTCAGCGAACCCATCTTCACCATTTCCATCCAGTCGTACCCGAACACCATCGTGAGCGTGTTCACATCGTTTGCTTCGTGTGAGAGTTCATCAAGATCGAACGAGACGATGCGCGGGTTCACGAAGTCGAACGCGACCATCTGCGCCGCTTCGGAGATGCCTTGGTTAGGGTCTGCGAACATCTGCTTCACACGGATGTAGTCGATCGACTGCCCGAAGTCACTGTTCACCACCGCGCGGTTAGCGTTGTTCGCACCAGCGCCCTGACCGAGAATCCAAGACATGCCGGATCCGGTTTTGAGCTTGGATGAAGACGGAATAGCAGCACCGCCATCGCGAATGAACTGACTACGGGTGATCGGCGAGTGCACAGCCATCAGAATCCGGAAGAAGTCGAACACGCGGTTCCCAACGTCGTCCATGAACTGGATCGTCAGATCGCGGTGAACGATTCGCTTCAGCGCCTTCGTCCGGAAGTTGTACATGTTGTTGTCTTCGTCGTATTCGAAGTCAACCTTCGGACGCTCGACAGACTTCACCATGAACGTGAACTCGTTCGCAAGCATCCGGCTCATTGCCGCTTGGAGCTGCGGATCACTGCCAGCGATCTGCTTGATGGCGGCCCTTGTGTTCGCAGAGAACCCGAACTCGACCTTGAACAGGAACTTCAGCTTCGGGCGATAGTCTGACTGACCAGAGAGGGCCGCGGCGTACGACTGCGCGTACATCGTGTTCTGATCGTCACGGTTCGACGTGGCAGTGCCAGTGCTAGAACCCTTCTTCAAGAGCTCAGTGAGCTTGCCCTTGCTGAAGTCCTCGACAGCCGCCCCGAACTTATCAAGAGACGCCTTCTGAAGCTGCGTCTTGGTATCGCTGAGGAGACTAGAGATGTTGAACGACGCCATACTGACCTTCTGCTAGATCGTGTATTTACGAGAACGCAGAAGCGAAGAAAGGTCCCGAAGGACCTTTCTGAGTGCCAGAGTGTCGAAGAACGATTAGGCGACGTTACCGCCCAGAGCAGTGCCGTACCCGCCGCCAGATTCGACGTGACGAGCGTGGTCGAAGCGAACCTGCATCGTGATCGTTGCAGCTTCCGAAGCCGAGTAGTCACGGTCACCGAAGTCAGCGCCAGTGATCATGCAGCCTTCAAGGATCCAGGTCTGAACGACACCTTCGTCGCCATCAAGTTGTTCGATCTTCGCACCGAACTTGTAGTCGGTACCGGTTGCGGCAGTGTTCAGCCAACGGCCGTCGAGGTCAACGCCGATGATGCGGCCTTGAGTCTCGAGCTGAGCCTTCACCACGGTAGCAGCGAGGCCGCCGATGTCGTCTTCAACAGTGACGGAGATCGGTTCCCACGAGTGCTTGCCGGCAACGTACGCGGTCGAGTTGTACCGATGCAGCGTGACTTCTTCAAAGGTCAGGTTCGGCAGGGTGATGTTCGTGACCTGCATCGTCAGGTTACGGGTGTTCGTACCCGCAACGAGCTGACCCATGTTCTGGAACGTGATCCGGAACTTGTTCTTCAGGCGTGGGTGCAGGATACCAGCGCCAGCGCCCGGGATCCCGAAGTTCGACAGAGTTGCCATGTGATGTTCTCCAGTTAGCTCAACACTCTAGAGCTGAGTTGATCAGAACCTATTTATGTCCTGGGTCGATTTCCAGTGGCATCCTGGGGCGGGTGCTCTGTAGATCCTAGGCACAGGTTCAGCGGTGGTCCGAGCTTGATACAATAGGCATGTAGAAGCTATTTACTCGCCATGAAAATCCTTCAGATCATCGCGCATCCGGACACCTCCGAGAAGTCGTTCACTGGGCAGCTCGCGCAGCAGTACCGCAAGGGTGCGAACGAAGCAGAGCACCAGGTTACGTGGTTGAACCTGTACGACGAAGACATCGAGGATGTCGATCTTCGTCAACTCGTCCTAGAAACCGATGCGATGTGCCTCGTGTACCCGCTGTGGTGGGAGATGCCGCCGGCGAAGATGGTCGAGTTCCTTCAGACCACATTCGTGTTCGGGTTCGCGTTCGAGCTCAAGGGCGATAGAATGGTGCCCAAGATCGACATCCCGACGACGGTGCTGATCAGCATGGGACAGCAGAAGACCCACAACACCTCGTACCTCGAGGATGCAATGAAGTACTGCGGTCTGCATCCGAAAATCGCTGTCTTCCAGAACGTCGGACCGCGCCTCACGCCTGATCAAGCTGAAGCGTACCTTGATCTCGCACACCGCCTCGGCAAACACCAATAAGGAGAACTACTTGGAACTGCACTTCGCAACAATGACCGATGCTTTCAAGGGTCTGTGCCGTGCGGCACTCGACACCCCTGAATACGTCGAAGACACCCGGATCGGCAAAGCGAACGAGCTGATCGATGTCACGTTCCGTGTCGCTGACACTCGCGACTTCGTACTCACCGACCCGCGCATCAACCGCATCAGCTACGAGTACGCAGCAACGTTCTGGGACTTCATGATCAGCGGTGGCACCGACGCCCAAGCTGCCTTCGAGAAGTACCCGCAAGTCGCGCAATTCGTCTCAAAGCCTAAGAGCGATGCGCTGCCGGCGAACTTCAACACGTTCTACGGTCCACGGATCGCGAAGCAGCTCCCGGCAATCCTGCAAGAACTCATTGATCACCCGAACTCGCGTCGGTGCTCGCTGATGATCCTGAACGAGGACGATCTGCAGCTCCTCGACAAGGACGAGACGCTCGAGTTCCCGTGCACGATCGCGTACCACCTGACCCGTCGGAACGGGAAGCTCATCCTGAGCACGGTGATGCGCTCGCAGAACATCGCGGTCGTGATGCAGCTCGACTTCTACCTGCAGATGCGTCTGCTGCACATGGTCGCTGGTCAGCTCGGCATCGACGTCAAGGACTGCGAGTACCACTGCCACCTGATCAACGGCCACGTGTTCGAGCGCGACTTCAACTACGTGCGAGGCTTCCTGTCGTGAGGGTTCTCTGGATTCCCATCTTCAGCATGCGGAGCCACGAGACTGGGAAGTACTCGATCCTGAAGGATGGGAACTTCCAGCTCACGATGGCGCGAGTATTGGCATCCAACTTCGATCAGGTGGTCGTGGCTGTGCCGGTCGGTGCCGCCGACTTCGACGAAGTTCTCGAGCGGTTCAAAGACCATACACGAGTTTCGTTCGTGTGCCTCGAGTACGGCCTGAATGCTGTGGAGACGCGAGAGCGTTTCTGGGAGCTGAACGCCGATATGATCTGGGCGCTTGATCGTCTGTCTGACTTCGTGATCACCGACATCACTGGGTACAACGGAGAGAAGCCGTTCGCGAACAACTTCAACATCACGAAGCTTCCCGAGCTCGATCGCCCGTACATCGACCGGTTCTTTGAGAGCGATCTCAATTCGATCGAACGCGGCGCGTTCACGACAGTGCTGAACCCTCGTCAGCGCGAGTACATTCTCGAGGTTCGTCCTGACCTGGTCGACAAGGTCTTCGTGAACACGAAGTGCGTGCATGCCTCGATGCTGCCGAAGATCGACCCACCGCACAAGACCGAAGCTGAGCGTCAGAAGATCTTCTGGCCGTTCCGCATCAGCGACAAGGCGTACAAGTTCGATCAGTTCATCGACGTGTTCGACGAGCTGAACTTGTCGGGTCGCGGCTGGACGATCGAGACCACTGACCCGAACGATTCGATGAAGCATGAGCGGGCGTACATCGGGAAGATGAAGCCGACGAAGTCTGAGTACTACGAGCTTCTCGCGAAGCGTCCGGTGGTCGTGATGCTCGATGACATCGACACGGTCCTGCATCCTGGCACGATCGAGTTCTTTCACTACGGTTGCCCAGTGGTCACGTACAATGCTGATCTGATCCGGAATCCGAACACGATCGTGCACCTAAGCGAGATCGGCGCCCGGTTGAACTCGCTGAGTTATAATGAAGTGGAGATCGGACGCTTCCGTTTCGCGGAAGGCGAGACTGACGCTTTCTACAACAAGGTTTTCTGCCGTGTCAAATCAAACTAAGTTCATCGTGTTCGACGGCATGGACAACTGCGGCAAGAGCACACTGCTCGCTGACGTTGCCCGTGACATGTGGCCGCATGCGGTCGAGGTGAAGTTCCCGAAAACGATGCCGTCGGGTGCCCTGCTTCGCATGAACACAGAGAAGGACTTCGAGATCCTGTTCACGATGTTCGACCTACTCGACAAGAGCAAGACGTACCTGCTCGATAGGTTCATCGTCTCGAACCTCGTATACGACAAGATCCTGCGTGGCGAAGACACCGCGCTCTCGCGTCAGTACTACGCAGAGTTCAAGCGCCGGTTCAATGTGATGGAAGTGTTCGTCACTCGCCCGCCGATTCGTGCTGAGTTCGTAGACGATCGCATCAAGATCACGGTGGACCAGTTCAACGCCGGTATCGAAGAATACAAGAAGTACGGCACGAACCACCTGATCATGACGCGTGACGAACAAGATCGTCCATTCGAACCGACAGCCGCACGTGATGTGTTGTACCGCACGTGCTGCGAGTTCATCAGGTCTTAACACCACTCAACGCAAATACAGCATTAGGTGCTAGATAAAATCACGGGAGCCAATGGCTCCCGTTTTTGTTTACATCTCGCTGTAGTCGAGCCAGATCCGTTCAACAGGGTTCTTCACCAATCGAGATGACTTCTCGGCGTACACACCTTGCTTCACCTCGTCGATCATCTCACGAGTGACGTTCCGAGCTCGCAGACCACCGCGCAGGAAGAAGTGCACTGGAATCGGTTCATCACCATTCAGATCCTGCACCATGCGCATCCGACCACGACCCTCGTGACCCTTGATCTTCGGGAGGTCGTTCCCATCCGGATCGAACTCGATCTCGAGGAACGGAATCCCAACGGCGTACCCGTCTTGAACGAGCTTCGCGAGCTCCTTCGACGTCGGTACTTGTGAGCCTTCATCGTCGAGCGCGATCTTCAAGAACATGCTTGGTTTCATCGTGGCGACGAACCCCATGTACCACACCTCTTGATTGTGCGGCACTGAGCCGAGACCGTCCTTCGCACTGAACGTGACATTACCGACCGTGTAACTGTCCTCAGCCTTCGCCGGTGTGAATGCGCCAACATCGCCAAGCTTCTTTGCGTAGATCTTACGCTCGGACTCTGCGAGGAACTGCTTGAACGTGATCATCGATAGGCTCTTCTTGAACATTCTATACTTATGCGAAAAAAGGACCCGAAGGTCCTTTTGTTCAGCTCATCTGATAGATCAGATCGAAGCGGACGTTGCCACCACGCGGATCGGGATGTAGATGAATTCTGCCGCACGCGTTGGCTTGATCGCGATGTCGAGCCACAGCTCGTTCGCATCGATGCGAGCCGCAGTGTTGTTCGTGTCATCGCAGTACGATGCGAAGTCGGACAGACCACGCTTCACCATGATGTCGTTCATCACTGCATCAGCGGCAGCCTTCAGGTTGTCGCGAGTGATCTGGTCGTTCGGTTCGAACACGAACGGCATCGCACCCTTGCGAAGCGTACGACGGAGGTACATCACCAGACGGACGACGTTGATGCGGTCCATTGCCGAAGCCGCCGGAGACGAAGTCTTCTGACCCCAGATCAGGATGCCACGACCCGGGAAGAACACGATCGGGTTGATGTTCTTGTAGTACTCGTACAGGTTGTCGCGCTGACCAGCGTTCAGGTTCGCTTCGACGAATGTCGTTGCGGTACCCAGATCGCCAGTGACGTAACCGACTTGCGTCGGACCGAATGTCAGACCACGAGAGACACCAGCCGGTGCTTCCCACACGTATGCTTGGTCGTCGCTGTACGCGATCGTACGGAGGGCGACACCCGACGGAGCAGCCAGAACGTTCCGACCATCGAGGTTCGAAACCATTGCCCATGGGTAGTAGTACGCAACTTCCGACTTCGACTGGCGAGCGGAGGTCAGGCCCCACTGAGCGACTTGGTCTGGGTTCAGGTTGCACGGAGTGTCAGCGATCACGAATGCTTCGCCGTACACATCGTTCGACAGCGTGACGAGTTCGTCAACGACTTCGTGGTACCCTGGGCACAGGATCAGGTTGTACTCGTACAGTTCCGAACGAACATCAACGTTGCTGTTGATCGCAGCTTGCAGAGCGGTCACGATCGCGACGCGACGCTGTGCGTCCGATGCACCAAGCGGTGAGGAGATCGTGACGGTCGCAGCGGTCACGGTGAACTCGTCACCAGCCACGAACGGAGTCGAGCCAGCAACGATCGTGAAGTTCAGACGGTTGTCATCGAATGGCGAGCCAACAACACCGGAACCAGCTGGACCGAACAGGTTCGACACGGTGTAGTTCGTCGGCGAGACGAACGTGATCGTGATCGCTTCTGGAACAGCGAGGGTGTCCGGCTTCAGACCAACGACGGTACCGTTGCCGGTGTTGCCGACGGTCGGAACAGCCGCGTACGACAGAGCGAACGTGAACTTGTCACCGTTCACGAAGTTCACCGAGCCAGCAGCGATGTTGAACGACACGACAGTCGAGTTGAATGCGGTGCCAACCACGCCCGAGCCGATGTGGCCGGTGACGGAGCCGGTGACGCTGAAGTTCGTGTTCGAGGTGAACGACACAACGATCGTCTGCGGCTTCACCTGCGACGAAGCGGCGCTGATGCCGGAGATCGTGCCGTTGCCGATACCAACGAACGAGGCGGTGCCAGCGGTCGGGGTGCCGAGGGAGATGAACGTCTCTGGAGTGTCGTTCAGGTTCACGTCAGCGCGGACGACGTATGCACGGTTCCCGATGCCGAGGAAGCTGTTCAGAGCCAGCAGGCCATATTCGTTCCGGGCGTCGCCGTGGAACTCTTGGCCAGACACGTCGTTCACGAAGTACGGAACACCGTACAGCTGCAGGGACTGAGTCTGCGAAGTCACGGTACGGACGACACCAGACTCGAGCGTACCAGCAGCAGCGGTAACGCCATCAGTCTGTGTCTTGCCCGAACGGGTAGCGACGAAGAACAGTGGGACAGTCGTCGCCGAAACCGGGAAGAAGAAGCTCTGGTCTTCGACGGTAACGCTAACGCCTGGAGAGATGAGTGTAGCCATTTGAGTTTTCTCCTAAGGGGTGACAGCGGTGCTGCTCTGGTTGTTCAGGATGTATTTATGGAAGTGCTGGTTTTTGACCTCTGTTCTCACCCCACTTTAGATCTGGAAGAACTCTCGGAATTCGTTCTTCCAGTCATCAACTACCAGATCTTGCATGCTCTTCTTCGCCCGCTTCATGAACAGTTTCATTTCGGCACGAAGCTTCGAGCTAGGCCGCTTGTCGTTGTTGTTCAGCTCGATCATGATCCGAGGGATGATCTTACGGCGAAGGTCGTCGATCGCTTCGTCGTCCAGCGTTCCACCAGACTTCAGGGTCTCGTTGTACGCCTGCCAGCGTTCAGCCATCGAGGTCGCGGTGCCGTTTTCCAAGACATCGAAGAGCGACGGTTCTTCAGCATCAACGATCTTCGTGGTGTTCTCGCCGAACAGCCGCACAAGCTTCTTCACGTACAGGTCACGTTCAGCATCACGATCACAGGCGATTGTGAGAGCGGTCACGAATCGCAGGACAGTGTCTCGAACGAGGTCGAACTTCTTGTGGTAGTCGGTATTCCCAGCGACTCGGAACTCAAGGTACCCGTCTTGAAGCTTCTTCAGGTTCACCGACGCGTACTTCGCTTGATTCAGACCAGAGTACGCGGCGTCAATAAGGTCTTGGGCCTTGTCTGTGCGCTTCAGCGTGCCGCTGGCTTGAATTTCTTTTTCGATTGCGGTGATTTGCGACCGTGTGTACGTGTTCCCAAGACGTTCGAACTGCTTCAGCACGTGCCGATCGCCCATGAACAACACGAGCTTCACCGGGTCGCAGTCCTTGATGTTCGGCACAGAGATGTTGATGTGTAGACCGGTCGTGCTGTTCGTCTCGCAGTCGTTTGCCGACATCCACTTGAACATCGTGTTCAGCTTCGTGAGAGCTGTCTTCAGGTCGTGCGGCGGCGATACCACTTCTGCCGTCATACCACTCTTGGCGCCCGAGATCTCGATCGAACCATCTGGCACGATCATCCACTCTTTCGACTTGTCTACAGAATCGAACCTCGGGATCTTCACAGGTTCATTCATGAACTTAGTGAGCTCCGCGGCGATCTTCTTGAACACTACTTCCTCGTGATGATCTTCGTCGCTCTCTTCAGCAGCTGCGACGAACACTGTCGAGTAGTCATTGCCTGTATCGTCGTCCCAACCGAAGCGTGGGTCGAGGCCGTAATCCTGCAAGAACGTGTACACAGACGCGAACTCAGAGCTCACCCAGTCTTTGAAGTCGTACTTGTGACGATACCGGTCGTTCCATTCGTCACGAAGCTCTTCTTCATGAGCATCTAGATCTTCGTGATCATCATCCCGATTGTCATACACGTACTTCTCGCGAGCATCGTTCACCCATTCCCCGTAGTCCGAATCGATGTCTTGAAGCTTCCGTCGATTAGCATCGAAGTACTCCGAGACCTCATCGATGTGATCAAGGTCTCGAAGCATGAACACATCTGGGGCCGCAGCCTCGAGGTTAAGCCCTCTATACAGCTCCGAATCACTCGGGATCGCCATCTCGAACTCGAACCCGACCTTCGCCGTGTCACCATGATTCGAGAGTGTGCGTGCGAACTCGCGCTGGTTCATAGCGCGCTCTTGAAGGTATTGCTTGAATGAGATCATGGCAGCTCGGTCGGTGGGAACGGGTCTTCACCCTTCGGTGGAGGCATGTAGTAGTTCGGGTCGCTCGGATCAACGGTCGTATCGAACGTCATCCGTGTGAGCTCCTCTCCATATGTAGGCAATCCGTCTTCATCCACTTCGTTCACGACCATCGAGTTCAGGTTCGAGATCCGAACGATGACCTTACGGACCAGATCGTCCTTCACACCCATCGGGATCGACAGGAAGATCGGCACCTCGAACGTGAGGGTCCACACGATGATCCGTCGATCGGTGCTCACCGGGTAGTTCTCTTCGTTGCTGATGTCGGTGAGTTCGACCTTCGTGATCTTCGTCCAGTCGAACGGTCCATCCGACTTCTGGATCTGGAGGTCTGGGTTGAAGATCGTCAGGATCTGCTCGAGGATCTGATCACGCTGATTCATGTTCGACACGTACATCGAGAGCTCGATCGTCGCATTGTACGGAACCGGCATCGCCCGCTTCACAACGGTGAGGTCGTTCGGGAACACACCACCGACCGGCAGCGTGACACGCTGGTCAACGTACGCTTGAACCTTCCGACGCTCTGGCGCCGGGGTGAGAGACACGAGGTGCGCGGCGAGCGCCGGCAGACTGAATGAACGGTTCGATGTGTTCCCAGACATGATCGCAGCAACGACACGATCCTTGTTCCCGAACATGATCGGCACCGAGATCATCTCGGCTTCACCGCACTCACCCTTGCCTGTCTGTACTTGCATCCCGTAGAAGATCGAGACGAACTGCAGAAGGTACTGACGGATCTGATTGTCGAAGAAGTAATGCTGGATCACGGGTTAGCCTTGAATGTCTTGAATCCAAGAGAGGAACAGCTTCTGGCGAGTTGAGTCGATCAGGAAGCCATGTTCATCGAAGTCCTTGATCGACATCGGTTCCTTGGTGAACACGAGGATGTAGTGGCGGTACCGAGGATCAATGTATGCCATACCGAAGAAGCAGGCCGATCCGACATGCTTCGCCAGGTCAGGCATCTTGCGGAACATCACGAGGTTCATTGACGGGACGCAGACGCTGCCGCCGTTCAACACCTCAACGATCTTCACCATGTCTTCGTACCCGTGTTCAGATTCGAACAGCGGGACCTTGAACCCGTACATCACGATGTACTTCCGCAGAAGCCATGCGAGATCAGTGTCATTCACTCGGTACGTGAGCATCATGCGTTCGTTCTTCTGCGTATCAACGAACACGACGCCCGCTGCTTGGATGTTCGGTAGCGCTGCCAGTGCGTCAACCTTCTCCTCGATCTCGGTCGATACTCGAACAAGATTCGGCAGGCGCGGCGACTCAGCCTTCACGACGAAGTACATCGCCGACAGCGAGATCACCATCGGCGCGAACCAGATCAGCAACTTCATGAATGTTGAAACCGGAAGCTTCATACAATCCTCTTTGATGTGAGAGACATTGTCTCTGTTCTATCGAGGATCTCAAGTTGAGACGGACGATGTGCCGAGCGCTCGGTACGACGATCAGTCTCAACATAGATCCACTTGTTCTTCATTGAAGAGAACTTGTACAACCGTGCTGGGATCTTGAGCTTCGGGTCATATTCGAGACGGTAGAATTCACCGTCAATTGCACTTGATACGTCAGGAAGCTTACCGAACCCAGTTTTGTACGGCTTGCCGTCTGGCGGAAGACCATCTTCCACGAACACGCCCGTACCTTCATATGTAGCTGGTTCCGAGAACCGATTCGTCCCAGAAGCTTGTTCTCGGATGTTCGTACCCTTCTCCGGAACAGCGGAGATCGCCTCCTGTTCGTTCCGCTCCGAAACGACCAACGCTGCGGTCTCGATTTGCTCGATGCCTTCGAAGAACGTACCGTCGTCGACGACCGAGTGTTGCGTATCGACTGTGCCGAGGATGTCTCGATGCTCGGCTGACGGGATCAGCGACTGCGCCTGGAACCGGTACATGATCGGGCGGTAGTCGGTCGTGAACCCGTCAGCGGCCCAGCTCACATCCGAGACCTCGAGGAACTTCCGGACCGGACGCAGGTTGTGATCGTACTGCATCTCTGCTGGAAGCTCGAGCACATCGCCGACCACGATCGGGCGCCCGAGCGCCTTCACCATCATCGCGAACGAAGTGTTGAACGTGTACACATCCGCGATCGAGAACCCGAACTTCGAAAGGTCTGAGACCGCATCGAATGGCGTGTACGCTGCCTTCACGCTGATCGCCATCTTCGCGTAATCGCGATCACGGTTCTCGAGGTACAGCGAGTCTTGGATGTCATCGAGACGAGTCTGCTGATAGTCGAACAGCTCGAGCTTGTCGACTGACCACGGCAGCGTGCCGAGAACACCAGAGTACGAGAGCGGGACGAGGCGCCAGTACCGTGCCGGTGCCGACTGACGGATGCGAACGATCGCTGGGGTGCCGATGTTCGGCAGGTTCACTACGTCAACACGGTGCCATTCGAGTTCGATCGGCATCGTGAACATGTCACCGGCAGCGAACGGTGTCGTGCCTTCTGTGATCAAGAACGAACCGATCGTGCAGGCGAATCGCTTCCCGACCGTGGCGATCCCGATCGATGACGAGCCGGACGGCCCGATGAACATCACTGAGAACGTCGTTGCCGAAGCAGCGACGAGCATGAACGTGCCTGGAACTGGCGTCGTGCCTGAGATGAAGTCGCCGACTGCACCATCGCCGACGCCGGTGAAGTGCACGTTCAACGGGTTCACCTTGTACCCGCCGTTCGAACGATCAACACGGACTTGCAGCGCACGTGCGCCATCGACTGGTTGAGTGATTCGGAACGAGGTCACGTGCAGCGTGTTGTTCGTTTCAGGCAGCGTCTCGGTGTCATTGAACGATGTCCGGCGGATGCCGAAGTCGTACCCGATGAACGACGGTGTCTGAACGACGTCGATGCCGGCCTCGCCAGATACCCACGGGGCAGCGAGCGCATCGAACGCGAGTGCACCGTTCCCAGAAGATGAGAGTGCGTTCCCGAGCCCCGTGAGGTCAACGAGCCGCCCTTGCTCGTGCACGCCAAGAAGCTTGAACACGTTCACTGTTGCGCCAGAGATGTTCAAGTTCTCGGCTGCGAGCTGCTCTTGGTAAGCTGACGAGTTCGCATTCGATGAGTCAGTGAGCGACCAGGTGCCTAGGCAGAGCTCTGGTGCGACGTACGGATTCGATGGTTGCGCGCCAGGGATCCCGCCGTTCGCGAGGTTCGGATTGTTCAGCGAGCCAGCTGCGTCTGGGCAGTCGTTCAGATTCGTTGCCATATCAACCGATCAGGAAGGAGACGTTGCCCCAGTTGTTGTGACCGCCCCACTCGTAGTCAAGCACCGATTGCTTCAGCTCTGCCATGTCTTGACGAGCCTCGGAGATCAGCATCTCACCATTCAACGAGATCGTGCCAGCTGCGCCTGGTGTGCCGGAGCTGAACTTCGAACGAATCAGACCGAGCATCTCCTTGCACTCAGCCAGTGCCCAGTTCTGAATGAACTGCTTCGACCACCGATCGACCATGAGCTCTTGTTCAGTCTTCTCCATCGAGACTTCGAGGATCACCTTCTCGGACCGAGTGACCTTACGTGTCAGCATCAGCTCACGTGTCGGTTCATCCCAGAGGAACGTGAAGTCACCGGCGAACACGCGGGTGAAGTCTTTAGAGAGGCTCGAGAGCAGGTGCAGCGAGAGCACATCAACCGTAGCCGCCGAGTAGTACGAGGTCAGGATACCAGACGACCAGATCGCATCTTGGCCGACAGCCTGTTCGATGCCGAGGATGTTCAAGCGATGAACCTTCAACACGTCGACGACCTTGGTAGTGCCGTTCGTCGGCGAGTTCAGGTAGTACGTCTGCTGATTCGGGTTCAGTTGGAACATGATGAACCGATGCGAGTACGCCTGATCAGTCCACATCCGGAAGTTGTCGAGTGCGTTATCGACGGCAACGTTGAATTGTTCTTCCGTGAGCTCAACACACTGCACTGGCCAGCCGAGTTGGTTCTTCAGCACAGTGATCAGACGAACGCGTTCATCGTATGACCCGTCGTTCCCGATGGCGATCTTGTCTGTAGACGGAGTGCCTTCTTGATCGGTGTTCGCTTGGACCCACTCAACGCCAGTCCAGACATTCAGGAGCTTCGACGTCGTGTTGTAGAACAACTGCCCGACGTATGGATCTGGCAGTGCGTCGAATTCGTACGTCACAGGCTTCACGAACGCTGGGAACGGGCCAGCGCCGGCATCGAACAAGGTGTTCGAGGCTGTTGGGAACTGCCAGGCTGTGCCGTCGAAGTACTGCAGGCGTTCTTGAGTGTAATCCCACGCGAACTCACCCGCCGCCGGTGCAGCCGGGAGCTTCGTGTTCGCAGAGATCTTCACGAACGGAACCCAAGCTGGACCAGGCACCTTCACCTGAAGGGTCGTGGCTGAAGCCTGCATCCACTTCGAACCGCTGAACACCCAGAGACCGCCGGCGTTCTTCACGTACGCCTGCCCTTGAGTGCCTGGGTTCGTAGCGCCAGACGCGATCGAATCAGCACGAGTCGGGATCCAAGCGCTCCCGGTCCAGTACATCACGGCATCGATCTGCTCGTCGTTGTACACCATCCCGACCGTCGGGTCGGTTGGGGCAGACGGGAACGATGGGATCGAGCCAGTGAATGCAGAGACACCCTTCTCCGCCCGAGCACCTTCAAGCGGGTATGACTGCACGCCGATCGGGTAGTACTGAAGGACGTTCGAGACCCCGTGAACCGAAGCATAGTACACGACGCTGTCGTCAGTGCCGGTGACTGTGATCGTGAACGAAGACATCGTCCCATCGGTGCTCAGAGTGCCCGATGGGATCGTCTGGTTCAGGATGTTCGAGTAGAACCCGACAACTACTGCGCCGTCGGCACCTTCGATGCGAGATGCCGGCGACGAGTAATCGGTAGAAGCAATGTACTTCGTGCCGTCAGTCGGGTAATGTGAGGCGGTGATCACCTTGTCGTGCAGGGTGATCAGAAGCCCATCGATGACCGTTGTGGTCGTTGGGTACGAAACGGTGAGCTGAATCGTTCCGGGCGTGCCCCGAGCAATCGACAGGGTGAGCTGGCGAGATTCGACCCACAGGTCGTGGGTTGTCTTCGACGAAAGATCTGAAGAGCTCATTGCAGGATCCTAGGAGTGTTCTCCTATTTACGACCCTACCGATACATATCCGTATGACCAGATACGTTCTACACTGCTTCCGTCCAGGCGAAACGATTGACGCTGTGATCAAGATGCACGGCGTGTACAGCCTTTCGCCACCGCAACTTCAAGAGCTGCGAGAGAAGTTCAACGAGATGAACGGCGGTGTTCTGCCGCGCCCAGGAGCTTCGTTCAAGATCCCTCTCCCGAAGGATGTTGACGATGACGACAACGGGTACGGGTTCTAAAGCAGCGCTTCAGCTTGGCACTTCGCCAAGAACGCAAGCTTGAACTTCTTTCGTTCGATTTCGAAAGCTTCGGTTCTAGTGTGAGGCTTCGAACACTTCGCGTCAAGCGCCATGACGTGCATAGCGACCCCGACACGAGTTGGCTCAATGCTTTTCGTCGCGGCGTGCCCCAAGATCATGCACGAGCGGTATTCGTCGATCGGCTCGGCGAAAGCGTTATGAGAGAACGCGATCAGCAATACGAGCGATGTTGAAAGCATCGTCCGCGCCGTTGTGGTGCCTGCCAAGAAGTTCGAGTCCATAGAACTGCAATGCCCTCGCCATGCCGAGCTCTTTCGGCAACCTTTCCTTGAACGCCATTAGCGTCTTGATGTTGTAGTGAGCTCGCATGTAGGCGAACGGGTTCCGTGCCCGCTCGATACCATACAGCGAATACAACCCTCCCTTTTCGTACGGATCGGAAGAGAGCTTCACCCGATCGTACTCGCCGAATGAGCACCACACATGGTGACGCGAGGTACCCATCTCTCGCTCGATGTCCAACAGAACATCAGCGATCGGCTTCCCTTGTGCGTCGATCTGATCCTGCGTCCAGCCAGTGAGCTCAGTGCAGAACTCGTTCACCCGCGTGACCTCGGGACGAACGACGAACGAACGCTTGTTCACGATCTCACGAGACTTCGTTCGCAGCTCGCAGATCCCGATCTCGATCACCTCGTTCGGCAGGTCGCCCTGCTCTTCAGGCGTCCGCCAGCAGGTCGCTTCGATGTCGACGACGAAGATCTTCGTGAGGTTCGCTCCCATCAGTTGTGATCCCCAGCATCAAGCAGCGCTTGCGCACGTGCGACCTTCGCTTCACGCTCGGCCTCGAGGTACTCCTCGATCACGTTCCGTTCGATGTTCAGCTGGAGTTGTTCAGCCAGCATCGTGTCCATCACGTGCGGGTGCAAGCGACCGTACCGCTGGTTTTGCTGGTACCGAGTCTGGCGCAGCGTGAGCTCCTGGATCATGCGGCCCAGCGTGAAGATCCGGGCCTCAACCCAGAGCAGTCGTTCTTGAGAAAGCGGATGCATCGTAATCCTTGTACGAGGTGGAGAACCAGGTTGGGACTGCACGGTTCGTCCAGCGGGCGAACTCAGCCTTCGGGCCCAGGTAGTAATTGCGGTACGCAGCGACTGGATCATTGGTCACCTTGAATTCGTCGCCCATCGCTTGTGGGAACGTCGTGAGATCGCCGGCAGCGATGTTCTTCGGCGGGTTCCGGAGGAAGTCCTTCAGGTCGGCCCATGTCTTGTGGGTCTTGCCGTATCGGTGCGTGTACTCGAGCGAGGTCGCTTCGAACAGCGAGTACAGCCAGCGGTAGTTCGTGTCGGACTCGCGAGCCCAGACGGCACACGGGTGGTTCTGGTGCGACAGCGAGTAGCACTGCGGATTCTGAACCACGAGCTTGTACACGGCTTGTTCGACGAGGAACTCGGTGACATCCGACTGCACCATCACGATGGTCTGTTCCTCGCGAACGCTTTCGCCCTCGAGCAGCCAGAATTTCTTCGGCTTCGTGTTCGGCCCTTGATGAACCTCGAAGCGACCATCGAGCAGGCGGTGCGCCGTCGACAGAAGCTGGGCGTACTCGATGATCATCTTCACGACATGCTTATCGAGATGCATCCGAGCCGCTTCGCGAGGGTCTTGAGAGAGAACGAAGATGTTCATACAGCGATTGTATCTTGAGAGAGGATCGACAGGTTCGCGAGATGCAGGTTCAGGCCTTGTCGTACAGCTTCTTGAACGCCGTGTCGATGTTCATCTGCAGAACCTTGCCGTAGCTGAGTTCCAGAGCACCGAGGCACTGCGTGTAGTTGTTCGGGCTTTGGCCGTCGAGACCGATCAGGTCGAACGTGTCGATCAGGATGTTCAGCGCATCGATGCCGGTCGGCGAGTTGTAGAACACGAGCGAAGCGAACAGCATCCGCGCCCGGTTCGGCATGATGCCGGTCTTCAGGAACGGCTTCAGCAGAACGTCGAGGGCATGAACACCGGTGTTCCCGGCCTTGATCTTGTCGAACGTGAGGGTGCCGCCGGGCTTCTGAGTGATCAGGTTCTCGTACGATGCGGTCGGCATCAGAGCCTTCGCCCAGGTCAGAGGGTCGTCCTCGAGGGTGAGCTGAACGCGACGAGCGCGGATGATCGAGATCTCGCGGAACGCGAGCTGTCGCAGCATCCCGGCAGCCGGGCCTTCGTTCACGGTGAGGTCCTCGCCTGCAGCCTTGAAGTCCTTCGCCAGGGTGAAGAACACCGTGCGCGGATCGAGGCGACCGTTGTGCAGGATCGTGGAGAGCTGCGTCTGGCCGTCGTGGCGATCACGAGTGACGTGGTACCGCGGCGCCATCTTGCGGGCACGCTTCATCGCCGACTCACGGTCGAGCAACGGGTTCACGGTCGGCTTCGGGTACGTGCAGCCGGTCGACGGCAGGTTGTACGGCGTGACGGTCTTCGAGAACTTGAACGGCTTGAACGAGTCGAGCTGCTTCACGTGCGACATCCAGCGCGACTTCGCCGTGAGCTTCAGGCATTCGTCGTCGACCAGTGCCGAGTCGATCACACTGACCTTGGCCTTGATGTCCTGGAACGGGACGTTGTGCCACAGACCGAACAGCGGCATGTCGATGATCACCTCATCGTACTTGTGCTCGTCGATCAGCTTGTTCAGGTGCGAGACGGGATCAGCTTCCTTGAACACGTGCAGACGGCAGTCGTGCTCGGCTTGAAGCTCGAAGTCGAAGGCGTGCAGCGATTCGTAGAACGCATCGAGGTTCGCTTGCGAGCAGCGCTTGTACATCGCTCGTTCGCGTTCGCCGGCGAAGTAGTACGGCGAGTAGTACACGAACGTGACTTCACCATGGAGGGCCGCCGTGAGACGAGAGTCCAGGCGGAACGAATTCGTGATCCAGACAAGTGTACGCATAGGTTGTACTATACCACAACCTAGGCGACTGTAAACAGCTAAAGTGTAACGAACGGTTCTTCGTTACATTCGCATCAGGACGATCCCCGTGACGGAGGAAGTGAACGTGATCACGGTCTGGTTCGCAGAGACGAACGTGATGTCGCTTGGGATGATCATCTTGTACGAACCGCCGCCAACATCCACGAACACTTGGATCAGAGCCACGTACGGAGCCGGCAGCCCCATGTTGTGGTTGATCACCCACGAATTCCCGGTCTGAACAGCCGAGCGGTACGTGGTGTTCGAGTTCGGCACACCAGAGGCGATCGTGACCCAGCCAGCAGTGCTGTTCAGCTTCAGTGCGTTCGTGCCGTTGTCGTACCAGGTTTGCCCAAGGTACGGGTTCACCGGAGCAGCAGTACCAGCCGAGTTCTGAGCGAGCTCGAGAAAGTTCTGCATGAACGACTCACCCCATGGCGAACCGTTCCGCCCGATCACGTCCATCGGGCGGTTCGTGAACGTCACCGCCGGTGGAACGAGGAGATCGCTCTCACCAGTGATCTTCAGCAGGTACGTGGAGATATTCGTGACCGAACCGACGCCAACATCATCACCCACGACTGACGGAGCCGAGATCAGCTCGTTCACCAGGATCTCGGTCTGGGTGCCATTGAACTCCGACGACGGGTTCAGGTCGATCGATGTTGCGGCGGTGTACACGGTGTACGTGCCGTTGTACGATGTGTTCCCGATTACGGTGAACGTCGTCGCCTGAATCAGCGTGTACCCGGTCGTCGACAGCGCGGTGTTGAACGGAAGCGTCGCGCCGGCTTCGTTACGATAGAACTTCCCTTGAAACGAGGAGACGAGGTCACCGGCTGAGGCATCCAGAATGATGCGGCCCGGCACGCCAGCGGCGCCGGACTGTTGGACCTGTGCGATTGAGTATGTGCGAGCCATAACGTACCTGATTGTTCGATCAGGTATTTATGACTCGCAGGGATTCGCTTAGTCGACGAAGACCTTCGCGATCAGACCGACGTTGTCGGCGTGCGTCGGCGCGGTCCAGCCTTCCGGCTTGATCATGTCTGGCAGGCCCAGCGGGTTCGGACGCTTCGGGTTCACACCCGGATCCTTCGCCATGTTCGCAGTGTGCACACGGTTCCAGGCTTCACCGATGTCCACGTCCATCGCGTCCAGCGTGCCGATCGCGACCACGATCAGATCGATCAGCGCATCGACGGTGTTGTCAGCACGCTTCGTGGCGCTGTGGCCGAGGTTCCCCTCGAACTCATCGACGAGCTCGGTGTACTCTTCGTTCAGGAAGTCGATGCGGAACTTCAGGAACATCTTCAGCTTCTCCGGGTCGAGGCCACGGATCACTGGGTTCACGCCGAACTTCGCGTGCATGTCGGCGATGTCTTGGATCAGGTCAGGGTTCTTCAAAGTCATCTTGGCTCCTTGGTTGATGAGGCCAGAATGACATTGTAACATCAGGCGATGCTGCTCCATCCTGAATTCGGGTTCGCGTCGATCGTTTCGTTCACGATCAGCAGGCGACCGGGGTAGTTCAGCGGGACCTTCGACTCAGCACAGTACACCTTGCCGTCACGGATCTCAGTGATCTGAACGATCTCGATGGTGTTCAGACCGACGCGTGCCCGAACCGCACGATCGCCGACACGGAACTCTCGTCCCATCATGTCCTTCGGAGCGGTGCCGTACAGTTTCGAAGATTGAATGAAGTCGTTGTTCAAGTTGTTCGTCCCTTAGATAGGTTCGCCGTTGCTGTCAGCATCTGAAGGTTCTCAGGTCGAGCGATGAACTCTGGTGGATGACCTTGAAGGAACCCTTCGATGATCGGGAACTTGTGGTCGAGGTGATAGGTATCCATCCCTCGATCAAGGTTCAGTGGGTTGATCGTCGCCTTGTGAAGGTGGTAGTTCTTCTCAGTCAGTCGCCTAGTTGTCTTCAGGTAGATCTCCCACTCGTCGATCCGAGCCGGATCAAGACCGTATTTCGCTACGAACGCAGCTCTTGCGATGTCTGTTCGTTCTTTGGCTCCACACTTCTTACACGGGGTGCTGTTGGGACGAAGATCTAGCTGCTTTGTCAGATTGCTGTCGGACCAGGTTTGTGTGGTGCCGCACTCGACGTGTGTGAATGTCCAGGCAGTTTTGCCGTAGTGGGTCGGCTCGCTTCTTGAAACACCGATGTACATCGTGTTCAGTAAAGCCTCACGCTCATCACGGAGCGTCTTGTACTTCTTCAGCGTCGCACACGGGTTACAACGTTCGTGTCGCCCGAAGGAGAACCTCTTGAGGCCACAGTCGACACAGGTCAGCTCAAGCCTTTTTGCCACGAACTTCCGCTGACTTCAGGGTGGCGTTCATTGTGCGCCGCTTCGCCCCGCAGTGAGAACACGGCGCAGTATTCGCATCGGCCTTCAGGCGCTTCTTGACGTTGCCCAACTGCCAAGTCTGTGTAGTCCCGCACTCGGTGTGGGTGAACGTCACAAGGGCCTTGCCGAACTTGTCGATGCCTGGGAACGAGATGTCGGTGAGGCCCACGGCCTCCATCAGAGCCTTGGCTTCGTTACGCTTTGCGTCGAACTGTGTGGTAGTCATACACGAACTATACCACGTAGAAAGCAGAAGAGGCAACCTATTTCTAGGTTGCCTCTTCAAGGATCAGATCAACACGAGCCTATCGGCTCGTGATAAGATCAGGAGAACGCGACGTTCTTCACCAGAATGCGAGCGTAGTAATCAGCGCTATTCCCGAGGCTGGTTGCAGCGTTCGTGAACGTGCACTTGCCGTAGCGGGTCGAGAGCGACACAGCTGGCATGAAGGTGTTCGCGTCGGTGACGACACCGGTCGAGACCAGCGGGATGTACGGGCAGTAGAAGTAGCCGGTGTCCAGTTCGGACGAGCCACCCTTGTAACCCATGAGGATCTCTTCGCCAACGTCACCGGAGGCGTTCACGACACCAGCGCCGGAACCGGTCAGCTGCCATGCGTCTTGCAGACCCCAGTTGTACGAGTACACCTTCATCGAGCCGTTCAGCGTGCCAACCAGCTTGTTGCCGACCGGGTCAGCGAACGAACCAGAGACGGCCGGTGCGAACACCGACTTGGCAGCGGACTGCAGCATCGAGGTGATCAGGTGACCGCCAACGAGCCAGTTGCCTGGACCACGACGGGTCTTGGCACCGATTTCGTTCGCCATCTTGTTCACGAGGATACCCAGGTGAGCGTAGCGATCGCCGAGGTAGTTCGGAGCGAAGCCAGCCGGCGGAGCAGCGAAGTCGTACGTTGCGACGGTCGAAGCCAGCGACAGGAGGTCGGTCAGGATTTCGTTGTCGATTTCGTGAGCGATCTGGGTCGACAGAGCAGCGGTCAGTTCCGACTGGATGTCGATGCCGTGCTGGGAGTGCATGTCCTGCTCAGCTTCCATGGTCCAGCGAGCTTGCAGCTTGCGGGAACCAGCAGTGATCGTCTGCTTCAGGACCGACAGGCGCATTGCCTTGCCGCCGAAGCCTTCGTAGTCACCAGAAGCGTTCAGCAGCGGGTTCGCGGTCGAAGCATCAGCCACGGCGAAGCCGGACGAAGCTGCCGAAGCGAGAGCCGGCGGATAGCCAGTGGTAGCGCCAGCCGACGAAGTCGAGTAGAAGCGCTTCATCTTGCTGTTGTTGGCGTACACTTCGTCGCCGGCGGCGATGTCGTTGCCAGTGCCAGCCGAATCAGCGTCTTCAGCGAACGCGAAGCGCAGCGAGTACGCCAGGCCAACCGGACCAGACATCGGCTGAACGCCAACGAGGTCGGAGCTGATGGTGCCCGGAACGATACGGCGGATCATCGGGATCGTGATCTTCTGGAAGTTCGCGACGGAACCCATGTTCACCGAGGTCGAGCCTGCAGTTTCCATGAGGTGCTTCTTCTGGTTCTCCAGAAGAGTGGACATGACGGTCTTCTTGGAACCCTGGAGGCCTTCGAGCAGGGCATCCTTGGTTTCTTGCCAGTTTTCAATCAGTTGCATGAGATTCTCCTAGTTGTGGCAGGATTTGCTTAGAGGCCTGCGAGGCGACGAAGGGCAGCCAGGTCCGAGGACTTGGAGCCTTGCGATTCCACGATCGTTGCGGCTGGCTCACCAGTCACAACAGTGGTCTTGGATGGAGCAGCTGCTTCGCTCAGTGGCTTTGCAGTTGCTTCGGTGTCTTCCTTCAGCACGCGGCCGATGAAGAACTTGTACGACTCTTCGAGGCGCGACGTTTCGATGTTGCGGAGCACCATCGCCATCTGTTCACGCTTCTTGCCGGTCAGCGGGGCCAGAACTTGTTCCAGCTTGGCTTCACGGACCATCTTGTTCAGCTTCTCTTCACGATCAGCCAGGGCAGCTTGTGCTGCAGACAGCTTCTGCTCGGCGATTGCGAGCTTCGACTGCACTGCGTCTTCGTCGACATACGATTCGCCGAAGGTGGCTGCGAACGCTTCGAAGATCTTGCGACCGAAGTCGTTCTGCTTCACGATCTCGAGGTCTTCCTTGAGCTCTTCCATCTCAGCGGACAGACGCATCTCGAAGAACGAGTCGATCTTGTCCACGAGACCGTCGAGTTCGTCGGCGACTTCAGCAGCGAGGCGATGCTTCTCTTCGACGAGCTTCTCAGCGTATTCTGCTTCGAGGTCGCGGAAGCGATCGATGTCACCGCGCAGTTCCGAAACTTCCTTGGTCAGAGCTTCAGCCACGAATTGGTCGACCTTCGTGATCAGTTCATCACGTTCGCCGGCCCACTGTTCTGCGAGCTCGAGACGGACTTGGCCAGAGACTTCTTCGCGAACTTGCGACTTGAAGGCTTCGACGGAGGTCGTCCACTGCTCGGAGATTTCAGCCTTCGTTTCTTCGCTGAGGAGCTCGGATTGCAGAAGCTTGTTCAGGATCTCATCCATTGCTTTCTCCTTGGTGTGGTTGATTGGGACGTAGATCGCCTACACAGCTAACCTACACTTGGATTGGACGGACGAGGCAAGCGAGCAGAGCTCTTTACCACATCCTGAATCGCATTTCTTATTTAGCGAAGTGCGCAAAAACGGGGTGAAAATCCAAGTGTTTTCACCCCGCTTCGCCCCTCTCGGGGCTTATTCTTCGTCAGTATCAGTCTCGTCGGTCTCGACGTCAACGATCTCAGGCTCGACTTCGGACGGCGCACCCAGACCAGCGACTTCCTTCGTCTTCGCGACGAAGTAATCGTGCATCGTGACAGCCGCTTCTTCGTGGCGATCGTTGATGATGCTTTGCAGCATCGACTTCAGGGTTTCAGCGTGAGCAGTCATTCGGACTCCTTCTGTGTTTGAGACGACGTATTTACAGTCAGGAATCCGCGAACTTCTTACTTCGAGAGCTTCAGCGACTCGAGGAACGACTTGATTTCCTTGGCGAAGTGCTTCTGCGCCTTCGGATCGTGCACGAGCGATTCAGCCAGCGAGAGCACCTTCGTGTTCTGCAGAGCTTCTTGAACGACGTTCGGGTACGCGTCCGGTGCGGACGGCTGGTACACGATGTCGACGGTCACGAACGAGAAGTCCGAGACGATCGCGGCTTCGTTCACGTTCCCAGTGCCACGCGAGGAGACGCCGAGACGGATGCCGCCTTCGATCAGACCCTTGGCGATGTTCCCGGACGGCGTGTTCAGCAGCTTCATCTTGCCGACGGCGTTGTTCCCGTCCATACGGCACTCAGTGATCGCGTGCGACACGTTCGCGAGGTTGATCGACAGGACGTCTGGGTGATTCAGTTCGCCCAGGATGTAGTGACCTTCGCTGATGCGCTTCTGAGCGACATCAACGGCACGTGCGATCTCAGCGAGCGGGTAGCAACGGCCGTTGCCGTTCTTGAGCTCGGCCTGCATCATGATGCCGTTCAGGTACAGATCGTTCCCGCGCTTCATCTCAGTCAGAGAGGCTGCGATCGGGGAGAGGTTTTCAGTGAGGAGGCGCATTGTTCTTCCTTCGAGATGCCAGTGTTCTATTTACCTCAAGCGGCCGGAGGAGGCTCAACTCCGGCTCCGGCTTCTTCAGGCGGTGTTTCGCCGCCAAGATCACCGAAGTCTTCGTCGCCGCCGATGTCGCCTCCGAACGCGCCGTCGCTCATGCCGTCGATGCCGCCGAGATCTTCATCCCCGCCACCGCCAAGGTCACCACCCGAGTCGTCAGCGTCAACAGACACCGACTCACGGTTCTCGTACACGGCCGGGTCGTACATCTGCTGCAGAGCTGAGACCGTTGCGGTGTCGCTGATGTTCCGCTCTTCCTTCAACATCACTTCGTTCATCTGGATTTCGTCATCGGTCAGACCGAGGTAACGCTTCAGGATGAATCGGCGGCTGAGGTACTTGCTGCCTTCGATGTTGTTGAACGAGCCGATCAGGTCAGCGTCCAGAGCAGCTTGACGGTACAGTGCGAAGTTCGCTGGATCCGGCAGCTTGATCTTGAAGATCTCATCGTCGATCTTCAGGCCGCAGACCTTCAAGTACACCTTGAACTCTTGATCCATGATCTCGTCGATCCGGTCTTGCAGACGACGAATGAAGTTCGCGAATCGCAGTTCTTCGATGTACGCGATACCGACCTTGCCATCATTCGTCTGAGCGCCTTGCGCATCAGCACCGCCCATGTACGAGGTCGGGATCCGCAGACCACGGAACACCTTATCTTGGAAGTACTTCAGCAGATTCGTACCGAAGTCTTCAGTACCTCCCGGCAGCGTCTCAACGCGCGATCCACGGCCGGACGCAGTCACTGGGAAGAACATGTCTTCCTGAATCGACGTTGCGTCGTACGCGCCGTCAACGGTGTCCTTTCCAGTGGTCGAGGTGCTCGGAGCACGCTTCTGACGCATCTCATTCTTGATCTGCTCGAGGTACTGCTTCACACGCTGCGGAGGCATGTTCCCGGTATCGATGTAGAACACACGACGCTCCGGGGCGCGAACGATACGGTAGATGATCACCGCGTCTTCGATCATCGCGAGCTGACGATACACACGGTAGATCGGCTGCAAAATCGAGGCGCCGAACGGGGCGGATGCGCCCATGTCGTCCGACATCGTGAAGTGGATCATCGCCGCCGCCGGCACGACTTCAACTTCTTCGTTCCTAGCGCCGTACACGCTGCCGTTGTTCTGAGATGGCTTCTTCAGATGGTACGAGATCTTCTCACCGTTCTCGTCGATCTCGATGCCGTACACGAGCGATGGGTCAACGTACTTCCACTTCTTTGTATCCGACGTCTTGCGGAAGAAGCAGTCACCGTACTTCACTAGGCATCGCGCGATCTGGAACAGACGCTTGTTCAGGTCTTGAATCTCAGTCCACTGGCGAACAGCCTGTCGCAGTGTCACAGTGGTCGCATCAGAGATGTCTTGGTTGTCTTCCTTCTGCCAGTCCACTTCGAACGGCAGCTTCGTCTTCTCGTCCTTCGTGGACATCTCTTCAGCGATGATGTCGAGCGAACGAGCGATGTCGATGTCGGTGTCCATCGCGTCGTACTGCTTATACGACGCGTTCCGAGAACCAGGACCGCGCAGGACCTGCGAGTACCACTGGATCGAAGACATCGACGAGACGTCAGTCTTCCGCGGATCGTAGGCGTCCGTCGACAGCGTCGTGTACAATTGCTTACGCGACGCCGGCGACACGATCCGCCAGTAGTTTTGAATCGAACTCACATTGTCTCCTTAGTTCTGCGCCAGCACTCGGCTCACCATGACGTCTTTACCCGGGACGTACATCGACGAGTTCCGAGCGCGCAGCATCATGTTCGAAAGTTCAAGTTGCTGGTTCTCTGTCGCCAGCATCTGCTTCAGGACATCAAGCATCTGCTTCATCACGTCGGCATTTGGTGTAGCGGCAGAGCCGGCTTGACCAGGTTGAAGAGCGTTCGAAGGTGCCGATTCCTTGGCAGGCGCCGCTGGTGCAGGGGTATTTACGGCCGGAGGATTGACGGTTTTCTGTGCAACCGCCGCAGGAACTGCAATCGAAGCCGCATTCGCCGGCGCAGGTGAAACAACTGACTGAAGCTGTTGCGCAACCGGGGTAGCTGTCCGGGATCCAGAACTCATCGGGTTCCGGACATACGGGGCGATCGCTGCAGCTCCAGCGGCTGTAGCCGCAGCATTGGCAACTGGGGTGATATTAGCCCCAGTGTTTTTGACCTCTTCAACGGTCTTGGTAGCAGTTGCCTTAGCCTTCTGATCAGCAGACCAGCGTGCCTGAACCTCAGCATCGGTCGGCGCCACATAGGCCCGCCCAGTTCGAAGGATGTTCCCTTGCACCGAAGCGAGATTCGATTCGTCGATGACCGAGCTGCCTGCAGAAGCTCGGCGCTCGGCGATCATCTGATCTCGAGTCTTCTTGAGTTCTTCAGCATTCGCCTTCACTTGTGCGGTGTTCGCCTTCGTCTGCTCTGTGTTCTTCTTAGCTGTCTTGTCAGATCCCATCCAGGCTCCGACGATCTTCCCAGCCCACTCACCGAGCGGCGCAACAACCATCGGGCCGACCAGACCACCAAGCTCACGTCCGATGGTCGCGCCCGCAATGGTGCCAAGAGGACCGGCAATCGAACCGAGTACACCGCCGACCCAGGCGCCTGCCGCCGAACCCGCAACGACTCCGCCAACAGCGCCGACCGCGCCGCCGAGACCTTGTCCAATGGCACTACCCTTGGCGGCGCCGACATCACCGCCTGTGGCCTTAGCTTGTTCAGCCGCAGCATTCCCGTCTTGGACTGCTCCAACCAGAGAGGCACCGGCGGTGACCGCACCGGTGATCATACCGAGCTTGCTGATCTGGCCGAGAGAGCCAAGATACTTCCCGAACTTACCCTTTGGCGCCTCAGGCTTCACAGCCGGCGTTGCAGGTACTGGGGCGGCTTGTGTAGCAACGGTTGTGTTCGCTGGCGTCGCTTGAATCGGTGTTGTCTGGAGCGGTGTAAACTTCTGCGAGTACGCGCCAGTCCCAGTCGTCTGAATCGGTTGTTGAGACGTTGGGATCACCGAACCAGGCTTCGTGCCGGCCGGCGTCGCATTCACCGGGGTCGTCGTCTTCTGACCGTACTGACCTGTCGGCTGGTGTTGAATCGATCCGCCAGCGCCTGGCGTCTGAGCACCAGGCAGAGGAGCTTGAGGCTTCGGACCACCAGTCGGAGTGTTCGGCTTCGGCTGGCCAGCAGCGCCTGAGCCGGCACTTGGACCAGCCGGCGGCGTGCCGCCGTAGTGCCGCCCGATGATCTTCCCGATGATCGTTCCGATGATCGGGGCTGCGGCGAAGTACGATGCGGCGGCTGCAGCGATACCAGCGATGGCCGAAGTAGCGATCTGCGTCAGCGTGTTCTTCATTGCCCCTTCAAGGACAGTCGTCGCCTTCAGCAGGGTCTGCTGCCCTTCACTGAGCTGCTTCCCCATGTCGGCGTTCACTGAGCTGCCGTCGGCCTTCGTGACCGATCCAGATTCCTTGGCCAAGCGAATAGCTGCTGCGGCCTCCATCGCTGTCGAGAGTCCGGCCTCAGCCATCTTCTCGCGTGCGATGTCTACTTGGTTACTGCCGCCGTATGCCTCGTTATCCTCAGAGTTCCGTTGCATCTCGCTTTGACGAGCGCCGAGCTCGCCAAGCAGTTCGTCGTATCGCTTCTGCTCTGCTGGATCCTTGTTCTTCTTCATCGTGAGCTTACGGAGCTCATCGATTTGTTCAGGGGCCATGCCGGCCATGCCAGCCATCTGTTGAAGGACGCCTGCCTGCTTGAACCGGCTCTTCACCGTGGACTTACGCTGCTCGAGGATCGCTTGCGTGTACTTGTTCACCTCGGCGGTGCTCAAGTTCAGCGAGCGAGCATACAGACCCTGCTGGGTGAGCTGTGCCTGAAGTCGAATGCGTTCGGTCTGCGACAACGACAGCATGTCGGTGCGGACCTGCGTATCGCTCATGATCTCGGCGGTGAGCTTCGAGAACTCCTCCACAGTCATGCCGGTCGTCTTCTGCAGTTCGCCGAACGCCTTCGTCTGCGCGAGCACGGCCTCATTCATCCGATCTTGTGAGATGCCGGCTTGTGTCGAGGTCGTCATGATCTCGCCGACGGCCTTGGCCGCGCCGGGACCGAACTGGCCGAATTTCGCGAGAGCATCAGTGCCGACCTTGAGCTTCGCTTGGAAATCGGCGAATGAAGACGAGCGTGACACGACGGCCATACTCTCCTTCATCATGTCTGTGTACTCGCTGAGCGCCATGCCGTTCTGCGCAGCATACCAGCTCAAGCTTGTATACGAATCGGTCAGCCCGTACCCGGCAGCGGCAAGACCCTTCATCTCATCGAGGATCCGTGCGCTTGCACGAAGAATGCCGCCGAAGGCAAGCGACACTGCGCCTGCCACAGCCCCGAGGCGACCAATTTTCTTGATCGCTTCTGCTTTCGCTGCATCATCAAGATGAGCAAGACGCTTGTCTACGGCCTTGTTCAGCCCTTCGGCAAATGTCTTCGGCTTTTCTTCCTTCTTCGGCTGCTTCGGCTTCTTGTCTTTGTTCTTCGGCGTAGCAGGTGTTGTGTCCGGAGTAGTATCGACCGGTTGTGGTGCTGTGGCTTGAACCGGCGCAACAGATGTCGTCGGCGCGCTGGTATGTACCGGTGAGACTGGCGTACTGATTCCTGGGACAGGCACCGCGCCACTCTGGGCAGCACGCCGCAGACCGTTCAGCGCATTCGTTGTTCCACGAAGGATCTTATTGAACCGGTTGAAGCGGGTAGTGACAGAGCCCTCGATGAGTTTCGCGAATCCGGCGACCGCGACGTTCACGCCAAGGATGTTCTTGCTGTCGATCTTCTCCTGCTCAGACTCAGGAACCTTGAGCTTCTCAAGCGCCTTGCGAAGAGCCTCTTCGATCTGCTTCGGTACGAACTCAAGATCGAACGAATACGCCGAGAGCACCTTCTTCAGTTCGTCTTGAATCGACTCTGGAACTTCTGTGAAGTCGAGCTTCTTCAGAAGTGCAACGATATCCTCTGGGATCTTCGAGAAGTCAAGCTGCTTCAAGGCAGCCCTGAACTCGTCGGTCGCCCCAGAGAAGTCGAGCTTGTCGAGGGTCTTCTGAGCAGCAGCGAGAGCCTTCAGCGTATCGGCGATGCCGGAGCGGAACTCGCCGAGCCCGTCAGTGGCGGCGCCAGCCTTCTTTGAGAGATCTCCGAGCTTACCAGCTGCGGTGTCGCTCTTCGTCCCGAGATTCTTCACCGATCCAGATGCTTCGTCGGTCTCATCGCCAAGCTTCTTGAACTGGCCTGTCAGGTTCTTTGCCCGAGCTTGAAGTTCTTTCAGCGAGCCAGCTGCGTGATTCGCAGATGTACCGAGCGCATCGACGGCCTTCGTCGTAGCGACCATCGTCCGCTTTGCCTTCTGCCGATTCGCCTCTTCGGCTCGATCGGCAGAAGTCCTCACGGTTGCCCCGCCACGACCCTGAACTCCTGCGGAGGCTGGGAAGGCCTTGTTGATCGCATCAAGTACCTTCTTGAGCGTCAGTTCTGTAGCTGGATCGTTAGGGAGCGCCATCCTAGGTCCAATTTTTTGGGCTCTGAAGGAACCCGTAAATACATCGTTAGGTATTTACACACATACGGAGAACCACATGGAAGCACCAGTGAACCCGCTGATGGGGAAGATCAAGCTGCCAGGTCGCACGTTCCAGCTCCCGTCTGGCGGAGCCATGTACAAGAACGGAGAGCTCTCGGGTACCGAGGGTGAACTGCACGTTCATCCGCTGTCGGCACTTGCCGAGATCACGCTGAAGAACCCTGATCTGCTGTTCAACGGGAAGGCTTTGCAAGAGGTGTTCGCAGAGTGTATCCCAGAGATCAAGAAGACGAATGAACTGTACGGTCGTGACATCGACGCGCTAATGTACTTCATGCGTCTTGTGACGTACGGACCGGAGTTCGTGGTCGATGTGAAGCACACCTGCAAGAACGCGAACAGCCACTCGTACTCGGTGAACATCGAGAAGATCGTCCAAGAGATGAAACGTCTGGATCCGACCGTGATTGAGGAGCAGTTCAAGGTCGTGCTACCGAACGGGCAGATCGTCCGTGTACACCCGGTGAAGTTCGATCACATGGTGAAGCTGTTCCAGATGAACCTCGGAAAGACTGAGTACAGCCCAGAAGACACGAAGCGGAACCTCGTGTTCAACCTCGTGAACGTGATCGAATCGGTTGATGACGTCACGAACAAGGCGTTCATCGAAGAATGGGTGAAGGCGCTGAGCACACCGTACCAGAATCGGATCTCGGAAGCGATCGAGAAGACGAACGACTGGGGTCCCGCGCAGACTGTGAAGCTGAAGTGCAAGGACTGCGGTGAGATCATGGACGTTGAGCTCCCACTGAACCCGATCAATTTTTTCACCGAATGATCATGTTCGGAGACGCAGCCAGGGTCTCCGACATGATCAACGCTCTAGCTATCGACACCCGGAACCTGCTGAAGCAAGCGGTTGAGATCGCTTGGTTTTCGCGTGGATCTATTCAGTACGAGACTGCGCTCGGGATGTCACCACTCGAACGGGACATTGCTGTTCAGTTCGTGAACGATCGTCTGGAAGCCCAGAAGAAGAACCCGAATCCAGTGTACTGACCTAAATATGCCTGTAACAATGGGGTGTACATGGATAGAATCATTGATGCGATCGCCAAGATCCTCGTGAAGTTGTCGTTGAAGCGTGTTCTTCTGTTCGCGCTGCTTTCGGGCACCTGCGTTCTTTCGTACCTCACGTACACAAGCCAGGCGTCGATCACCGAGTACGTGTTCGCTAAGAAGGAGAAGCCTTTTACAGCGATCGGCGACAGGTCGAAGCTGGCGGCGTTGGCCTTCATGAAGAAGTACCAGTCAACGGCCGCGTACCTCACGGTCCTGAAACTTGAGCACCGAAAGAACACCCGGACTCCGGTGTACCGGGCGTTCAACGACGATGAGCTTCGCGATGAGATCATGAAGCGGTTGAACGGCGGTTCTGGAGCGCTCCCGATGTACATCAAGGGTGATGAGTCGAACAACACCCAGATGATTTCGCTCGTTCAAGGCGAACAGATCTGCGACCCGTTCATGGCTGGTGGCCTGAGCCGAGTGTGGCCAGACTTGAAGAACAAGTTCGTGGCTTCGTGCCGTGTGCCGTTCCCACAAGGGTTCGGCAACATTCAAGGGTACATCGTCGTGCATTTCCGCGGTCAACCGATGCGACCGTACGAGTGGGACGCGATGCGAATTGATCTGCTTGATCTAGCACACACGATCGAGAAGAACGAGTTCTAAACGACAGCGGGGACCAATTGGTCCCCGCGATTTTATCTAGCACCTAATGCTGTATTATCCGCGTGTGAGTCGGATGTTCAGCGTCTCCATGATCTGTGGCATCCGATCGAGGTACTCCGTTGGGATCCCGTCGATGCCGTCGTGCACCATGATGCCATGTCGGTCGCACTGTTCCCAGATCGCGTACCGTGCTTCACGTTCCCATTCGAAGTAACTGCTGAACACCCGCTTCTGATTCTCGCGGGTCGCCCGCGTTCGCATCGACGACGTGCAGATCATCTTCCGAGCGTTCACGTACTGCTTCGCAATCGACTGCAATCGTTCACCGATTCGGATCAAGTTCTCAGGACGGATGTCCTCAGTGCTCTGAATCACGATGTCAGCGGTCACGCTGAACGATCGGTTCCCAAGCAGGATCGCTGGACTGATCCGGGACCCGTTCGCCAGACTCATGCACAGCCGCTTCACGACGCCGATGTTCTCCTCGGTCGGTTCGAGCCCGAGCACGCCTTCACAGAGTTCGATGCGCCACGCCTTCTTGTCGGTCAACGACCGAAGAATGTCTGGGAACATCGTCTCGAGCAGCGTCTCACGCCCTTTGTATGCATCACGCAGACGACCAACGAGGTACTGAGTGTACGCCGAGTCGATGTCGACACCCTCGCCGAACAGCATCTCACGAAGCCACGACGGCCACGTCTCGACGCCACGGACCGGCCAGATGCTCGTGTCTCGCTGTTGAAGCTTCCCAGCTCGCTCGAAGTGGAAGTTCACCTCGCTCTGCTTCAGCAACCACTCAACCGGCGCCTTCAGATCGAGGCGCGAGGTGTTCGTGAGGCGAGTCAGGATCGCTTCACGGTTCTGCTGCTGAATGTACACCTTCGAGATGCTGCCGTTCTCAGGGCGTTCTGGCACCTCGTACACGAGCTCCTTCGCAGCGTTCGATGCTGCTCGCTTCCCGTTCGTGACGTTCTTCGGCGTCAGGGTGCTGATCTCGAAGTCACCATCACCGAGATTGAAGCCGAGCTGCTCGACGTTGAAGAACGCATCGAGGATCACTCGGTAGTCTTGACACCAAGCTCGCAGCGACATCAGCCGCATCGGGATGTGAATCATGCCCAACGGCATCCCGGTCTCAACAGCGGCAGCGTGCAGGTTCGCGAGGTACAGAATCAGGTCTTGGCGACGCTGCATCACGCCACGATGATGACGGAGCTTGTTCGGGAAGAAGTTCCCGACGTGCAGAGGATCAGAGTGATGGACAGCTCCACCCACCACTCGGTACAGTTCAGTCATCGCGACTTCAGCAGCTTCTGTTCTTTCTTCATTGCTCGAATGATACCGCGCATCGAGTTCCCCTCGTTCACGATCTGAAGGGAACCTTCGGCTGGAGCATCAACACGATCCTTCGGATGCACGCTCTTCAGGAACTCGGCACCGTGATCGATCACCTTCTGCTTCCGCTCGGAGATCTGAACGCCAGCCTGGTCAAGGGACACGACGAGGCCTCGAGCTGCTTGTCGCAACCGCTTCGCTTGCTTCGCACTCATCGTTCAGCCTTCTTGCAGGAACTGGCGCGACGAGCTCACGAGAGCCTGAATCTCAGAGACTTGGAAGTACTTCCCTTCCCACATCACTCGACCGGTGCTGGCCTCGTTCATCGTGAGCAGGACACGAGCAGCCTGAGCAAGGCGCTGGCGCTGTTCTAGCGAGAGTGAGTTCACTGGTGTGTACTGAACGAGCATTCGGTTCTCCTATCAAAAGCGTCCGCTGTATCGTGGGTTCAGATCCGAGTCGGCCCAGTCTGGGATGTACCCGAGGGCTTGGCGGAAGCACAAGACTTCCCAGTTCTTCGCCGAGGCTGTGCCGAGCTTCGAGAGCTTCGGGCGAACGATGATGAACTTCACCTCGTCCGGCATCCGCAGCCCGCGAACCTCGATCGGTTCCTGAATCCCGATGATCTGCACCATTGTACTACCTCCACCAACCGAGGCGAACTCGAATGCAGGACGAGGGAGCTGAATCGAATGGATCGTGCTAGGATGAGGCTCAGGCAGGGCGCGCATCCCTTTCGTGCTCTCGCAGAATTTGATCGTGCTGTTCAGGAGTGCGTTGTACGAGAAGTCGTTCATCCGCCGTTGTGGGACGAGCTGACGCAGGGTTTCCTTGTCGGGCGCGTGATACGGGAGGTTCGATGATCGTTGGCGGGCATTGTACGGACCGAGGAACTTCGTGAGGTCTTCGTGAACTCGGAAGTGCGCATCCAACATCGGGATCAAGTCGGAGAACCCGTGTGGGCGGAACGCGTCAAGGCGTACACTCCACCTAGGGAGAGAGGTTTCGATTGTCATAGGATTTCTCTTAAGCTTGCTGCTTAGCCTTCTTTGCGGCTTCGCGTTTCTTCTTGGCTCGCGCCTTCACGGCGGCGGCCTTCTCTTCCGGGGTCTTGTGTGTCGGATGAATCAGCCCGGTCTGATTCGTCGAGTGCGTCTTCTGGTACTCGATCATCTGCTCAAGGAACGTGAGCGGATTCGTGATACCGTATCGACGCATCGCGTTCATGATCTTCCCTTCAGCGGCATTACAGCCGCGATGAAGAACAGATCGAACGTGTCCGCCCTTGTGGCAGTGGTCAAGAACGGCTTCGTCTTCGGAGCACAGCTCTTGACACAACGTGCACTTGTACCCCTGCTGCTCAAGCAACGAGAGACGAGTGCTTTTGACATCCTTGCCCTTGAGCTTCACTGGCTCTTGGGTGCGATTCGGTGGTGGGTACGGGAATTGGTCCATCCCGTATTTAGATCCCTCAGAACATCACTTCTTCGTGTACGCCAGATCGAAGTTCTTCGCCTTCTTCACTTCGTACACGAACTGGTCGTCCTTCGGCATCTTGATCAGATAGTCACCGCTCGAGATCAGAACGCCGTTCACCTTTACAGTCTCGCCGTCGTACTTGAACGCTTGAACTTCGTCGACCTTCCGGTACTGCTTGTATCCTTCAGCATCAGCAGCATCGTTCGCACGGATCGGAGTGAACCCCTTGTCAAGGTCTGCACGAGACACGGTGCCGAACTGCTTCCGTTCAGAGCCGTCAACGGTCGTGATCTCGTACTTCTCGCCTCCGTCAAGCTCCTTCACGTAGTACACAGTGTTCGAGATGAACGTCTCGGCGTTGTCCTTGTTCTCTGCCCACACCGATTCAGGCGACTTGTTCTCGATCTCTTCTTCAGCGAGACGAGCGCGCCAGGTGGAGGCGAGGTGCGATTCACGGAGAGAACGTCCGAGGGTGATCAGGTGCTTAGACATACGGGATCCTTGTGCAGATCCCGTATTTATCCACTGTCGTTACTCGTCGATGAACTGGCTGAACCCGTTCTCCTTCCGAACCGTGACATTCTTGTCGAGGCGACCCACGATGCTCGGGTGATGGCTGATCACGAACACCGAGAGTTCCTCGTCACGGCTCTTGTCCTTCAGAATCCGAACGATGCTGTCGATACCTTGTTGATCCAGAGCACCGTCGAGTTCGTCGATCACCAGGAGGTTCGTCTTCGCGTGCAGGTGATGCAGAACATCACGGAATGCCAGAGCCATCGCGGTGTTCACTCGCTTCTTCTCACCAGCCGAGAGGTTCCCGAAGTCGAGCTCACGACCGAACTCAGCAACCGTGCAGCTCATGTCGGCATCGAACTTCACGACGTGCGGCAGGCCGAGCGTACTGGTGAAGTGGTTCAATCGACCGTTCAGGAACGGAATCGTGCGGTTGATGATCTGGCGACGGAGGAACGAGTTCTTGTCGGTCAGGAGCTTCAGCAGGAACTGTTGATGATCGAGCTTCTTACGAAGCTCATCAACCTTCAGGTAGTCGACGGCGTTCTGCGATTCGTTCGCGAGCTTATCTCGAGCCTCGATGTGCGGGTTCACAGCGACCTTCAGCTCGGCGATCTTGTTCCGCATCCCTTGAGCGTTCTCACGAGCAGCCAACAGCTCATCAAGCTCTTGATACTGAATCGCGCCCTCAACCTCACGGAGGCGCGCTTTCTGATCCGCCTGCTTCGCCTCAAGAGCAGCGACCTCGCTTTCGAGCTCGAGAACACGAGCACCGCGCGATTCGATGTCGGCATCAACCTTCACGAGCTTCTCGGCAGCACCAGCGAACGACTGCGTGCAGTACGGGCACTTCGCATCCGAGAGGTGTTCGTGCTCGGCGAGCAGCTCGTTCACCTTCTTCGTGAGTGTCGTGAGGTCCTTCTTCTTCGGCGAGAGCGCAGCCGCGAGGTACGCACCTTCCTCCTTGAGCTTCGCCCGTTCAGCGTGCAGGAGCTTCTCAGAGTCGAAGTCAACCTGTCCGATGATCAGCAGCGTCTCTTCCAGATCGGCGATCTGGTCAGTACGTTGTTTCTCCCAGCGAGATACACGATCGTTCGCTTCGCGCACGTGCTTCTTGTGCAGCTCGAGAGCACCCTCTTGCTGCTTGCACACCGCCTCTTGGACCTTGATGTCCTGCTCAGTCGTCTTGATCTGCTCCTTCAGCAGTGCCGCCTTCTCAGAGAGCATCGTGATGTTGAAGAGCTCCTCGATCTGATTCCGTTGCTGGAACAACGGGAGCTGCAAGAACGCTGGCGAGTTCCCAGAGAAGATGATCGTCTTCGTGAACAACTCGTAGCTGATCCCGATGATGTCGACGAGGAGCGCATCGCACTCGACGGCACCCTTGCCTGGCGTGATGTCTTCACCATCGCGCTTGATCTCGACCGTGTACGCTGCACCGCGCGACCGGAACACCTCGTACTCGCACCCGTCCTTGTCGAACGTGAGACGAACCTCCATCGAGGTGTTCTTCAATCCGTTCGTCGTGTTCACGAGACGTTGCAGCGTGATGTTGTCGAACGCCTTGTTGTACAGCGCGTAACACAGCGCATTGATCAACGTGGTCTTGCCAGCGCCGTTCGAACCTCCTTGATCGATGTTCTCACCAGTGATCGTGACCGTGCCTTGACCATCGAGTTCGATCACAGACGGGTGATTGCCGAACGAAAGAAAATTCCTCAGTTCAAGTGTTTTGAACCGCAGCAACGATGACATAACTTCATCTCCTTACTGTAAATAGATGAAACTACAGGAGTTCTGATGTTCATCACATACGTTGTACTTGATCCACGGAAACCAGGCAAGTTCGAGCATCCATTCGGAGTATTCGACCATCAACCGGCTTACGTTGGGAAGGGGCGTCCTGAACGCCCACTAGGCATTGTATCATTCTTGAATGATGAGCTCTCGTCTTACTCAGGTCAGATCATCGATCGCTGGTTGCTTGGGATGAAGAGCCTTGGATACAGGACTCTCCCGGTGATCACTGTCTATGAAGGCGATGAAGTGACAGCGTTCGCGACCGAACGCATTCTGACGAAGCACTTTGGTATTCTTCCAGAAGGAGGTATTCTGATGAATGCTCGTCATGGTGGTGATGACGGGTGGTCGATGTCTGATGAGACAAAGGCATTGTTGAGTGAGTTGAACAGCGGTGAGAACAATCCGAACTTTGGTAAGAAGTGGAGCGAAGAACGACATCAGAAATGGCGCTCTACTTGGTCAAAGAAAGACCGTACCCGCTCACCGGAAAGTATGGCAAAGACCTGGGCAGCGAAGAATCGAAAGTACGAGGTAACCTCATCGTCCGGGAAGGTCTTCATCGTTGATGACCTCACTGCGTGGTGTGCAGAGTCGAAGTACCCGCTCACGGCATTCAGAGCTGCTCTGAAGACCGAGAACGGCGTGGTCACATCGAAGAAGCGTATCTCGCGCGTCGAAGGTTGGACAATCAAGTACCTAGACTAGGATTGAACTCATTGTGATTTGTTGATTGCAAGGAGACAGAAGTAGATGCCGATGGCGAGGATCAGAGACCCGAAGTGCGCGCCAATCAAGGCTGAGCCGATGATCGCCGTGACCATGAATTCCCAGTTCATCGAAGTTCCTCGTACAGTTTCACCAGGGTTCCAGGATCGATCGTGGCTGAAGCTTGAACGCCTTCGGTGATCAGTTGACGAACAGTCGCATCCAACGAGCTCGTATCCAGATCATGCTCGAGCTCGAGGCCTTCGCTGAGCATCTCCTTCCGGAGTGCAACGTCCTCTTCAACCGAGAACTCGCGAAGGCTGAACGTGTCGATCATCTCTTCACGCAGCGTCTGCACTTCGCTGTACCCGATGTCCATGTCCAGAACGCAGCGAACGCGAGCTCGTGGAGGCCAGTCGACCTCGCCGTTGATCACTCGAGTGAGCTTCGTCTTGAAGAACAACGGAGCATCGTCCCAGTTATGGAAGTACACATCGTCGTTCAGAACGTCGAACACTGCCATCCCGCGCTCAGCATCACCAGCATCGCCGTAGTTCGTCGGGAACGTGTTCCCGATGTACACGATGTTCCGATTGAACTGGCGCTTGTGGAAGTGACCGGAGAAGATGTACTTCGGTCCAGTGAACGCACCACCATCAGGGCCGTGATCCAGCGTCCGAGTGCTTCCAGCCACAACGAAGTCCTTGAACTCGAAGTGACCAAGCACGTACTTGTGCGCGTTGATCTGGGCAGCCTGAGCGACGTACTCGTCCTTGAACAGGAACGGACACACGAGGAAATCCTTCGTGAGCTCAGTCGTCTCCGAGATCACGATGAAGTTCTCGAGATCATCGAACATGTTCGTACTGAACACCGACCGTGTGCTTCGATGGTACAGATCGTGGTTCCCGACGACCCAGATCACCGGGATCCCGAGCGAGTTCAAACGACGGCACGCCGTGATCGCGTGGTTCAACGTCCGAACATTGATCGCGTTCCGGTTCTCGAAGAAGTCGCCGAGGAACGCGATGTGGCTCGGGTTCTCTTCCTTCACTCGCTCGATGAACCAGTCGATGTAGTCCAGATTGTCCAGATTGTGTTGATCAGAGTTATTCCGCGCCCCGAAGTGGATGTCTGTGAACATCGCGAGCTTCGTGATCGGACCACGAACTCGATCCTTGATCGACGTACTGATCACGATCAGTCTCCAGAGTTCGACCCACGGAACGCGGTATCATCGTGCGACATCCCGCGCCCGCCGTCGTAGTTGAACGACGGGTTCGCGCCGGCATCGACGAGCAGAGCATCACGGATGTCGCGATGATCCTTCTCGTGAGCGAGGTACTGCAGGAACGAGCGGTACGCCGAGGTCGTGTAGAACGAGAACGGATTCGGGTTCTCACGCGTCAGATCGAACTTATGCCAGTTCGCGCACAGGTTCAGAACGGCGATCGAGACCATGTCCTCACGGAACGAGTAGTTCGCGAACGATGCCGAGTACGAGTACCGTTCGGCAATCATCCAGAGCATCTTCGCGAGCGCTGGGCTCAACGTGTTGTTGTTCGCCTTGCACGCGGCGATCTCCGGCAGGAGTTGAGCGTTCGTGACGTAGTGCCCCCGGGTGCTCGTGCTCCGTTCCTTCTTGACCTTCACGGTCTTCGCCTTCTTGGCCGGAACAGAAGAGGCTGCCGCCTCAGTCAAAGTTGATGCTGTTTTCTTTGCCGCCATCTGAACTCTCGGTGGAGTGGTTACTGTAACGGCACAGTGTCATTGTAACACGGTACCACGAGGGAGTACACAAAAAACAGGATCTAGAACACCCATAAATACGATCGGATCTAGGTTCAGGAGGAACTATGGAAGAATTCACTGTCGATCTCTTTGAAGAGACCGTCGGGATGCAGTCGAAGCGCGCCGTCGTGATGGTAGGTCGCATGAACCCGCCGACTGCCGGGCACTACAAGGTCATTGATCTGCTGAAGAAGTTCGCTCGCGAGAACAAGGGCGTCGTGCCGGTCGTCGTGGTCGTAGCCGGCAAGGAGACGTCGAAGGACAAGTCGAAGAACCCGTTGACCGGCGAAGAGCGCGTGAAGTTCATGCAAGCCTCGAAGAAGGCGAACGGGATCCAGTTCATCATCTCGGGATCAGCGTTCGCTGCGTTCGAGGATGTCCGAAAGGCCGGGTACGAGCCGTACGCGATCGCCGCTGGTTCTGATCGTGCTTCGAAGTACCTCGAGATGCTCGACAAGTACTTCACCGGGCCTGATGGCAAGAAGCTCGAGCACGTGATCGTGCCGGGTCTGAAGGACCGTGAGGATCCAGACGACGAAGGGACACCGTCAGAAGAAGTTCTGGAGCTCGCCGAAAAGGGCGAAGAGATCCCGCTGCACCTGATCTCAGGCTCGATGGCTCGTCTCGCCGTGAAGCTCGGGTACAAGGTCGCGTTCGCGAAGATCCTCGGCGTCGATCAGAAGCTCGCGGACCTGATCTTCAAGAAGGTCGAAGCTGCTCTCGGCTCCACTAAGGAGTAATCGTGAGCTTCTTCAGTAATCTCACATCATCGATCTCTTCAGCGACCTCGAACATCAGCCTGTTCGGAAAGGGAAAGACCTCTGAAGTCTCGCCTGGCAGCATCCAGTCGCAGGAGGCAGCCGGTGCAGCGATTCTGAAGGCGTACCCAGCTGCTGAAGCCACGAAGAACGACGAGATCAGTTCGCTGTACGCCTCGATGGCGGACGATGCCCGGGCGTCAGGCGATAAAGCAGCTGCTGGGATCTTCGATATGAAGGCCGAGACGCAGGCCGCCGCCGAGAACAAGGCCTCGTACTCGAGCTGGCTCGATTCTGCAACGGCATCTGTGAAGAACCTGTTCGGGAATCAGAGCGAGAACACTGGATCGGCTGGAAGCACTAGCGGATTCAGCCTCGGTGATGCCGGGAAACGCCTGAACGAAGGGTACGACGCGCTCGCGAAGAAGTTCTCGGCAACCGACATCAAGGGTCAGTTCTCGAAGGCAGCCGGCTCCGCTAAGGAGTTCCTGTTCGGCACCTCACCAGAACAACTGAAGAAGCTCGATGCCGCTGCGCAGCTGAAGCAGACTAACGCTCTGGCGGCCGCCGCCGAAGGTCAAGCTTCAGCTGCTGCTCTTCGAGCTCAGATCGAAGCCGCTGATTCTGCCCGCGCGAAGGATGTGAAGTACTTCGTGTCGCTCACTGATCCGGACGGGTTCTCGATTCGATTCGACGTGATGCCAGAAGTTCAGGAGTCTCGTTCTGTCGAGTACGAAGCTGTCGCCCCGCCGCAGTTCCCTGGTGCGTTCCAGAAGTACAAGGGCACGTCCTCGGTCCAGTACACGGTGAACGTCTCGCTGATCTCTCGAACCTCTGATGAGGCGACGAAGAACCTCCTGTACCTGAACAAGCTTCGTCAGTGGACGATGCCGGTGTTCGGTGAAGCGAACTCGTTCGACTCGATGTACGGCTCCCGAATCGGCTCGCCTCCGCCGGTCCTTCGGTTCCACGGGTACCGTGAGTCGATGATCGGTCCGGTCCCAACTGTTCTGACCTCGCTCTCCTGGCAGTTCCCACGTGATGTCGACTACATCCCGGCAGCTCGGTTGAATCTGCTGATCGATGACGAGACCGGCGTTCAGACCGTGATTCCTGGTGAAGCTGTGATTCCGTTCCCGGTCGTTCTTCAGGTTAGTCTGCAGCTCGTTGAGTCGTACAGCACTGATCAGTTCGACCAGATGAGCTACAGCCAGTACGGCATCGGGAAGTTCAGCACATCTTCGAAGTTCGCGTTCAAATCTCCTGAGAATCCGGCAGCCACGAAGAAGCCAGAAGCACAATCTGTCGCTGCACCTCCGGTTCTGCCGACAGCCGGCTCTGGGTTCGGGAACGTCACCGGTTCGATCACAGGCTCCGTGTCTTCTGTCTCGGCTGCGATCTCGGACTCTACGAAGAAAGCACCGATCTCGGAATCGCTCTCTGCTCTGCCGGCTGGTGTTTCAGCCGCTGCATCCCTGATGCCGAGCTCACCAAGCGTTCCAGAACCTAATTTCCCGAATATTCCTTGAGGTACGAACGATGGCCGATAAGAATTCTGTGAGTTACTCGAACTCCCGGTACGTCGCGGGTGGGACCACCGAAGTGAGCGCGAACCGCCTTGAATGGTTCGAGCGGAACGTTCTGCTGCCGGCTGATGACGACACGTTCTACGTCGTCGAGAAGAAGTTCGCACATAGAATCGATCTGATCGCAGCTTCGCAGCTCGGCGACAGCACGCTGTGGTGGGTGATCGCGATGCTGAACAATATTCTGGATCCGTACAACGAGATCGCCGAAGGTCGCGTCCTGCAGATCCCGTCCGCCGATCGCCTGAGCACCCTGACTACCGGAAAGACTGGTGGCGTTCCGAGCACCCGTGAAGTTCCTCTCGCTATCCTGCCGATCGTATGACCGTTCTGAATAAATCCGTCCTGAAGAACCCGCTCGACGAGTTCCACACGTACTCGGTGCACTACGTACTCCTTGCGTGCCGGACTACGATCGATGCCTCGAAATTCGCCGATGATCAGAACGCGAACAGCACTCTGGACGCCGTGAATAACACGCACGCCCTCGGTGATCCCGTGGTCTTCGGTGACAGTCAGAACGATGTGTTCCTGGTGATCGATACTCGTCGATTCTCTCAGTTCACGATCGACGAGCTGAAGTACGACGTTCACGTGAACGCTCTGACCAAGGGTGGCTCCACTAGTAACCTTGCCACCGATCTCACGATGACCGTGATCGATTCCGTCGGAATCAGCTTCGCGCACTTCATGCAGTACCTGATGGATCAGAAGCTGAAGACGAATTTCGATGGTCTCGTGTTCATGCTTCGGACTATTTTTGTCGGTCAGAACGAAGACGGGAGCACGAAGACGATTCAGACCGAAACGATTCCGATGCACCTGCTCTCGATGGACATCGATCTGAATTACGCGAAGGGTATCTACAAGCTCGAATTCATGCCGAACCTGAACTTCGATGTTCGTAAGAACCGTCGGTTCCTGTCGGTAGGCATGAGCACCACGTACAGCACCGGAAAGGGTAACGAACTCGGTGGTCTGATTCAGAACTTCGAGCTCCGGTTGAACGAGAATTCAAAGAAGTTCTATGACGATGTTCAGCGAGCAGTTGCCGGCGCACGCGTCGGAGGGGGCCGGGGGACGCAGGGACTCGCAGCAGAACAGAAGGCAGAACTGCAGAAACCGTACGGACGCCTCGTGAAGTACCAGATCACTATTCCAGAACAGTGGAAGAAGTTCACGGTGCAGGGTCCAGCAGATGGCAAGAAGACAGAGACGAAGTTCACGAACAAGGCCGGCGTAGACACCGTGAAGATCGTTGATAGTAATTTCAGCACATATCCTGGGGCTGCGATCACCGATATCCTTGATTCTATGTTCTCTCAGGTTCCCGACGTTGCGAGAATGGGGAACTTCAAGACGCAGGAGTCGGCCGGAGCCGACAGCGACGTTATCACGTTCTACAAGTTCTTTACGGGATTGACCTCCTCGAAGACGGAACTGTGCGTTCACGTTAATGTCGTCGAGTTCAAGGTGCCGAACATCATCGCACGATCGAAGAATTCGAGCGCAGTATCGGGCGACGCGGGCGCATATCGTACAGAATCTGTTCAAGGGTCGCAGAGGGTCGAGCGAAGGGTGCCGAAGGATCTGCTCGAATACGATTACATCTTCACCGGGAAGAACAAGGACGTTCTGAACTTCGACATGAAGATTCAGGACTTCAATGTTCTGCTGGCGTCGAACCTCAAGATTGGTCCGGAATACACGAACACTGCGGCGGACTCAGGAACCGTCCCGGACCAGGCTACCAAGCAGTCCTCCAGGGACGCCCTGGGCACCCGGGAGTACGATCCTATCCTGATGCCTGCAGACACCCAGGCGGCACTGAAGGCGTTCAGTAACCTGGCTGGTGTCGCGGGTAAGAAGGATCAAGATGCCACTGCCGCGCATCAACAGTACAAGAAGAACCTCTCGATGTTCTGGGCCGGCTCACCAGTGCAGACGTCGATCACGATCAAGGGGAACCCTCTGATCATGCACAAGTTCAACCTGGGCATGACGCTCCTGCATCCAGCAGGAGAAGGGTCAGCAGGAGGGGTTGGCACTGCTGGGACGAAGGAGGCGTACCGGAAGGATCTGGAGGATCGGATTCTAGGGTTGAACAAGGGTCTGACGAAGTCTCCTGATGGTTCTTTGACTGCTAACGATTCTATCCTGTCTGAGGCGTCGTACGCAGTGAGTCCTGTGTTCGTGAAGTTGAACGTGTCGGGACCGGCGGTTGACTTCCGGACGAACGAGGAGAACTCGCCGCCGTACAGCGTGTCGATTCTGAGCGATCAGTACTACACCGTGTTCCGTCTGACGAACGTGATTCGTGGTCACGCGTTCACTCAGGATCTGGAGTTGTACTCGCACAACGTGTTCGCTGCTTCGGCAGATTATAGGGTGAAGAAGAATGATTGATGCGCCGTTCGTTGTTGAAGGGATCGTGGTCGATACGAGCGATCCACAGGAGATGGGTCGTCTGCGCGTGTGGTGTCCGGCGATCGATGGTGATGTGATCTCTGATGTTGAGACGTTGCCGTGGGCGGTGTACATGTCGCCGTTCGCTGGGCAGGCGTACAGTTATCCGGGTGGTGGCGGTGGAGTGTCTGATGGACCGGTGTCGTACGGGTTCTGGGCGATTCCGAAGATCGGTGCGCAGGTGCTGGTGATGTTCCTGTACGGTGACTACAACCAGCGGGTGTACATCGGGTCGGTGTTCCGAGAGCACGGGAACCGGTCGTTGCCGGTGGGTCGGAACGATGGTGCTGGGAATCTGACGACTGATTCTGGTGGGGTTCTGGAACCTGCTGCTTCGAACCTGAAGGCACAGTTCGGTGATCTGAGTTCGTCGATCGCTCAGACGCGTGGTGCGTACGAACGACAGGCAGCACAACCCGCGGATGAGAAGAACAGTACTGAGGGGTATCAGACGCGGACTGTGCCGGTAGGGACGAAGGGTGTTGGCGAGTTGGAGTCACAGACGTTCTGCATCACGACTCCTGGTCGGCACGCGATCCTGATGCAGGATAACCCAGCGAACAGTCGGTTGCGGTTCAAGACGGCAGAGGGTCATCAGATCATCTTCGACGATGCGAACGAACGGATCTACTTGTCAGTGGCTGGTGGGCAGGCGTACCTCGAGATCGACAAGGACGGGCACGTGCACCTGTTCGCTGCTGAGTCCGTGTCGATCGCTGCTGGTGGGAATCTGAACCTGGCGGCGAGCGGATCGGTGAACATCAGCGCTGGGACGACTCTGAACCTGCTGGCTGGTGGTGACGCTCGACTGACTGCTTGTGGATCGTTGGGAGTGACGGGTGCCGGAGTGAACATCACTTCAGGTGCGGCGATGAACTTCTTGGCGAGTGGGAACCTGTTGGCGACCGGGAGTGCGATTCACTTGAACGGACCGAGTGCAGCAGAGGCGGCGTGTGCTACTGCACCGACGATCGTGCCTCAGCACGAACCGTGGGAGCGACCAATCTCGTCCTCGCCGCGAGGCGCACATTGGAAGAAGTGAGGGTAAAATGGCTAAGATGATCTATCGTGGGTTCAGCACCGCTTCTCAACTGGAGCGCAAGGACCGATCGTTCGGAACTTCTGGAATCGAGACCGTGAAGCGAGATCTGCTGAACGCGATCTGGACGATCAAGGGCGAGCGTCCGATGAACCCGGACTTCGGCACGACGATTCCGATGATGGCGTTCGAACCGTTGGACGAGGATACCGTGTCGACGATCGAATCGCAGCTCCGGACTGTGATCGCCGCTGAACCTCGAGTTCAGCTGGACGAGCTGGTCGTTCTGGCTCTGCCGGACAACAACGCGATCGTGGCGATCATCGATCTCACTTACCTTCGGTTGAACTTGACCGAGACGATGCGGCTCGAGTTCCCGATCGGTTCTTGATCAGAACCGGTAGAACAGGTTCTCGATCAGGTCGCTGATGCTCTCGACGAGCATTTCGACCGAGGCGAGCGTGATCACCGGAGCGAACACCGGTGCTGCACGATCGGCGTTCGTGCCATCGAAGGCGGTGACGACGGCGAAGTTCTTACCGAACTCGATCGTGACGAGGACCGGTCGTCCGGTGTGCGAGGACGTGCAGGTGAACGTGACCTTGTCCTCGTTCGTGACTTGGAACTCGACGCTGTTCATCGAGGTCGTCTTCGTGGAGTAGAACGCGGTCGGGAACAGGTTCATGAACTCAGTGCCGCGGTTCTGTTCAGTCATCTCGATCTCCAGTTCGTTCATGGTTCATTATACACCAGAACTTCGTCGCGTGTTCGGCTCTTGATCAGATCTCCAGGAAGAACATCTCGTCGATCTGATTGCTGATCGCCATCACCAGGTCTTCAACGACTTCTTGAGTGATCACACGAGCCGGCACGAAGCCTGCGGTGTGGATGTTCTTGCCGTTCTGGATCTTGGCGATCGCGAAGTTATCGACGTTGATCTTGATGGTGACGATCAGCGGACGTCCGGTGTTCGAGCACGTGCAGGTGAAGCTCACTTCGTTCTCGCCCACAGTGCTGAACTCGACGCTGTTCATCGAGGTCGACTTCGTGGCGTAGAACGCTGCCGGGAACAGGTTCATGATCTCGGTACCACGGTTCGCTTCGGTCATCTCGATCTCCAGTTCGTTGATGAATCATTATACACCAGAACTTCGACGAGTGTTCGGCTTTTTGAGCTGTTACAGAGTCCGGAGGGCGGCGCCAGGGACCGTCAAAAGCGGGGTGGATCTTACACTACGAGTGTCGGAAGCGGAGCGTTCTGAGCGGTCCCTGGGGCGGAATTCCTTGGCCTGAACAGAGTATCAGCCCGGTGTGCGGAAAGCCCAAAAAGGACTCGGATGAGTCCCTTCGTTTTTATTCAGCACCTAATGCTGTATTCGTCGCGGTGGTGTTACATCACGATCGTGATCGGCACCGTGAAATTCACGTTGTCCGGACCTCGCATCTGGCAGTTGAACGTTTCACCGACGTTCCCGGTCACGATGATGCCGGCGTAGATGATGAAGCCGGGCGGAAGCTTGCCGGACTGAACGACGCTCGGAATCACGAAGTTACACGGCATCCCGAAGGTTCGAACGCCCATCGTGTAGTTCGTGGCGTATCGAATCGAGTTGTTCATCGCGTCTCCGGTACGAATCACCGAGATCACGTGGCTCTTGATGGCGCTCTGCGCGTTCGGCTTCGCGTCAAGGAAACGCGGGACGGACACTGCGGCGAGGACACCGATCAGAACGATCGCGACGATCAGTTCGATCATCGTGAAACCTTGAGCGGTGCGAGGCGCCTTGATCATGATGTGGTTCCTAGTTCGTCGTGGGTGTTCAGAACTCGATGATGTCGAGGTTCTCGGAGGTCACCGACGAACCATCGGCATTCCAGATCCGCCGGAAGTCCCGGGTCCGGAACGCGATCTGGTTCTCCAGAAGTTCTTCGGGCGTGCCGTTCTGAACGACGACCTTCGTGCCATCCCGCAGTTCGACCAGAACCGGGCCGTCGCGTTCGATGTTGTGACGCAGAGCGGTGGTGAACTCGTTGAAGGTCTGCTTCGAGCGAATCAGGTTCCAGTTCTTCATGGCTCAGTTCTCCAGATGATGAATCATTGTACCACAAGAACTTCAGTTCAGGTTCTTTGGACGCACCTTTATCGTAACGGATCCGTTACAGCACCTTCGAACGCAGTTCTTGAACGAACGCTGCCTGACGGCGAGCGAGTTCAGCCTCGATGCGAGCAGCACCGACGGCGGGAGAGATCTTCGTCAGACGTTCGATCAGAGCCTTGATGAAGTTCTTCATGGTTCAGTTCTCCAGATGATGAATCATTGTACCACAAGAACTCAGAAACGAAAACACCCAGAACCTGTAACGGCGCTGGGTGTTTCTGGCCGGTCGTAACCGGCGGTCGGGGATCAGGCCTCGACGGCTTCGGCGATCAGGAGGTCGGTGGAGCTGGCGATCTTCAGGGCAGCTTGCTTGCCGGCCTTGGCCTTGGCGATCAGGAGTTCGGCGGTCTCGACGGTGACGTCAGCGGCGACGACGGTGCCGTCCTTGGCCTTCACGACGGTCACGGTCTCGGCGGACACGGTGCTGGTGTCGGCGACGGTGAACAGAGCGGCCTTGGTGTTCAGGTCGACGTCGATGTCGGCGTTCACGTCGGAGATCGCGACCAGGGGATCACCTTCGGTTTCTTGGACCACCAGGTCCACGGTGCCCAGGATCAGGTGCGTGCCGTACTTCGCCTTGTTCCGGGCGTTCAGGGCGTTCACCGTGCTGCCGACCTCGCCGACGTCACCGCCGATGAACACCAGGGTACCGTTGATCTTCTCGCCGTTGTCGCGCAGGGCGACGGTGACACGACCGGTGCCGAGGGCCACAGCGGCGTCGAACAGCGTGGTCTTCGTGCCGGAGATCATGGCGCGGGTGCTGGGGATCAGGGACAGGACGGTGGCGGTAGCGGTCATGGTGGTGTTCCTTTGACGAAGTGCTGGAGGGTGGTTGATGTCGTTGTCGACAGTGTTACTATAACACGGTTCGAGGATTCAGGTTCAGTGAAAGTGTAACGATCTCCGGAGGTTGTAACGATCAGAGCTTCATCAGGAACGACTTCAGCTCGTTCAGATCCTTGGCGGTGCCGGTGACGTCACCCTTCTTGGTGGTCTCGGCGACGTACTGGATGCTGTCACCGACGGTGATCTTCACACGAACCACTTCGGTCTTGCCGATCACACGAACATAGAACTTCTCGCCTTGCAGCGGCAGCACGTGCAGAACCAGGTGACGGGTGTCGGTGTGGGCAGACAGAGCGGCGTGCAGGTTCTTGGCGTTCATGGTTCGTAGCTCCGGTTCGTGTGTCGATAGTGTTACTATAACATGCCCTCAGAACTTGTACACTGGTGAAGTGTAACGAAGTTCTGATGGATGTATCAGTTCGACCGGAACTCGATCTCTTCGGCGATCCGGGACAGGCAGCGGGCGACGGTGTTACAGGACTTCTCGCCTTCACGGTACTTCAGAGCGATCGTGCCAGAACCCACGACCGACTCGTCCTCGAACCCGCTGATCAGGATCTGACCTTCGAGGATCGTGATCTCCAGGTCCCAGTACTCGCCTTCACCGTACACGGTGACCTTGAAGTCTTCACGGTACTGGTCAACGTGATCGACCATCACCACCCGAACTCCGTTGAACTCCTTCGTGTTCTTGAAGGAGGCCTGCATTTGGGACAGGGCCTGCAGTTCGAAGAAGTCCATGTTCATGTTCGCGGTTCCGGTTCGTGTGTCGATAGGTGTACTATAACACGCCCTCAGAACTTGTACATCGGAACTTGTGGATTTTTAGTACGCGGCGAACGAGGCCACGAGTTCTTCAGCCAGGGTCTCGGGAGTGCCGGCGAACTTCAGGTACTGCGTGAACCCAGCGTTCTGCTTCAGGGAGACACCGTACACCAGGAGTTCATTCAGACCGTCGGTCTTCCGGACCGAGATCAGAACGCCCTCACCGGTCTCCGAGGTGTGTCGAACGTAGAACTTCTCCTCGAACGGTGCCAGGCGGAGCTCAGTGGCATCAACGGCCTTGGCGACGAGGGCGGAACGGACCTGTTCAAGGGTGTTCATGGCTTAGCTCTTCGAGGTCAGCAGGGAGACGAACATCATCGTGATCGTGCCGATCAGGGACAGCATGACTTCGATCACGAACACGGCGGCACCGGCTTCCGGGTTCACGGACAGCGAGGTCAGGAACGTCGAGATCAGGACGATCGCGATGAACGACAGAACCGGGCAGGACTTCAGGATGTTCATGAGATCCATTATACACCGGAACTTCGAGCCCAGGCACGGAAACTTTCGGAATTTTTACTCTGGCATCAGGCACCGGATGAACAGCTTCGTCAGGCCCAGAGCGGAACACACCGCCCCGCTGAGGTACATCGCGAACAGTACGCTGATCGTGAGGGTCTCACCGCGGCCCAGGGCCAGGAACAGGATCGCCGTGAGCAGGATCCACAGAACCACGAGGTTCTGCATCACGACGTTCTTCAGGACGAAAGAGACGAACGACAGTGCCATAGTGTTCTCCCGTAACGATGAAACATTGTACACCAGAACTTCGAGAACGTGTGTGAACTACGTCACAGATCACTTGCAGTTCAGCTGGAACTGACGACGAACGGCGAGTTCACCATCAGCCCAGGTTCGTTCAGCCTCGGCCGGCGAGACACCGGCGGCCCGGGAGTACGCGACGATCCAGGCACCCTTCTTCGAGATCATGAGCAGGGTGCTGTACGCCTCGAACGAACGGATCCTCTTGTTCGCCTCCACGTTCAGGAACTGCACCGTTCGTTCCTCGAGTTCCAGACGGCTCGCCCCGACGGCTGCCGTGTACGCCGCGGTCTTCGGATCGGCACCGACCGGGAGCAGCGTCGGGTTCTGAGCGTACACGTCGGTCGGCATCGCGTCGAATGCCCGCTGAGCGAACTGCACCCGACGAGGATCACCGGCATCGAACGAGACGGCGCACATCGTGAGGTTCACGGCATCACTGATACCGGCGAACGACGGCAGCGAGAACAGGGACAGGAGGATCAGGAACAGGGTGCGGATCATGATGTTTCCTTCAGGCATCGCGCTGATCGACGTAGAACGTCAGGACCACCTTGGGATTCATGCGGTCTTCGTCGGCGGCGAACAGGACGATCTCGGCGACGAGGCCACCGGTCGATACCGTCATCCCGCTCGCCGGACGACCCTGCAAGAACCACCTTTCCACGGTGGAGTTCAGGAGACGTCGAGCCGTTCTCCGGAGTTCGGCGACGTCCGGAGTCTGGTAACCGGAGTTCGTGGACCACTTCCAGTCCAGGAATTCCATGACCTTTCGGACCTTCTCGAACTCGAACGCTTTCAGGACCTCGTCGATCTTCAGGTTCAGGCTCACGGCCAGGGAAGTGACTTCAGACGGAGTCGGGCTCATCAGAGGTTCCTCACGTACACGGTGTTCAGAGGGAGGTTCACCGAATCGATCACGTACGACTGCAGTTCGTCGTCGCCATCGTTCGGAATCGACAGGACATCACCGACTTCCGGTGCGGCGACCCAGATCGTCTCCGGCATCCGGTCTTCGGTCAGGAAGATCACGTTCATGTTCAGCTCCGGAAGATCTTCGCGAACCCTTCGACGAGTTCGACCTTCTGTTCTGGGTCCAGATCAAGATTCGCGGCCAGCTCCAGGATCTTCGAGATCTTCGAAACCGGCAGGCCGTTCTCTTGAGAGAGGTCGTTCAGGAACTGGGCCGCCCGGGTCGCACGATCCTTCGTGTACTTCTGACGAGCTGCCTTCAGGGCATCCTCGTCGCGAACGTACTCGGTGACCCAGTCCTTCGAGCCCGGGTTCGCACTCACGAACTGCTCGTGCTCGTCCCGAGTGCCGGTGAACTCAACGATGCCTTGACGGTACACGTACACGGTGTCGAAGTCACGAGGGTTCGCGGTGGGCAGATCGGCACCGGAGTAGAATTTCAGGGGCTTCATGCTTGTTCCTTGGCTTTCAGGATCTTCAGTTCCTTGGCGACGACACGCTTCATCTTGCGTTCGTCGATCGATTCGATCACGGCGTACACGATGTTCTCACCGTGTTCCAGGCGGCGAATCACACCTTGGTGAATCGTGCCGATGCCATCGTGGCGGGTCAGGAACGTGGTGGTGAAGGTCGTGTTCGTGTTCATGAGTAGTACTATAACCTGATCCTAGGGATTGTACACTCTGAAGTTGTAACCGGTTCAGTCCTCGTAACGAACGGGACGAACGGTGTTCGCAGCCGGCGGGGTGTATTCCTCACCGGCCTTCGTGGAGAACACGGCGCGGTAGTACGCGTTCACATCGCTCACGGTGTTCTTCGTCTGAACGACCGAGTCGACGATCGTCGATCCGATGTCCTTCAGGCAGTGCCAGACACAGGCGACGATCGCGGCACCGTACACCACGGGAGCTGCCACGACCAGCACGGTGTTCCGGAACTTCGTCGAGGTCGTGACTTGCTTCTTGTACCAGGTCTTGAAGGACATTTCGATGTTCCGGTTCGTTGTCGATAGGTGAATAATAACCTGCCGACGTGGAATGTACACCCCGAAGTTGTAACGCCTAGAACTTGTAACGACCGGCCGCCCTGTTCGCCGCCAGGGAGCGGACTGCCTGGGACTGGTGTTCCGTCTCAGTCGATCTCGCCGTCGTCCTCTTGAAGGACCTCGATCGTCAGAGGATCAAGAGCCGGCTTCTGGCTCGCCTGGCTTTCGCTGAACAGCGTCTCGAACACGGCGGACAGAGCGAGCCACTCGTCACCGGTGACGCGACCGCGGGCACCGACGTCATCGACCTTGAACTCGTGCTCAGAGTGTTTCATTGCGTAACTCCTTCAGAGGATCTCTGTTCTTCAAGCGACTTCGAACGCGACGGCTTCCAGGTCCAGAGCATCGGCGTACGCGGCGGTCGCCGGGGCGATCCCGTCGATCTCCAGGAAACCTCGCTTCATCGAGAACTTCAGCTTCGCCAGGACCTGGTGCTGGCCGTACGGGCGCTTCGTCTTCAGGTTCACGGCCTCCAGGAACTCGCCTTCCTTGGTCTTGATCGAGGTGCCTTCCGGAATCAGGAACACCTGAGTGATGCTGCCGTCCGGATTGTGACGCTCAGCGAACACGGCGATACCGGCACGACGCTTCCGGGCGATGTCGGCCAGGGTGACCTTCATCGAGGCGAAGTAACCCTTGGCGACGGGGGCGATGCGGATCTGTTCCATGTTCGTGATTCCAGTTCGTGTGTCGATAGGTGTACTATAACACGCCTTCAGAACTTGTACATCGGAGAATTGTAACGTCCGAAGAACTTGTTACGAGAGTTCGCTGATCGGCGGGAGGTTCTTCTTGACCCGAGCGGCGTCCAGAGCGGCGGCCGCGGCGATCGAGGCTTCCGTGGGAGTCGTGATCTTCGTGAGGTACGACGGGGCGGCGAGGTACTGGGTGTACCGCGGATCCTTCGGATCGAAGTTCCAGGTGTTCAGGAACTCGACTCGGGCTCCCTTCGGAGTGAACGCGTACACACGAGCGATCGTGAGGTGGTGGTACTGCGGGGCCGGGACCACGACCAGGTCGCCGATCTCGAGGGAATTTCCGAGGAAGTCGTTTTTCATTGCTGAACCAGGGTGATGCGAAGGACCTTCAGGCCATCGTCGTGGTGGAACTCGTATACTATATCCTGCTCGCAGAACTTGTACACTCCGAAGTTGTAACGATCAGCCCTTCACCGGCTTCTTCGAAACACGGTACCCGAGCTTCTCGGCGAGGGCCTTCAGGCAGGCCAGGTCTCGTTCCTCGTCGGTCTGCGCACGACGGCCGTGGCTGTACGCGACGGCCTTCCCGCCGTACCCGTCCAGGATCGCCACGGTCTGGCAGTCCGCATGGACCTGCTCGATGGCCTGGCCGTACGGCAGGATCCGACGGGCCTGACTCTCGTCGCGGCCGAACTGAGCAGCCGAGGCAGCCAGGAAGATCTTCTTGCCGAGCTCGGGGTCGTTCTCCCACTCGTGAGCGTAGTCATTGTTCAGAACGACGACGGTACGGAATCCCATTTCGATCTCCAGTTCGTTTGACGATAGTGTTACTATAACACGGTCGCCGAAGATGTACACCCCGAAGTCGTAACGACCGAAGAACTTGTTACGCCACTCGGAGGAACAAGATCCCGAGGGAGCTCAGGAACACCAGGACCAGAACGGCTTGGTACCAGTTCATCGAACGGAGGTCTTTCAGGGAGCTCAGGTCGCCGGACGCGACCTCCAGGACCAGGCCGTACCCGGTGATCATGGCACACATCAGGGCGATGCCGGCACCGACGTTCAGGGTGATCAGGTACGAAGAGATTTGTTCCATGGTCGTCTTTCGAGAGGGTTCAGCGGAGGATCACTTGAAGCAGTAAATCGGGGCCTTCTTGTCGAGGCCGACGGAGTTCGCCGAGTTCATCACCGGCTTCCCGTCCACGGTGCGGTAGTTCACGACGTTCAGGACCTCGAACTCGCCGATGATCTTCAGGGTCTGGTCGTGATACGCTTCCTGACGGTGCCCGACCTTGTAACCCAGGTCTCCGCACGAGCAGAAGAAGCGGAGGCGATCGGTGCGCAGATCCTTCACGACGAGGACCTGACCTTCCGGCCATTCGTTCGCGATCTCGATCATCGGGACCGCAGTGCGATCACCGAAGATGCAGGCGCAGGGGAGAACGGCCCAGGCACGGTCCAGACGAGAGCTCATGTTCGTAGTTCCAGTTCGTTTGACGATAGTGTTACTATAACACGGTCGTCGAGGATCTGCATCGGCGATTTGTAACCGCCGGAACTTGTTACAGCAGGGACTCGAGGAACTCGATCTCCCGCTTCGCCGACTCGATGACCCGTTGATGGCCGCGGATTCGCGCCTCGAGGATCTCCCGAGGAACTTCCTTGAACCGACCGTACGAGGTCGTGTACTCGTACGAGGTTCCGCCGGCGACCAGGGTCACTCTGTCACGACCGATCTCGATTCGGTCCGGACGGATCAGGGTGATCGTCGGGCACTGGGTGCAGTTCTCGAAGCACTCGTACGTGGTACCGACCTTCAGATCCTTGGCTTCCAGGTACATGGTGATCTCCTTACTTCGAGAAACGACCGAGGCGATCCCGCTTCGGCTTCGGCTCGTAGATTCCGACGTAGCCGTCGGTGCGGAGGTGGTACACGGCACAGCGGACACCTTCGGACTCGAAGAGCTTCGAGGCGAAGTCGTGAGCTTCCCAGAGGAAGTTCGTGCAGAGCTTCGGGACCTGCGGCAGGTGGTACCGAACGTGCTCTTCCGAGAGGATCACGACCTCGTACTCAGTGCGTCCGGTCTCCTCACAGAACTTCTCGAACGACGGGAACGGAAGGATCTTCAGTTCCCGAGCACGCTCGGCTTCCAGGATCTTCCACTCGGCGAAGGTGATGTTCGTGTCCATGTGTGTACTATAACCCGCCTGCAGAACTTGTACACTCTGAAGTTGTAACAGGACCCTGTTACGTAACAGGGTCCTGTTACTGGATCACTCGAGGCGGATGAACTGCGCCGCCTCGAACATCTCATGCTCGTTCAGACCGTGCTCCTTCAGGAACTCGGTGATTCGACGCTCGGCGGCGACCATCGATCCACCGAGGATCGCTTTCTCGAGAGCGACGAACGCTTTTTCTTCGATGCCCCAGCCAGCGGTGCCGGCGCGCAGGGCGATCACGATTTTCTGGAACGACGGGAGGTCCGGGAGGGCGAACACACGAGGACGACCGTATGAGAACCACACGAGGCAACGCATCTTGAATCCTTTCAGAACTGAACCCGAGTCCGACGGAGGACGTTCGGGAGTGGCAGACGGTACGACACGAGTTCACCGGTCATCCGAGCGATCGCGAGTTCGAACTTCCCATCGCGATGGATCGAGTTCGCGAGGTACTGCACGAGGACGCTCTTCGAAGCGATCTTGCCGAAGTCGCGAACGTAGCAACCGTCGTGCAGCACGACGAGCTTCATGACTTCGATGGAGGTGGTGTTCGTGTTCATGAGTAGTACTATATCCTGCTCGCAGAACTTGTACACGCCGAAGTTGTAACGACCACCGTCTTGTTACAGCACCCGCCCCTTCCGCAAGGCATCAACGAAACCCAGACCGACTTCGACGTCGATCTCCCGTTCCTCGGCGAACTTCTTGAACTGGTTCGCACGGCGCCACCAGTCGTCGTGGGTCGTGCCAGGGCCCCAGGAGTGCACGCCGTCGCTGATCTCGTAGAACCAGCCGCATTGGCCGCAGTGGTCATGGTAGCAGAGCGAATCGTGCAGACGGATCGCGATCTTCTGGGCCGGGGTGAGGCTGACTTCGGCCTTTTCCTCTTGCGCCTTCTGCTTCCTGAGTTCGGCGAGTCGCTGTTCCAGGACTTCGATTTCGGTGGCGGTGTTCGACATGCCGTTCTCCTTGACGATGGTTGAACTATACCACAGAACTCGTGGTTCTTGTGTGAATTAGTTCTCAGCTGAGAACGCGATCGCATGCAGCGCTTCGGTCCGCAGGATGCTGAACGCGACATCCTTCGGGAGGCCGCCATCCATCAGGATCAGCTGGGCTTCGCGGATCATCCCGACCGGTAGGACGCCAGTCCGCTCCAGCTCGAGAGCTTCACGGGCGCACTTCTGCAGCTCAGCACGAATGATCACGGTGGCAGAGGTCAGCGCAGCAGCGGCGGTCATTTTCGAGGCCATCTTCGTTCTCCCTAAAACGTTGATGATGCATTGTAACACCAGAACTCAAGGTCCTGGTGTGAAGTACTTCACAGGCTCTTGTCGGCGCTGTGGAAGTATTTCACTTGGAAGTTCCAGGCGTCCTTCGTGTGCGTTTCGCCAGTTGCGATGTCCGTGTACGTGACGTCGTAGTCGAACTTCTCGTTTCCGAACTTCACGACGGAGTCGATCTCCACGACACGACCAGAACCATCGGCGGCATGCCACTGTTCCCAGCAGTTGAAGGCCGGGCCGTTCGGCTTGTGGAATTTTTGCTTACCGTTCATGATGCTCTCCAGCGTCGATAGATGTACTATAACACGGTCGCAGGAGTTCTGATGGTCGAAGTTGTAACGAACTTCAGGTCGTTACAAAATCTAGATCCGCCCTTAAGTGTAAATACTGGATCACAGCACAAGGTTCCTCATGGCACTTCGCACCACGTACTCAGCCGAGACCTGGGACAAGATCTACCAGGCGTTCTCGGCCGTCTCGTTCGTTTCGTACGACTTCAACACGATCCGCCAGTCGCTGATCGACTACACTCGCACGTACTACCCAGAGGCGTTCGACGACTACATCCAGTCGTCCGAGTTCATCGCGATGCTTGAGATGTTCGCGTACATCGCCGAGCAGCTCGCGTACCGAGTCGACATGGTCGCCCATGAGAACTTCATCACGACCGCTCAACGGAAGCAGTCGATCCTTCGTCTGGCGAAGCTGATCAGCTACAAGGCGACTCGGAACATTCCGGTCCGTGGGCTGGTGAAGCTGAACACCGTCTCGACATCGGAACGAGTCCTCGATTCTCGTGGTGTGAACCTCTCCGGGATCACGATCACCTGGAACGATGCGAACAACCCGAACTGGAAGGAGCAGTTCTTCCTCGTGATGAACCGGATGCTGGCGACTCGGTTCGGTCAACCATCGAAGTCCGTGCAGATCGGCGATGTCGTGTTCGACCTGTACTCGCTGAAGAACAACACCGGCACCCTGCGGAACGGTGTGTTCGCGTACACCGCTTCGACTGGACTGAACACGTACTCGATGGAAATCGTGCCGGCGGACGTCGATTCGAACGGACCATTCGAACGCGAACCGGACCTGAGCTCATCGCTCTCGATTCTGTACGCGAACGACGGGATCGGCGACTCTTCGGACTACACTGGGTTCCTGATGTTCACGAAGCAGGGCGTGCTGAACCGGATCGACTACGAGATCACGCAGCAGCTCCCAGATCGGAAGATCGAGTTCACCCCGTCGAACGTGAACAACACAGACGTCTGGGTCCAGAAGCTGAACGCCGATGGCACGATCGCCGAACGTTGGAAGCAGGTCGAGTCCGTGAACGAGCAGAACCTTGTGTTCAACGATCTTCGAAGCACGCGAAAGAAGTTCGAGGTTGACACCCTTGAGAACGACGCGATCTCGGTCCTGTTCGGTGATGGCGACTTCTCGGATGCACCTGTTGGTTCGTTCCGGTTCTGGATGCGACAGTCTGCGAACGACTCGATCGTGATTCAGAAGAACAAGATCGCGAACGAGCAGATCTCGCTTGGGTACACGAGCACGATCGGGAACGCCGAAACGTTCTCTGGTACGTTCTCGCTCACGAGCACCCTGCAGAACGGATCCGCAACCGAATCGATCGAGCACATCCGTCGCTCGGCGCCGTCGACGTACTACGCTCAGAACCGGATCGTGAACGGGCAGGATGCGAACACGTTCATGCTGAAGGATCCGTCGATCCTCCGCCTGAAAGTCGTGAACCGCACGTTCGCCGGGCAACCGAAGTACATCGACTGGAACGACGCGTCCGGTTCGTACGAGAACGTGAAGCTCTTCGGTGATGACCTCGTGATGCGGTACACCATGGGTCTGAACACGATCACGACCTCGGCTTCTGGACGAGCCCTGATCGATGAAGTGATCGAGCCGCTCCTGAGCACCTCGGGCGTGCTGAACACGATGATGCACATCTCGGCAGCCGACCCGGCATTCGCTGGTGTCGTGTCGGCTCCGCGTCGTGTGTTCATCGAGGACAACCGCGGTGACCGGTACAAGGACCTCGACGGTACGTACGTTGCTGTGCTCTCGACCGGCGATGGCTCGCTGAAGGAGAAGACCGCGATGCAGGGTCTGATCGACCGGCACTGGTACGGCGAACCGACCTCACGAGTTCTTGACGCTTCTGGCACGCTGCTCGGCGTGATCCCGGATCCGGGGTTGTACCCAGAGGACGACTCGCGGATCTACGACGCGACGCTGCCGCGTACGATCGATGGCGTGAACAAGTACCCTCCGGGCGACGTTGGCTCTGGGCTGCAACCGGTCGCTGAGCAGAACTACTTCGGTCTTCGGTACAACCGCGCGATGTCGGCGATCGGGAACGGGACGATCTCGCTCGTGAACGGGCTCTGGGTCACTGGGTCGTACTGGGTCGCCGGTGAAGTGTTCACGATCGAAGTTCAGGCTGATGGTCTGACGCTCGCCGTTCGCTCGAACATCCGCGGCACGTTCCCGACTGGCACGATCGGCACGCAGTACGACATCCAACCGTCTGGGTTCTCGGTCTCCGCCCCGATGTTCACCGTGACGCAAGGCACGACTTCGTTCGCTGCAGGTGATGCGTTCATCCTTGACACAGATTCATCTGGGAACCTCGTGCTTCGCTCGAATAGCTCGTTCAACGGGCTCGTGAACCTCAATGGGTACTGGGAGGTCATGGGTGCTACTCAGATGCCGAACTACTCGTCCGGCATGAAGGACGCGCAGGTGTTCTCGATGAGCACGGATGCTCCGACGCTCGGCGTTCAAGCTGCAACGAAGGAAGACTCGTGGGTGATCTTCGTTCGCAAGATCCGTCAGTCGGTTGGCGGGACTGTGATCGGGTACGAAGTACACCACCGTGACCTGAAGCTTACCGTGTCTTCGGACACCACGAAGTTCTGGTACAATGACGTTGATCAGCTTCTGGACTCGGACACGAAGAAGCGGGTGTTCGACAACATCAAGATCCTCGGTTCGAACATCGCCTCGGGTCAGACTCAAGCGATCAAGAAGAACCAGTCGTACGACGTGGTTGGCGCCGTGTCGGATGCCGATGGTGTGATCGATGTGAACTCTCTCGAGATCGTCCCGTCGGACATGCTGCAAGAGGACTCGTCTGGTGACCTGATCCCTGATCGTCTGCTGCAGTTCGAGACGTTCGCAGCTGGTTCGTACGAGTACTTCAACCTCTCGACGCCAGATGTGATCCTCTCGTCGGATCCTACTCCGGGTGGTTGGACGACATCGGGCGCTACCGATGATGGATCTACCGTCGATGTCTCCGGCACGTACGGGCGGAACCTGCGGATGCCGCCACTTGATGCGACCTCGAACGCTGGTCTGGACTTCATGTGGCAGCACTTCTCGCCGTACACGAACATCATCGACCCGTCCGTCACGAACATCCACGACGCGTACCTGATGACGCGCGGGTACTACGACAACGTGATCAGCTACGTTCGCGGGTACAGCGCCTCGGCACCGACTCCGCCGACGCCGCTCGAACTTCGGAACTCGTACGGGTACCTGCTCGAGTCGAAGATGCTCTCGGACACGATCGCACTGCACCCTGGGAAGCTCCGCCTCCTGTTCGGTGGTCTTGCTGAACCGCAGCTCCGCGCGAAGTTCAAGGTCGTGCGCGCTCAGTCCGCTACGCTCACGAACGAACGGATCAAGGAAGAGATTCTGAACGTCGTGCAAACGTACTTCGACATCGACACCTGGGACTTCGGCGACACGTTCTATGCTACCGAGCTCATCAGCCTGATCCACCAACGTCTCCCAGCAGACGTGGCATCGGTCGTGCTCGTGCCGATGTACAGCACGAACTCGTTTGGATCGATGTTCACCGTCGAGTCAGGCGTTGACGAGATCCTCCAGTCGGCTGCTGAGCTCAGCGACATCGAAGTCGTTGATGCTCTCACCCCAACCGTGATCCGCCAGGTGCTGTGATTTTTAGAGAGTCTGTGCTTGTGTAAATAGCTGATCAACGATCGAGCTACTACATGGCACAGACTCCTGACTTCAAGCTTCCGTTCCAAGACCTCACGAAGTACATCCCCGAGAACCTTCAGAACTCGGTGAATACGGGGCTGGTCTCGAACCTGCTGAACCGGTTCATGACGCACGATGAGAGCGCGAAGCTCTTTGGGTACGTGGGTCGGAAGCCGAGCGCGCTCGATGACAAGACAGCGCGCCTCCCGCAGGTGAACCCAGAGCGTGACCTGAACGCGGTGACACCGGTGTTCACGTTCAAGAACGGGACTGAGACTGTCGCGTTCACTGCACAGGAGCTGATCGCGAAGGCACGTGCGATCGGTATCGATCAGGTCGGGCAGAGCTGGTTGTACACGCAAGCGAACCAGTACCTGCCTCCGATCAACATCGACAAGTTCGCGAACTACTACAACTACTTCTGGATCGCGAAGACGCTGCCGACTCCACCGAACACACCGTGGAACACTGAGCTCCTGCCAGAGTACTACGTGATCGCGAAGCCGCTCCCGACCGACAATCAGAAGATGAACGTCGTGTGCGCAACCACGACGCAGATCGTTCGCACTGGTTCAGGCTTCGAAGACCAGACGTTCACTGTCGAGTTCATCACGCCGCTCCAGTTCAAGGTTACTGCGAACACGTACCTCGGGTACTACGTCACGACCGGTGCCGGCTCCGACGGTGCGCAGTCGATCACGTACGACCTGGCGGCGATGACGACTCCGACCGGAACGCTCACCTCGGCGCCGACCGTTGAGACGACATTCACGTTCGATGTCGCCGGTCCTGCCGGTGTCGTGACGCTGATGACGTTCACGATCGCCCGCGCTCCGGTGTACGACCAAGACGGGCTCTGGGCCGACAACGAAGCGTTCATTGCCGGTGACGAGTTCCTGATCGACACGACGTTCCTGTCTCGCACGTACACCGTGTCGACCGTGTCCGTAACTCCAGGCATCAAGGGCCGGATCAAGGGCGTTCTCGCTCTGAACGAGTACCAGACGATCGACGGGATCACCGTGTCGGAAGGTCAGCGCGTTCTCGTGAAGAACAACAGCGCGATCGAGAACGGGATCTACATCGTGAAGCCGCAGGCTTGGATCCGTGCCGAAGATTACGACGGCGCTCAGATCGCGGCTGATGCGGTCGTGTGGATCCAGAGCGGCACGCTGAACGCCGGTCGCCTGTACGAATCTGGTGCTGGGAACTCGTGGCCGGACCCGAACGTACCAGCGATCATCACAGACAGCAACACGAACGACTGGCAAGAAGGGAACTTCTGGGTTCACTCGTCCGAGCTGAACGATCTCGGACTGACTCGTTCGCAAGCGATCCAGGCAACTCGCCCGATCATCGAGTTCCACTCGGACCTTGAGCTGAACAACTACGTCACGAGCACCGGTGTTCCGTCCGCTTCGACTGGCGTGAAGTTCAAGCAGTACAAGACCGAGTTCAACCAGATCCCGCTGTTCAACCTGTACCGGTACGATGGCACACACTCAGGTCTCGTGTCCTCGCTGTTCTTCTACGAAGAGGACCTCACCGCAGATCTGGACCTCGAACTCCAGAAGCGAGTGAAGCTCTCAACGAACTCGTCCTCCGACTTCCTGTTCAACCACGGGATGGTTGACGCTGATGGTGACCTCCTGTTCTACAAGAAGAACGGCGTGCTGAAGACGATCTGGCACGCTGGGTACGATGCAGCAACTGTTGTTGATCAGGCATTCGTCGGTCTCGTGAAGGGTTCGATCACCGAGCTCATCCCGACCACGAGCGCGATCCCGCAGACCTGGACGCTCACTGCGCTCTCGACCGCTGGCTCACCGTACGCAACCACGTTCTCAGTCGTTGGATCCGTGTCTGGTCAGCTCGATGACCTCACCGTCGGTGTCGAGTACTCGAACGAGCAGATGGCGATCGTCGTGACGTTGGGCACGCTGCAGTTCCTGCCGGGCGAGCAGTTCGTGTTCTCGATCTCGGCTGGCCCGATCGTCTCGGCAATCACCTGGGTCGGCGCCGTGAAGGGTGCGCTCACGAACATCGTGCCGGCTACGCACACGCAACAGCAGGTCTGGACGCTGCAAGCGATCACACCGACCACGTTCCAGGTCACTGGCTCGAAGACCGCCACGATCACCGGGAACGATGTGATCACAGTTGGAGTGCCGTACTCGAACAGCGAGTTCAGCTGCTTGATTACGGCCGGCACGCAGCCGTACGACGTTGATGACTACTTCCTGTTCCGCATCGGGAACTTCGAGACGCCGCGGTACGTGTACCGCGATTCGAACGACAAGATCTACGACCTGTACGGTGGCGAGCTCGCCGATACCACCGGCATCGGTGCGTATCAGACGCCGCGCACGCTGATTCACAACCCGTACAATGAAGCAGCTGACGAAGTCACCGAAGGGACGCTGTACAGCCACTTCCGCTCGATCCTCCAGAACCAGATCGCCGACGCATCACAGAACTACGCGTTCGGCGGGAACATCAAGAACTGGTCTGAGCAGCACACGCTCCTGATGTCGCTTCTGATGCAGCGCGACCTCACGCCGATCTCAATGATCGATCTCGCTCAGCGTCAGTACGAGAACGGGCTGAATGCGTACGCCGAGCTGTACAAGACCTCGATCCTCCAGTACTTCGCCACGAACGGTGTGGTGTCGATGGACGGGTCGGCTTCTCAAGATGCGAAGCTGAACGCGCTCCTCGATGCGCTGATCACGAAGCGCAGCGCTGACGCCGACGTGCGCACGATCCTGTACGATACGACCGCCGGTGTTGCTGGGATCCCAGCCACGCTGCCACAGCTCGGCGTCCTTCCGCTCGTCGCCCCAGGGATCGTGTTCCACAACATCCTGAACAACACGCTCCTCCGTCACCACGATGGCCACTACACGACGCTGAACTTCGATACCGTGGCGTTCCGTCGTGCCGTGCTGAACGAGACTGCCTCGATCACAGTGACGCACTACGATGGTACGACTACGCCGGCTGTCACGATCAACGCGACCGCCCCGTCCCGCCCGTACCGTGGTTCGATCTGGATCGTGCCGGGTCCAGATGCGCTGATGTACGCATTCGACGTGCAGTACGACTCGCAAGACGAAGTTGACGCGAAGTACACCCTCGCTACGCAGATCCCGATCGGCACTGAAGTGTTCCGCCGCGATGAAGGCACGGCTGGGATCCTGTACGTCTGGGACGGCGTGAACTGGGTCGCTCAGTCGTCGTTCTCGTCGAAGTGGGTCCGCGTTGACCTCGCCGACACGCTGAACCACCTGATGCTTGCGATCGAAGAGCGTCTGTACCTGAACGTGAACCCGAACGCGCGTCGCGTTGACTTCACCGCGTACGAGAGCGATACTGGATTCCAAGCGCAGCTGAAGCGCGAGCTGTACGCGTACGGCGTGCGGAACCAAGCTGATCCGGCTGGCTCTGACTACCTCGCAGTCGATGCGTTCACCTGGAACTACTCGCAAGCGAACATCGCGAACTTCCCGCCGCTTGACACCGCTACCGTGCCAGCACGTTGGTTCGACATCCTGAAGGCACATCAGCGTACCGTTGCTGGCGTGATCCCGACCGAGCGTCCGAACCTCGAGCCGTGGAAGCTCCTTGGGTACAACGATCTCTCGACGTGGTGGGCGACACTCACGAGCGCACAGCAACAGTCGTTCCTGCCGTACGCAACACCGTCTCAGATGGCTGACGGGACGCTGCACGACATCGGGCAGGTCCGGGCGATCCAGACCGAGAACGTGATGACCGTTCTCACCGGTCTGCAGACGATCGACGGGATCGCGCTCGCGAACGGTGACCGTGTCCTGCTCCAGAACGAAGTTGCGCCGGAGAACAACGGGGTCTGGGTTGTCTCGTCTGGGAACTGGACCCGCGCTTCCGATGCGCTCACTCTGAACGGCACGGTCGGCGTGTTGCAGGGCTCGAAGTGGCAGAACACCGTGTGGGCACTCACGAACTCGCCAACGATCGGCACCGATCCGGTCCTGTTCGAGCAGGTTCGTCTGTTCAGCGTCGCTCTGTGGGAGTACGTGGCACAGCAGCGCCCGACGCTGCGGACGTCGGTCGATCCGACGAACGACATGTTGATCGCTCCGTACGCAGCGCCGTCGACGTACGAATCTCAGTTCGCTCTGACCACGATCACCCCGCCGGGCATCTCTGGGTCGTACACGTTCGGTCAGAACTCAATTGTTGAGACGATCTGGAAGTCGTCGGTCGACTACGGGTACGGTCTTGCCCGCGCATTGTTCCGTCACGACCCGCTGTACTTCCTCGGGTTCTGCTGGGGCTTCAACTGGGTCGAGGTCGATGGGATCCTGTACGATGGGTACGATCTGAACACACCGGGACACAAGCGGTTCAAGCTGCACGGCGAATCAGTGCGCACGATCGACCGTACGAACGCGATCTCGTTCAGCGCGATCACTGGTACCTCTGATGTGGATGTCTCGATCACGTACAGCGCGTACGAAGTGTCCGGCTCGAACCGGTATCAGAACTTCACGGTGAAGAACAACACCACGGGTCTCACGATCGGGTACCTGCGCGAAGGCGTCTCTGGATCGATCAGCGCTCCGCTCGGTGCTGTGTCCTGCGGCTCGATCTTCATCAACGACTTCGGACGCCCGTTCCACATCGGCGACACGTTCCGAATCACCGCGAATGCGAACGGGTCGAACGCCGTCTGGACGTTCACGCCGGCAGCAGCGCACAAGATCCTCGGCTTCGGTCAGACGTTCACGAACGCTCTTCGTGCTGCCTCGATCGACACGAACGATTCGTACGCAATTGATGCGTTCCGGAACTACGACGTGTACATGGGGCACCGTGTTGGCGCATTGGTCTCGACAGACGACCTGCTGGTCAGCACTGACTCCGAGACGCTCACCACCGCTTCGTACGAACTGCTGTTCAAGAAGAACCGGTACGCCGCCGACACTTGGGCGCAGGCACTGCGGATCACCGTGTCGCAGTTCGGTACGGGCACGAACAGCACCGTGTTCCTGCCGTCGAACAACATGCGCGCTCCTGGCAGCGACGGGTCCGACTGGGTGTTCCGCATCGAGGGTTACAACCCGCGGTACTCGACGCTGAAGTACTACCAAATGAACACATCTGGTCCGTACGAGACGTTCAACATCCTGGATCAGTCGACCACGGCCACGGTGTGGAAGCACTACACACAGGTCGCCTCGACGGTGACCACCGATCTCCCGATTCAGATCACTGGCATCCAGAACGTGCTCACGTTCCTGTTCGGGTACGCGCAGTACCTCGAGGATGCTGGGTGGGTGTTCAACAAGGACCTCAATGTGAACGTTGACGCCGAGACTGGCCGCGTTCGCACGTGGCAGCTCGAAGCTGAGAAGCTCGTCGCTGCGATGTACAAGGGTACTGACCTTGACCTCGGCCACGTGATGAACCCGTTCATGGACAAGATCGGTCTGCGTCAACCGTACGGCCTGCTGTCTGAGTTCACCGACACATCGCTGTTCGATGTGACGGCCGATGCCGCCGTGTTCGACGTGGTTGGTGAGAAGTTCCGTGTTGACGATCTGTTCGTGATCCGCGGGAACCAGATGTCCGAGATCTCGGCTGTTGCACCGATGTACAGTGTACACGCTCAGCTCGACACCTTCGAGCACCTGTTCGTGTTCAACCGGTACATCGAAGACTCGACGCAGACTGGTACGCTGTACCATCCGTTCTCGGGTTCGCGCGTCGTCACGTACAAGTTCAACGGGCGCCGCCAAGCGAACGTCACGTTCCGTCCTGAGTATGGTGGACACTATGTCGTCGGACACGAAGTCCGTCAGGGCCTGCAGGCATCGACCGACATGCTCGCGAACGTGTACAACCCGAATGCTGTGTTCGAGAACACCCTGACGTCGAAGCATGCGCTCGCTCTGCTCGGCTTCAGCACGAAGGAGTACTTCGATGACCTCGACATCACGGCGAAGAGCCAGTTCAACTTCTGGCGCGGCCTGATCCAATCGAAGGGCACGAACCTCTCGATCGGCGCGTACCTGAACAACAACCGGTTCGAAGATGCGAAGGTCGACGAGTACTGGGCGTACAAGGTCGCCACGTACGGTGACGCACGTCAGCACACGTTCCCAGAGCTCCGCCTGCAAGTCGCTGATACTGTGCAGCAGTTCACGCAGCTCCAGTTCGATGCACAGGCCGGCGGCGAGCTCACGAACTTCACGCAGATCACGCGGTACGACGAAGACCGTTGGTTCTCGATTGACGATCTTGACCAAGACACGTACTTCAAGGCCGAAATCGTCGGCACGTACGACCGTTCTGACGCAACTATCGGCGCGGTGATCACCCTGCCGTTCGTGGCTGATACACTGATCGGTTCTGGCTTCACGAAGGTGAACGCGACGACCGTGCAAGCGACATCGACCGCCGTCTCGATCACCGGGTACGGTCCGAGCACGCCGAAGTACAACCCAGTGAAGCTCTTCAACTACGCAGCGGCGGAACTGGTCGAAGAAATCCCGATGTGGCACCCGGCAATGGGTCAGCACACCCCGATCGCACTCGAATCGGTGAACGTGATCTCGAACCAGAACCCAGCGCGGTACAACTACTCAACGCAGGTCGCGAACAACAACTCGTACGACCCGCTGCGCCCATGGGGCGCGAACGAAGTGGGGCGCGTGTGGTTCGATACACGGAACCTGGCGTACATCCCGTACTACGACACTACGATCTTCCCAGACCGGGCTGAACGTCTGTCTCGCTGGGGCTCGCTCGCAGATTACGCGTCGATCGATGTGTACGAGTGGGTACAGTCGACCGTGCCGCCGTCGGAGTTCAATGCTCTCGCTGCATCACAAGCCGGTGACGCCGATCTGAGCGACGAAACGAAGGCATCCGGTGAAGTTGCCCGCGAAGAGCAGTACTACCGTGACCGCCAGTGGAAGTCGCGTGCAGTCCTGTGGTCGAAGCTCGCGTCACCGTACTCTGGCGACCGCGGGTACGTGCTCTCGCCGGACCTGAAGACGACTGGGCCAGAGGTCTCGATCGTATCTGGGTTCGCATACGTGAACAATCCTGGAGAAACGACCTCTCCAACTTGGGCAGACATCGGCGTCTCAGTCGGTGTTGGGCGTGACATGCGAATCGGCGCTGTGTACCTCGCCGGTGTTCCGATTCGCCCAGTGTCCGAGCATCAAGTTGTTGACATGTTCACAACGATGTTCTCCGTTGATGGCGGGACGACCGTTGACACCGAAGTTGAGGCCGATCCTGTTGCTGAAGTCGCTGGTGTATACCCGGCTGTCACCGTGTCGATCACGGCGCCGTTGGTTCCGGCCGAGCAGCACATCGCCCTCACCGGTGACCTCGTGTTCTCGGCAGTCGACCCGAACACCACGTACACGACAACATACGATGCTGACGGTGCTCCTCTCGGTGGTGAGGTCTCGATTCAGCTTCGTTGCCGGAACGCGCTCAGCGGATACGAGATCGTTGAGCTTGGTTCGTACTCTGGCATCGTGAACACAGCACCGCTGTTCGGTGTGACGCTGTCGCTGACCGCTGGTGACGTGATTCCGGTCACATTCACCCAGTTCGGGTTCTCGCTGTCCGTAACTATCAACAGCACTGGCTCGTATCTGGCTACGGCAGTTCAAGAAGCGATCGTAGCTGCGCTGAACTCAGGCGTTGTTGCCTACGACGCCGTGCGAGTGACGCAGGTTGTCGGGTACATCGACCCGACCAACGGCACGCAGTCTGAAGAGAAGAATCTCTCGAACGCGCTTCTGGCTGATGGCACCCCTGGGTACGATGTTGGCTGGGCGGCTTGGGTCGTTCCAACGCAGGCCGAGCTTGATGCTGACGGCACGTACCCGGTGTCAACGTACCGCCCGTATGTTGGTGAGTACAGCAGCATCGAGCTCACGTACGACCAGCTTCAGGATGCTGTGAACGGAACCTCCGATCGCACGCTGAACGACGGCACCTCAATCGGTCGATACACGAGCACGTGGTCGGACTGGAACGTCCTCTCGAACACGGTGATCACTGATGTTCAGACCACGGTTGGCGCGACGTCGATGGTCCTGACTGCTGACACAACGATCCCGGCTGATCGCACCACGGTGTACGTGAACGGCATCGCACAGCTCTCGGCTGCGTACACGATCGTCGACAAGACGATCACACTGATGCCTGCACCGACCTTTGGCTCGGTCACCACAGCGATCATCCGTCACTATGAACCGTCGGCGAAGGAACTCGCGTTCGATCCAGACGTGGAAGAGAACCTCTCGTATCAGCGTCAGTACAAGTCGGACTACGAGTACGTGTCGGTCCCGACACGTAATACCGAAGGGTCGCTCTCGAGCAACGTGTACTACTTCTGGGTCAAGAACAAGAACACCGTTGCGAAGGGCAAGTCCCTGTCGATCTCGTCGATCGCTCAGAACCTGCGCGATGGTCCTGCGAACTTCCTGACATTCCAGAACCTGCTGGAACCGACGAGCACGCTGCCGTACCGGTACGATGCGATCACGATCTCTGGTCTCTCGTACCTCGTCGGCAAGGATGACACGTTCAAGCTCCGGTTCACACGGAACTTCACTCTGCGCGACGATCCGCAAGATCTTGATCTGAAGGACACGCACACCGAGTGGAGTCTGATCCGTCCAGGACAGCGCACGAAGATCCCAGAAGCACTGTGGCAGAAGCTCACCGATTCGGTGGCCGGTGTCGATGCTGCTGGAAACGATGTGCCGTCCCTACGTCGTGTTCTGTACGACGAGCGGAACGATTCGAACACGCAGTACGGCTTCGGCGCCGAGCAGACGCTGGCACCTCGGGATCTGTTGGTTTCCTCGATCATCCAGACGATCGTAAATACCAAACTGATCAACACCACGGTACCGGCAGACGCTGATGGGAACTATCCGTCCGACTTCATCGAAGCGCTGAACTTCGACGAACAGGACAGCTGGTTCGACACGTCTGTTCACGCTCGGAAGACTATGACGACCATCTGGACATCGGCGAAGCCAACACAGATCAATGAGATCTTCTTCGCAGCTCTTGACGACATCCTCGCCTCGAACTACGAACTCACTGACCTGTTCAAGACCTCGCGCCTTGCTGCGTACTCGATCAAGGTGGTCCCGCACAATTCCGCAGTGTCATCGTACGAGTAACCAATGGCCAGCTACCTGAACAAGAACTCTGGGTACGTCGCTTCGCTGACCTCGTTCATCGCCGACACGAAGCCGTACCACTCGAAGCTCACCGAGATCGTCGAAGAATACCAGTTCTACGACACGATGTCAGTCGTGTTCTCAGAGAAGAACTCGCTGCGGGTGAAGACGAACCCAGCGTGGCTGTACAACTACTACTCGGGTGGTGACAGCACGTTCCGGACAGTGCCGTTGAAGCAGCTTCATGTTCCGCATCCGAAGGTGTTCCCGTCGAACGCTAGCTCGTCGTACCGAGGTGCGATTCGAGCGTTCCGTGACGAGAACACCGATCTGATGGGTGTGCCGTACGTGTACTCGAAGGAAGCGTTCGATGGCGCGATTCAGAACGTGTTCGTCGAGCGTAATGGCGATCGTTCACTGCTTGAGCCACTGACCGAAGGGTTCGACTTCTTCCGTTCGCACGGCTCGATGCAGTTCCGCATCAAGCAGACGACTGATGCCGGCACGAACTTCGTCCCGTCGTGGGCTGAGACTCGGAACGAAGATGTGATCAGCACCGCTCAGGCTGTAGTCCGCGAGCTGGCGCATGATGTCACGAACCCGAACTCGGCTGTGTCGAAGGTGAAGGCACTGCTGCTCGAGATCCGGGCGCTGCCACTCTCGACTGAGGCGCTGGCGGCTGTTGATGCTCTGCTCGCGATCGTAGCTGAACCGCGTCTGCCGCGCGACTACGAAACGCTGATGAACCAGCTCGTGGCTGACGGCACTGGTGTGCTGCCGGGTTACAACTCGTGGAACACTGAGGGTGACAACACATCGGTGCTCGAGCGCTTCAGCCAGCTGTCGCCAGGTCTGTACTTCAACCTGTTCTCCGACGCGGATGTGCGTGAGTCTGGTGACTCGATGTACGAGGACATCCTCGACGAGTACGTTCAGATCAAGTCGATCGTCGCGTCGTCGAACGCCGTCGAAGGCGACACGTGGAAGATCGTCGCACAAGACACACCGGACGTGTACAGCGTGTTCAGCACGGTGAATGGGTACATCGGCGCGTTCGACGCGAGCACCGATGGCACGTTCAGCACCTCGACGATCTCGTTCACGCACACCCGTCTCAGTACCCCGGCACAAGGGTACACGATCACGATTCGGAACAAGAACCGGGTGGTATTCGCTGCTGACGCGCCGCTCGAGGTCTGGAACCTGATCAAGACAAGCCCGATGGCGTACTCGCGCCCAGTGTTCCTGAGCGCACGGTACGGGTACATTCAAGACGCGAACGGGAACATCGGCAAGGTCACGATCTTGAACCAGGCGATCCCGACGAGCACGATCACGCTCACGGCACGTGCTGGCGGGCAGTACTTCGATGTGACCTCTGACACGGTGAGCACGTACTCGGGTCTGGCGCAGGTTGATGTGCTGTACAACGACGGCGAGATCTCGTTCAAGATCGTTGGCGGCACGGCACAAGCATTCAATGAGGGCGACAAGTTCTACATCGCGATCTCGAACGAGCCGGCTAAGGCTGTTGACGTGGATCTCGGGTACGGGTACGATCTCGACAGCTACGACGTGCAGGACCTGTCGTACGGCACGGCTGCACCTGGGAAGTACCTCGACTTCAAGTTCGACACACGCTTCAGCGACTACGACCTGAGCTCGCTGAACCTCGTCGTCGACCAGAGCGCAGTCTCCGGTCGCCAATGGCGAGTCACAGCGGTGCCCGACCTGACACGCCCGCTGATCACAGTGAAGAAGGACGGTACGACCTCGAGCTTCGTCGATCTTCAAGCCGACACTAGCGGCGTCTCACCTGATCCGGCGCTGAACGCGCCTGCGGTGTACGAGACGATCGGGCAGACTGGGAACGGCATCGGCGATCTTCAAGTGTTCCTCGCTTCGCAGTTCGAAGTCACGTACTCTGACGACAACTTCCAGACTGTGACTTCGGCTGGGTTCGTGAACGTTGGCGACACGTTCGTTGATGCTGCTCAAGGGATCTCGTTCACGTTGGCGAACGCATCGAAGCCGTTCATTGGTGTGAAGTCTGACGGCGGTGACGTCGTCGTGGCTGGTGGTGACGTGTTCTCGTTCACCGCTCTGAACTCTGGTCCGGTCCTCGTCGAGACGGTGATCGGTGGCGCATCGGCAGCGCTCGCACGTCTCGTGATGCACGCCGATGGGTTCTACGACGCGCCTGATGCGAAGTGGACTGTGCTGTTCACCTCGCCAACTGCGTTCACGGTCACTGGGATCCGGACGTCTGGTGCGATCAACACACACGTCCCTGGGTCTCCTGCCACTGGTTCGCTCTCACTGAACGGTTCGATCCCGTACGAAGGGTACACGTGGAACGCGCTCGGTGTGAACTTCACGATCGTGCCAGGTGCTGCTGGGTTCGCTGCCGGCGATCGGTTCGAGTTCACGACCTCAGCAACGAAGCCGATGATCCTCGTGCATGGTTCGGTCTCTGGGTGGCAGGCGGATGCATCGTACGACGTGCCGTACTGGAACGGCAAGATCGGGTTCGCGATCGATCGTTCGACTGCTCGCCTGTTCAACCAAGCGCTCGCCGACCCGATGATCCCGATGACGAACAACGTCTGGACGCTCGGGACCGGTACGCTGACGCTCACTCGCCTCCGTATCGACACGCCTGACCTTGTGTACACGCTGACCCCGACGCCGACCTCTGGCACGCGCACTGGGTGGTACGTGACGCGTTCGGACGTTGGTGCTGTTGGGCACCTCTCGGCGACCGGCACGTTCAGCGACAAGTACGTGACGCTCACGGCTGAGAACATCCCAGAAGCGAACATCGTGAAGCTGCAGCTCCAGACGATCGCCGACAACTTCGGGTTCTGGAACGCTCAGGACACAGTGATCCTGCGCTCGGTTGTTTCTGCACGCCTCCCGACCGCGAACGACTACGTCCTCGTTGACAAGCGCGTCGAAGATCGGCTTGCTCTGAACCTGCGGTACGACAGTCTGTCGAACCCGCCATCGCTCGCTGCGCTCGCTCCGTACACGATCGACCAGCGGTTCATTGATCTCAGCGAGAACAACGGTCTGATCCCAGTGTCGAACACTTCGCCTGAGACGGCAATCTTCACGAACTGGATTCCGCTCACGATGGTGGCGCGCGACTCCGCTACTTCGAACGCTGAGTCGCCGGATGCTGCGACGTCGTTCGACTTGTACGCTGCCGGCTCTGGGATCAAGATCGGTACGATCGCTCCAACTGGATCAGATCCGTACTGGCCGGTCTCGCTGACTTGGGCATACGACTCGGCAGACTCAGCGAACTCGTTCTTCACGAAGTACCTTCCGCTGAATGCTGAAGCGAACATCGTCACGTACAGCGGTGGGCTGAACGACAAGGTGAACGTGCGGATCTCTGAGACGCTGAACATCCTGATCGACGGCGGTGCGCTCTCGACCGACTACCTGTTCACTGATGATGTGAACGTTCGCATCGACGAGTACACTCACTGGGCGATCACGCAGCTCGAAGCTGACGCTGTTGGCGTCGACATCAATGACGGACCGTTCGCTGGGTTCCTGCCTGGCTACGACACTGAGCCGTACGATGAAGAGCAGCAAGGTTACGACAGTGGTGTGCCGATGACTGGGCACTTCATGGAAGCGCGTCAGCTCGCCGGCCTGGATCCGATGAACGCTCATCAACTTGCTCAGACACCGGCGGTTCGTGCTGCTCGGCTGGCTGATCTCGTCGGTCTGCTGCATCCGTTCCTCGTTGGTGGCGTCCTGGCAAACACCTCGCTCGCTCAGTTCCTGGCAGCGATCGACGCTGATCCGTTCTCGTCGCAGTACACTACAACCGGCTTCGGTATCCCGGCCGTTGGACACGCGATTGGTGTGAAGATCGGTGCTGATGGCGTCGACGCGAACAAACCGAGCACCGAAGGCGCTTCGACTGCGATCCAAGATGCGCTGGTCGTGATGGCTGTTGATCCATCGAACTCGTACGACACGTACAACTACGACATCGGCGCGATCGATACGCTTGGCGAGAAGACGGCAATGATCTACACTGGGGCCG